CACCCGAGAAAAAGATGCCTTCAACACATGCAAAGGCGACCAACCTAGTAGCGAAAGAGCTGCGCTTGTCATGGATCCACTTTTGTGCCCAATCCGACTTCTTTTTGATACAGGGGTAACAATCGATTGCGTTGAACAATTTGGACTTGACCTCTTCGTTTTTAATCAATGTTTCGATAAGCAGACTGTATGTCTCGGAATGACAGTTCTCCATCGCGATTTGGAACCCATAGAAAGCACGGGCTTCCGCCAACTGGACATCGCCAAAAAAACGTAATGCCAAGTTCTCTAGAACCACGCCATCGGATGCAGCGAAAAAAGCGAGGATCATCGAGATAAAATGCTTATCATTCTCGTCTAGTTTTGCCCAATCGGTGACATCTTGAGATAGATCGATCTCTTCGGTGGTCCAAAAACAGGCGACCTGTTTTTTGTACATTTTCCAGATGTCTTTATCTTTTATCGGAAACATCACAAAGCGATTATCGTCTGGCGTTAGAAGAGGTTCTGTAATGTTTTTAGACATCCTAGATATATCCTTGATATTAATATTATGGGAGATTATATATTTTATGAATATGTGTTTAATATGATTTTTTTCAAAGATGGATTGCACCCGTAGACTCACACATGCGGCGCGATTATAGGTTGAGTCGTAACGTAAAGCGCAATAAACCCCCATCTTAAAAACTTCTATATAAAAAACCCCATCTTAAAAAAGATATTAATAATAACTTGTTATAATAATTAATCGATGAACGTCCCTTTTATCTTGTCGAGGTTTCAAGAAGTCGATTTAAGCGGCGAGAACGGTGCTATTGCAAACGATGGTACATTGTTAAGTGAACTATCCAGGAGAGACCAGATTTTGAAAGAGATTGATGCACGAATTGATCAGAAAAAGCAAATTTTGTTTAGCAAACGCCAGTTTTTGAACCGGACAATAAAAGAGAATGAACATTTGGCGTTAGTCAAACAGGGGTATCAAAAATACCATCACGCGATGCTGAAAACCAAACAAATGCAACTGGATTCGATGAACTTGATACAAAAACATTTAGATACATTAATAAGAGAAGGAGGATTAACAGATCAAGATATCCAGAAAGCGGAACTGGATCAACAGAATGTCTTGAAAGAATTGGACTATATGAGGAAAGAACTGGACGAACTGATTAAAGAGTAATATTGTAGGTAGCAAATAATATTGTGGTAGTATATACGTGATGGATGAAAATGGCGACAAAGCGCTTGAAATAATTGGTCAGATGGATGAGTTGACCAAAAGAGTGAAAGCTGCGAACGAGGCGAGAGCGGCATTTGTTGAAGAGAGGACTCAAATGGTCGCTGAAATAATTGAGAAAATTAAACAACTTAAATTAACGAATGTCTCGAATGGCGCTGAAATTAAACAACTTAAACAACAACTCGCGGATAATAAGGAACAACTCGAAAAATTAACCCAAGATGTCAAGAATAATGTTGAAGGTGGAGAAGTTTTGCAAAAACAAATCAATGTGTTAAAAGCGCAAATTGAGGAAAAGGATAAAGAGTTGACCGAGATTAAAGCGAAACTCGCGGAATCAGAACATGTGTTAGGCATGTCGGATTCCGAAATGGTGAAACTCAAAGAAGAAGCGACCCAGTTAAAAAGTGATTTAGAACAAGTTAAAAATGAATTGCAAATCGCGAAAGAATCACAAACATCGCAAAATGAACGTGCTTCTGACTTGCAAAGAAAACTCGAAGACGTGGACGCTGGTTTAAAAAACACGTACAAAAATCTTAAAAAAGAAGTTGAAGAATTGTTGAACGCTGTAGGGGAAGATAACGTTGCTCAAAAAGCGATATTAAAACAAATTCTCGATGCGTTGGAAGAGGGACAAGAAGCAATTTCTTCGAGAATAGATGATGTAGCAGGGCCCATTTCAAGCGCCGCGACCTCGCAACCCTCAACTTACACTCCAGAACAACAACAAATTATTAATGATTTTGATACGCGATTTTTAAAGTATTTTGATGAGGTTGGTGATGAATACATTGTAAAAGAAGGCAAAACATTTGAGTTAACAAAACAACCACCATTAAAAGTCCCACTTAATTTCTTTAAACAAATGCAAAATTCAAATCCAGATATGTACAAGAAATGGGTCGCGTATAAGAAAAATGGTGGAACTGACGAGAGACCGAAGATGAGTGGTGGTCGCAAAAAGCGTGTCACACAAAGAAAACACCCTCGTAACAAAAAAGTTACCAAAAAACTTATCAAAAGACGTGCCACACAAAAAAAACGACGACGCTTGCGCAAACACAATACTGTGCGCAAATAAACGAGCACGTTTATCAACTTCTGTATAACCTCGTCTTCAAAATATAATGTATTGATTTTCTTTCTTCCAATTCCGCCATTTTTTGTTTATAGTACCGTTTCCATATGCGCTGGAATATTTTCAAATAACATGTTTTTAAAACAGCGACCAGTTCGCCACTAGGAAGATACATACATTTTGCGATCTGTGGATTAACAAATGCACCAGATTTTAGTAGCACACCATAATTTTGTATTGTGGAATGGTTCAAAGCGCCTGTATATTCTCTGTTTTCCCGTTTTATCATGCGTGCATCTTTTAGTGCACGTTTTACGCCTCGTTGGTCCCCCGAATAAACAGAATAAACTAAAAAGGTCCCGTCGTTTTTCTTGAACCCATGCATTGCGCAATAATATATTTCGCATACAATCAGTTTGAAATGGTTTAATGAAGTTATGTCTGACAAGTCTTCGTCTTCTAAGTCCGATCCAGAGTCCGAGTCCGAGTCCGAGTCTAAGTCCGACCCTGAGTCATCGCTTCCCTCTTCTAAGTTCATCGCACAAATTATATAAAATATTCTATTTTGATTACTATGATTGTGACAAACATTAAAATCAATTTTTAATTTTATATTATTTTATTCGTGATATATATAATAATGAAATTTGAACAAACTATGAACAAGGTTTTCACCAATACATATGTCTTGTATGGTTTGTTTGGTTACAGCGTGGTCACCATTTTAGGGTATTTATTTACGCAAAATGTTGACGCGATTGTCGTGTTCACTTTGGTGGGGATGATCGCGATAAACTTTAGCAGAAACATGGCGGTTGTCATGTTCATCTGTTTAACAACCGTTCACCTATTGATGCCCAATTTCAAATTGGTGAACAAGGTCCATGAAGGTATGAAAAGTATGGGTAAAACGGATGAGACCACCACCGATGAGGCTACCACTGACGAGACCACGACTTCTTCCTCGGACGAAGATAAAAAGAAGAAAATGATGATGAAGAAGAAGATGTCTGACTCCAGCTCCGGTACAAGCTCCGGTACAAGCTCTGGCAAGAGCTCTTCCAAATTACCCACCACTACCGATGAGTCTTCTACTGCTGGGTTCAGACCCATGGAAGAAAAAGAGGGCCGCGACAAGTTGAACTATGGTGCGTCGATTCACAACGCGTACCAAGATTTAAACAGCATATTGGATGGCGACGCCATTAAAAGTTTGACTTCTGAAACGATGGCGCTTATGGAAGAACAAAAAAAGTTGGCGGATTCATTGAGCACCATGGGACCTTTTATGGAGCAGGCACAAAATCTTCTCTCTAATTTCAACAAGAATAAATAAACAATCACAAGAAGAAACATTTAGAAAGAAAGAACCAATGCGACATAATAATATATGAAGTAAATGTAACAAGACATGCCTCGGAAACACTACCCCACAATTATAAACAACAGTTCTCCTACCTATGCAATCCCGTTGCAAACAGTGTTGTTAGGAATTATTGTAATACTTGTCCTATACATTGCACACTCCACATTTTACAAACCTTCTGTGAAGGTGTATAACAACGACACAACGATTGTCGAACGCGGAGCTGAAACCAATGGTGGTGGTGGTTGGTTTGGCGTTCGCCCTAATTATGGTTACACTAATCTCCCTGGAGATGTGTTAATGAACCCTTATGTGCCTCCACTAAAAGACGACCGATATATTATGACCTCCGGGGGGACAATACCCATCAACATTTCAACCAACGTGGGTGCAGTAGATACTGCGTACAGACAAGTGGGTATTTTGACTCCTGTCAATGGACCAAACAAGATTTTGTCTCTTATGGGTCGACCACTTTACACAAATAGGGACAAGTGGCAGTTCTATACTATGGCGGAAAACAATATCAAACTACCGCTTAGTAAAAATGGTCGCAGTTGTACATCCGAATATGGGTGCGATAATGTCTATACCAATGACACGCTCTATGTAGAGGGGTACAAAGAACCCTATAAGGTTACCATGTATGAAAACAGCGTAATCAAATATCTTCCTTTTATCTAGGTTTTACCATGTTCTTCGTTTCACCATGTACTTCGTTTTACCATGTACTTCGTTTCACCATGTACTTCGTTTCACCATGTACTTCGTTTCACCATGTACTTCGTTTTACATTACATATCGTTTTACATTACATATCGTTTTATTAGAAAGATGAGGTCGTTTTCTTACCCGAGTAAAATGGGTTGAAGGGGGTGCAGTGACATTTGTTTCGATATTTACCGGTCTTCGTTTCAGCGTCTGGTGATTCGTTTTTAGCATTCTGCCAATTTTCCCTTTAGTTAATTTCATAACCGCAACAATCAATATAATATATATAAAAATATAAGTTATATTATTTTTATTTGTATAGTTTAATGGCGTCTGCACCAATCGATATTGTTAAAAATGAAGTAAACCGTACATGCGAACAATTTTGCAAATACGCGCCCAATTACAAACCAACTAGTTCTATGGCGACAAATCAATCTTCCTACATTTCATTATCCTACGACAATGGTAGCACCAATTCAGCGGAGTACAATGGTCAGTCATACACGGTGGATCAAATGCGACTATATTTCCCTTCACTGCACTCATTTAACGGAAAACGAACGGCGGGCGAGTTTCTTATTATACATACGCCAGTGATGGGTGGGAATACTTTGATTGTAAGTGTTCCTATTCTTCCTACAGGGATTCAATCCAAATCCGCGATGATGATTGCGAAAGTGGTTCAGGATGTGTCGAAGAAAGCGCCCAACGCGGGAGAAACTACTCAAGTGTTTCCGAAACTGGATATGTCTAAACTGCTTCCCCAAGCACCTTTTTTTAGTTATACCGGGACACTGCCCTATCAACCATTTAATGGAGAGGTGAACTTTGTGGTTTTTAACCCACTAAATGGTGGGTTTGATGTAGACCCTAATGTATTGAACAATTTAAAAGGGGTCATTGACCCACACGCAGTCTCTCTGGTTCTTCGGGAGAAACGAGATTATGAAGGAAATGTGTTTTATAACAAGTCGGGACCCACTGTGCAATCGGGGGGCGACAATATGATCATCGATTGCCAACCGGTAGATTCGTCTGGGGAAATCATTGTCCCGGACAAAGAAGATGACGATGGGGGAGGAGGTTCCGACATAGATATAGGTGCCTTTTTCAAAAGCGATGCGGGGGTTATATTGTTATCAATATTATTGGGGTTGGCATTTTTTTTGGCAATTGCCGCAATCGCGCACTATGTAATCATCGCGTTGGGGCGCAGTTGGGATGCAGGGAAAATGAACGGACGGAGTTAGTATAATTCTTTAATAACATATTATATAAAAGAATTATGAGTAAAAAACTTATTGGGGATAAAAGACATATTGAGGAGAACACCGGTCCTTCTACTAAAAATCCTATAAGTTATGAGATTGAAGAAGCATTTCTCGACCGCAAATACCTTCCGCTTTTGGAAAAAATGGACAGTGACCGAATGGATGAGAACAAAGAACCACGAAAAATAAATGATACGCCTCCCTCGTCACCTATGTCATCACCTATGTCATCACCTATGTCATCACCTATGTCATCACTTGATATTGACATTGTCGATAACTCGGAACATGTAGGTCCATTTTTTCAACCTTGGACACCACCTGGAACAAGTTTTTTTGTCGGGCGCCCACAAACGGATAGTTTAGAGACAGTTGCGTCGGTTATACCTATGCAAAATCCATATGGAATATGTTACTTGTTTGCAGTTGCATATCATATCGTGAGGGTTATTTTAATAGAATATATTGAACTTGTTGGAGACAAGGAATTAACTAAAAATGATGACGCATACGAGGAATTAAAAGAAAACATCTTCATGAATGGCCGGTTGAATTTATTTTCCATGAATTCAGTCGAACAACGCGCTATTATTTTGAGTGCGCTTAATGAGTTGTTTGAAAAAAACAAACATGCTTATTATATCGCGGTGTTAAGCATTGTGGCAATTCATGCTTTTAAAACACAACAAATAATCATGAATGGAGAAGAAGTGGATATTATTAATGGCGGGTTTGCGTTTCCCACTTTGTCATGCATGCATTCGTTTTTGATTGGTGGGGTAAATGGTTCATTAAGATCGTTGGACGATTTTTATAGGATGGTTAACGCGCGCGGTGAAATTACATTTTTACAGGAACATTTGGAGAGCGCGTTTAAATTGCTTTCGCTCGCAACTTACTTGAGAAATCGTAAGTATATCGAGTCACCAAACGTTAACCTCATAATTGGAGATGATGACCAACGTGACCGGATGACCGCAATCGCCGTTATAAGTAATTTTTTTGAAAAAGGTGGAGCGGCAATTGTCTCAATGAGTGGTTCTGCAGTTAGAAACGCATCTAGCACTGAAATAAAAGATGTGTTTCGATTTGAGGAAATCAAAACTATCCCAAAAAGATTGGGTGAAATTGACAACCGTCTAAAAGCAATAGAAAAAATGGAGGAACCGGATCATTTAAAGCGATTGAAAGCGTCATTCGATGAGGAACACGAAACATTACAAACCGCACTTGCTAAGGTGGAAAAAGAATATTATGGGAAACTTAAAAATGGGTTTGACAAAACGACCGAAGAAATGAAAATTATATATGGCGAAATGGTGCGTTTAGAAGATGAGATTGAAAAATTGTCAGGGGAATACTCTAAGATACCTTCTCATAAACCGCAAAAAGAAATAAGCATGTTGTTTAAAGAAAAAGGGGAGCTGGTAAAACGCGAAAAACTTGCAAACGCATTGAAATCTGATTTCGCATCTACCTCTGACACAGGAATGCATGCGATTGTTTTAAAAAGGATTAAAAGTGATGGTCGCACCTGTGTGTTTGCGAATTGGTGGACAGGCGATCATCGGTTATTAATGGATTGGGGTGTGTTGAACAAATTCCATATTTTATCGGCGTGTGGATTTGAAAACACCCAGTTACAAAAAAATGAACTGAGATTAGGTGTATTGTACAATTTTGTAATAAGCGGTGATTGTGATAGTTTAAAAAGTAATGGGTTCAACTCTTCAAGTTTCAATTGTCGAGATGACACTGTAAAACGTATTCTAAGTGCAGCAATCCTTCACTCGATGAGCTTAGGCGACACTGAAGTATTTGGTTGGTTGTTGCGCAATTATGGGTTTCAATTAAAATACACATTGACGTTGTTTAATAAAAACATTTCAATATTGCACGTTCTAGGTAAATTTCAATATTTTGCGAATTTAAAAAATATACATATTCTTGCTAAAATAATCGTTAATGTTTTTACAGAGCCAGAATGGAACGATGGTAACGTCATCATGATAAAAGAAAACGTTGTGGTTGAATTGTCTAAGTATTGGAATATGAAAATTGAGTCCAAAAACAAAGACAACGGACCTGAAATTAAAATGGCGGCGAAAAAACTTTTAATGATTTTTAAAACAATCATTTTTTGGGTCCACTTGGAAGGCGCTTTGCATGCAGATGTTGTTGAAATGCCCGAAAATAGAAATTATTACACAACGCGTTTTGGTTCAAGTAAAGGCGTATTTTTACTTAAAGCGTTGAAAATTGTTTTGCTCAAAATCGAGAAAGGGGAAAGCGCGTTGGACGAAGAAAAAGAAAAGAACCCTTACGAGGTAGTTGGGGGTGGGAATAGTCCCAACAAATGCGGTCAAGTAGGCCCAAATAAGATGAAGACAAAAACGAAAACAAAGACAAAAACAAAGACAAAAACAAAGAAACGACTCCATTTGAAAAGAAGACGAAGCACCTTGAAGAGACAGCGCACTTGCAGAAAGCGATGGTTAAAAACGAAGCGGCACAAACTTTAGATGCTCATGTTAAACAGATATGTGTTTAATTTAAAGCGATGAATTATAATATTTGAATAATGTAATGTCAAAACGACCTTCAGATCTAGGTTCAGATACACATATAAATAAATTTGTAGGTCAAAAATCTCCGTTAATGGGATCGATGATTACTGTTTTGCAAAAACAGTTTCCCAGCGCTAATGCAAGAGATATACAAACAACAATTGATTTAGCGATAAAACACCTTGATATTGATGTTGGTGAAATTAGTGATAACGACGTAGATGAAATTATCGTGCTCGCGTCAACAATAATGATTGAACGCAACTACGATATCAAAGCCCGAGAAATCATGAAGCATCAGCACAATTCTCTTGACAACAAAGAAAACATTCTGGCGATAGTTGACGTAATGATTCAGTTGCGGGAGTATTTATTAGAGACTGCGCGCGCGCTGGATCAAAACGTGGATGACGTTGTTTTTAAAGAGATTACTCGCGAAATTTCATCGGCGTTTGAAATGGCGGAAGAACTGCGACGAACAAAATCAAAACCGTATGAATCAGAGAAAAGTCCACAACAAACGTTGGATCGCGCATTGGACAATGTTTGCGCGAAAATTAATTACAAGACACCTAAAAAAGACGGGCCGGATGCTAAAAAAGGAATTGTCACGACACCAGAAATACCCATAAAACCGATACCATTTGATTTTAAAATTCTGACATCGGGGAAGAAAACAACTAAAGAGCTTGACGAAATGTTGGAATCCGCGGTGGTCAAGTTGAACCGATTGGTTGAAGAGAGAGATGAAATAATCGACGAAATTAACGGAAACGTGGCAATCTCGCCAATGGAAACTGGTCCAGAACCTTCTGATGTAAAGAGTCAAATCGATGTGGAAAGTTACTTAACAAAAGAAATAGAGAAATACCGCCCGAAAGGTCCCGAAAAACAATTTATTGAGAACCAACTGGATAGAGTGCGAGAGTATTCTGAGATGGAACGCATTGCATCACAAGCGTCACAAAGTTTTACACAAGACAAGCAAAGTTTTACACAAGAAGAGCAATTAGTATATCAATTACCGGAAAGAACATACTCAGATCCCGGAAATAGCGTAACGTTGGCGAGTTTGTTTGCTGACCCAGATAAAGATTTCCCCGAAAAAATAAAAAAACGAAAAGAAGAAGGGGGTGAAGGTGGCGATCAAGAACCGCCAAAAGACCGTCAACCTGGAAATCAAGAGACATTTATACCAGATCAAGGCGGAGATGGTGTCTGTTTCATGTTAGCGATAATTTACATCATATGTAAACTTTTATTTGAAGCATATGGGATTGTGAAACCTGACTTTTTCACTGAGGAAGAGATGAAGTTTCTTAACGCGAACCTCACGATTAATGGTTCTGTGGATGCAGGAAAATTAAATGATATGTTATCGGGTCTTTTATCAGGTCTTTCATCAGATTCTAAAAAAAACCGTTACGTTTACGATTATACAGTAGTATACGTGTTTTTGTTTATGATTGGAATTAATTTGGTGAATAATGTCAATGGAGAAGACCCCAGTAAAGGCGGATATCCAACCGCCTCTTTTTATATGTTTATAGATTTGTTATACAATGTGTTGGGAAACTCACCTGATTTCGCCGAATTTTACGCCAAATATATCACTTTACCTGGTTCTGAAAAGTTACTATTCCCTCATTCTAATAATGCTTACGATTTATTAGTTCAGATGATGGCGAAGCTTAAAAGCGAAAAACACGTTTTGCAAATACGAGGCGATGACAGGAACAATGTGTTAAAAAGTTACAACAAAACCATTGTCGATAAGTCAGACATTTTTGCTTTGAGTATTAACCACGAAGTGCTTGATGCGCTGATGAGTTTTTTAATTAATCTAGAAAAAAAGAATACAAATAGATTAAATAGATCAAAACTAGAGCAACGTTGCGATGACAACGTTAAAGAGTTAGAAGAAATTCGTGATGACTATAAGTCACAATTAGATAAAAGTGAACTACAAAGTGACGTGCGCGCAAGTGTCGAAGCGACTTTAAGTAAAATTAACCTAACGATAGTTAATCAACAAAAAGTTAAAATAGAGTTGCTCGCAAAGTTTGATGCCAAGATAAGCGAAAAGATGCAAAAATGTATAAATAAATTACTCGCTGTCAAAGAAAAAAATGAAGCAGGAAACCATGTTATTTCAGTTATCGTGAGGGCAGACGCTAACGGGGTTAGATGGTTTCGATTGAAAAACACATGGACTGGTTTATATATATCTCCATGGTTTCTTGAGGCGGATTTAGCGCCTTATGTAGTAGACCCTTATGTCGTAAACAATATATGGGACGCTTTCAATTTCACGGTTGTTTCTTGCTCCTTTGTATCAACCAAAGATGAACCACAATCCGACATTGATATATGTAAAAGATTGTATAAATCCATTGTTAATAGTGATGATGATGATGATGTTAATGATGAATTTTATAAAACAATACAATCGTTTCGAAAAAAAAATGTATATAAACTCGTAAACGAATCCCCAGAATGCAAAGACATTCTCAACGCTTCGATGCGTTACGTCATTGGGACAAATAAAATGAAGATGTACCTTAAAATGCTCCGCGCTTTTGGAAAGGCGCTTCATTATGAAGTTCATGACATTGCGTTTACATCTTATTATTGGTCATATGTTTCAAAATCAGAATACCTCGCATATTTATCCACCCGCGTTTTGGGGATGTACACGTTGTTGTATTTTTTCACATTTGATAATGCGCACAATGTCACGTTACTAAACAAACAGAATATCAAGACGTGTCAGGGTTATGCAGAAAATTGCGTAAAATCAGCGATCGATGGCGCAGCCCCTACAATTCAAGAAAAATTTTCTGTTTATTTGTGGTTGTTGCAATTATACGTGATACACTTTTTTCAACCCGCGTTCGATGAATACGAGAATGCGAAAGAAAAATACCCGGGAAGCGCACTTGGTTTTGGGGGAGGCACTGCTGGAAAATTGTGCGTAATTCCGACGAGGAGCGAAATATCCACAAAAATTCAAAATGAACTGCTAACTGTTGCACCCACTAGACACGATTACGCTTTACTTGAAATCGGCAAACTGATAGCGGGAATTTTTGAAAATCATAAAAACCCTGAAACGGGGCTTTATGATAACCTAAACGCATCATCTCAATTGATCGAACTAAATTCAATATGGTTAAAATCAAATGAATTATTGGTAGATCAACGCGAAATACACCTAAACGATTTTGATAACTATCTTGAAGGATTAAAATCATTGATTGGGAAAATCGATCGTTGGGTTGTCCCACCAATTTCGAAGAGCGGTTATAGTTTACCGAGTTTTGAGAGCACAGAAGAAAGTAGTCTAGGAAGTGACGAAAGTGGAATGAGTATTTTTTTTAGTCAAGATGGTGGTCCACAGGATCATCAAAATATTGAAAAAAAAAGTGCGCCATATGATATCGCTTCGACGACGAGTTATAGTAAATTTGCGGAACAACATCACGAATCGTCAGAAAAAGATGTCATATTAGGCCGTATGTATGATAAATTGGGATATGATGAGCAGTTAGATTTGACAATATTGACAACAATGCAGGAAAAACAAATACTGGAAAATTATCTTAGTGAATATGGTGAAGATGATCTCTATAAAAGTTATATGGCGTTGGGTTCCAGCAGCATGGATATAGTCGGCGGTGTATCCCTTAGGAAAGTATTTCAACAACGCACGAAAAAACAAAAAAACAAAAACGCGAATAAAAACAACAACAACAACAACAACAATAACAAAAAAACAAAAATGAACAATAAGAATAAAAATAAACAACGCAACAAACAGACTAAAAAAACATCTAAAAAACGTCGTCCATTAAAAACAAACACAAAAAGAAGATGATACTAACGCCTCACTTTTTAATTTTAAGCAGACATTTGCCAAACGACTTGTCGCATGTCACGCCTGTCTTCTTTTTTAAATCGCCGTCATCGTTTTCATCATCGTCATTGTCTTCGTCTTCGTCACTTTGTATAATTGGTTCATTCACTTTTTTCGCCCCTTTTGTCACGGTATACCCTTGTTTTTTATAAAATGCCAACCGTTTTTTCCATTGGTTCTGAAATGGTTCATGTACATCGACTACATCCACAATTAAAGGGGATGAATGTTTCACGCGCAATATTCGCCCTACTGTCTGTTCAATATCTGTTTTGGGCGTTACCATAACCAGTGTAGTAAGTGTCGGAATATCCAAACCCTCTGAGCACATCGCATAACTCGCAATCACAATTTGTTTGGATTCAGTCATTTTCAGCGCGCTCTCTTTCATTCCCCCGACATAGTACCCCACTGTCGCGAACTTGCGATATTCTACTGCATCATGGATATACTTAAGCACATTTTTGTTGTGCGCGATCACCATGATTTGCTGAGCTGGGTTCTCAACCATAAGTCCCTCAATAATTTTCAAGACAAATTCTGTACGCGCGCTATATGTACACAATTTGCTGATCATAGTGCTGTAAGCGGGATTGCCGCGGAAATCGTATTCCACTTTGTTGAACCCCTCGTCGTTTGTCTTGAATTCGACCGCACGCACCATCACCCCTTCATCTTTGGCGCGCCTCGCCTTGTATAACACATCTCCCAAAAACATTTTGAATACTTTGGTGGTGCCATCTTTGCGGTCCATTGTCGCGCTCAACCCAATGGTATATTTAGTCACTATTTTGAACAATGCTCTAGAAAACACCTCGCTCGAGATATGGTGAACCTCGTCAATCACTGTTAATCCAAAACTGTCAAATAGGTTAGATGGGTAATCTTTCATCGAAACAGATTGAAGCATACATAGGACGATGTCTTTGTTTTCGATGTCGATTATAGGGCCTTGGATGCGACCAATTCGTGCACCAGGAAGAAAGAACCCGATGCGTTCAACCCACTGGTTTAGCAAAAACTCTTTGTGCAAGATGACCATTGTTTTTTTCTTCAACGCAGCGACAATATAAAGCGTTAAACTGGTCTTGCCAAAGGCACAATAAAGGTCAAGTAGACCGCCACCACCACCGCCTTCTGTGCCTGTCGCGGAGCTTTTGTCGCTTAAAACATGTTTCATATATGCATCCACCACTGGTTTTTGATAATCTCTTAGTTCGCCCGCGAATGTCAATGCGATATCGTCTCCTTCAGGTATTTTTATGCTTGTAGGTGCCCCAAATTTTTCTACTCCATAATACCGCGGGACATACAACTTTTGAGCGGATTCGCGGTATACAGGAAACTCGCTTGTGTCTTTTAAAGTAATCCCAGGAGTATATGGTTTCACTGTTAATTCGCGTTTCACTGCGGCGATCTGCTCTGATGTCAATTCGGATTTCGAAATAGTGTACCCTTTTTGTCCTAGATAGGCGTTCACCAGAGCACATGCTCCCTGCTTCTGTTTAGGAGGTTTTGAGGCGAATATCATGTTATAAATGTTGTTATGTCTTAGAGGAAGTGGCGTGTTATAATAATATAAAAAAATGTGTTTATATTATTTACAAATAACATTATAAAAATCTACTAATATTATATTATACTATGGATATCGCAAAATCTTATAGCAAGAACGCCAATTTGGAAACGTTTTTAGCGGGGTTATTTTTGCTATATTTGGTGTTGGGGTTTTACATGCCCGAACCAATCGCCTACGCCATCGACACATTGATCGGTAAAATCGTGATCGTAATATGCGCGTTATCGTTGTTTGCTTATAGCAACTCGATTCTAGCAGTATTAGGAGTGTTGGTAGCATACAAGTTGATTATCTCTGCCACAAAGGTGACAGGGTTGGGTGCGCTTGAATTATATGAACCGACAGAAGAGAAAAAGTGGGTAGGGTTCCCACAAATACACAAATTTGCATACACCTTGGAACAAGAAATGGTGAAAAAGATGGCGCCTCTAGTGCAACCTGATTCTGCTGGAAAGGCGACTTACAAACCTTCATTGGTTAATCAGCACGATGCTGCTGCTGCGACTCACGTAGACGCGATTTAAATGGGTGGACAGTCACTCTTCTTTATTAGACCCATTTCCATAAATGCACTGCATAATAAACATCCATTTCCCTCTTATATACTGTATCGCTGTGCGCCCTTTATAATGTACTGGTTCCGGGCCCTTTTTATCGCATATTTTGTAGCGCGAAATCATCGTTGTGTGCATTTATCCTTATATACTTATATATATAAATGCACTTATATTTAAACCGTATTACATTTGAACCGTATTACATTTGAACCGTATTACATTTGAACCGTATTACATTTGAACCGTATTGCATTTGAACCGTATTACATTTGAACCGTATTACATTTGAACCATGTAAAAAGGGTTGTAATCATAATTTTTTTCCAATACCATGTGAGACACTCCATGTACCCCTGTGCTGATTGAAAATATCAACAAGAGTGCTAGTTTGATATGCAAGGGTTGTTTCAATAATTGTTGTGAGTACATTACCGAGAACCCGATTGCGAAAAACAAGAACATTCCACTTAAAACGTGTGCATAAAAAGATGGGTACTGCATCGATATATATATATGTATATATATGTACGTACACATATATATAAATGGGGTCGTGTCCTAGTAATAATTAAACAACGGGGTGTTGGTAAGTTCCGTTAACAGGGCAGTCATCGTAACGTGCAAACAGACCCTGAGCTAAAGCGCTATCACTTGGCGCAAGGTTCATCCCAGCAATCGCATACCCGGCACCTCCTTTCATCCTCTTCGAGCGATTGTGTCTATGCTTTTTCATGCAAGAACGAGAGCAATTATCGTCTCTTCTGCCGCCCGAATGACCAATAGATCTGCTCCTGGATGCACCAATGTTATATTTCAATGTGATTCGGTCGTTTTTGCCCATTTGTCGCATGTCGCGGCCCACCATTTTCTCAGCAGGGGATCGCCCACGCATGCCGCTAAATGTCTTGTTAAGCGCTTCTTTTCGGTGTTTAAACAATTTCTTACGCGTTTGTAAAATGGTCTTAAACCCTTTCGCTAATTGGTTTTTGCGCTTAATTGCTAGGTATTTCCTGTTCCTAAGCAAAGTGAAAAATGCCTGGGAAATAGATTGATCTTTCTTAACTTTCCCACCCATTTGAACAATCGCCTGTTCCATACCACCAAGTTGTGTGGCACTAAACGAACTGTCCACCATTTGTGCTCCGCCACCAACCTGATTCCCAATTTGCTTCGCCAAATATTCTAAACCCATAGCGGAACCGCCTCTATACTGGTAACTACCGCCCACTCTTCGCATGTTTATTGCTTGTTGCATACCTCCTCCAAGCATTTTATTAAACGCTTCGATATTTGCGGTTAACGCGTCATTTCCGCCAAATTGTGTCATACTATTATCAGATATTAAATTTTGGGCGCCACCTTGTTGACAGGCAACATGTGGACCGTTTGGTATTTGGTCGCTCGAAAAAATAATCGGCGTGTGTTGATTTAACGCATTGACTGCCACTGTCGCCATTCGTAAATTATATATATACACTTGATTATTTAAATGGGGAAAATAAATAAACCCTACTTAGACCACTTTTATAGGAACCCATTTTTTAAACTTGCGATTGTATTCACACATCATATTATAAGATTTATTTAGATGAACAAATTTAAATGGGTCAGGGTTTTCGAATTCTTCTTCCTCGTCGCTTTCTTCTAAAGCGTCTAATCGATCATTTTCTTTAATAATACGAAACAACCGGTTCATCATCACACTACAAGCAAAATTCGGAATACACGCCATCCCACATTCGACCCCTGTTTGCGACAAATGGTATGTATCTGGTCGAACATCTGGTTTTACCGTAAACACCTTTGTTTGTGTCTTGGTCACAGGTCTTGGCGCAATCATAAGCGATGGCGCGATTGGAAGATGGGACGGAATTTCAGGTTCTATATGCGTCGCAAGGCATTCTTCGTATAACATATTAAATACTCCAGATTTGTTCGCGTTCGCTGTGACAAACTGTATATATTTAATTTTATATGGCGCACAAGAAGCCGCTTTCAGCAAATTATTTAAACATGTGTCCATGCAAGTAAGACCGAAAACTACGCATTTTGGGGTCAACGCGCTCTGCTCTATTTCACCTGATGAAAATAATTGTTTGAAAATGCCCAACTTGTGGGTCGAATATTTTGCGGTTGTTTCAACGCGTTCCCCTTTATAATAAAATATGTCATTTGCTGCAAACATTTTCGCCTTGACACCAGATGTCAAATAAGTATAGAAGTAAGTCCCGTATAAAATGGTCCCTGCATCACCTGCACACAAAGAAGAATCAAACCCTGTTAATACTCTTTCAACTGTTTTTCGCCTTGTGTCCACAATAAAACACGCATAATGCTCGTTGAAGATGGTGAACCACGCGAAACAAGGTTGTCCCACTGGTATTAATGCGACACAATTGAAAGGAACATTCTTATGCACGACTGTTTCATAAGAAGGTTCTATTTTAGGAAAATCCTGCAACACTCTCGCAACATCTTGTGCATCAAACATTTCGTGTGAAGACAATCTCTTGTTGAAAACATTTGGTTTAGTTCGTCGTTGCATTAAATTACAAGGAGTGATTGGCGGATACCATTATTTGGTAAATAGTCTTTAAGTGGGTTTTATTATTTAATGTCATTATCGATTAAATAATTAACGTCATCTTTAACTAAAGAGGTTTGCGGAAAAGTCGAACCCTTCCAACTTATTGTTGCTAGGACCCGGCGAGTCTACAAAGTCATCGCTCAAGTGTAATTTCAAGTATTGTTTGAGTTCTTCCTTCATGTTATTTCCACTGGTTGGTTTAGAAGAAGATTCCCCTTCATTGATGTTGATCAAACCACTATTAATAGGACACAAGTCTTCTAAATTGGTTGTTCCGTTCTTGGAATTGATTGCGTTAAACATTTTCTCGTATTTTTGAGCAGGGCGCGTAACAAAATCTTTAATTTTTGGGGTGGTTAACATGTTTTTGAAAAATTTAATTAAATGGTGTATTAAAAATATAAAAATAACCGAAATAATCGCGGATTTTAAAATCCAAGCAAACATATAAAATTAAGCAATATTAGTTTAGCAGGGATAAAAACACATTAATTTCTTTTTTTGCAACAGTAATTAATTCAAGTAGCGACGCATTTGTCGTAGGAAGAAGCACTTCGAAATAAAAATCAGTTATCCGATCATCTCGGTATTCTATGCACAATGCAACACTATTTTGTTCTGCCTCGCCTATAGTTTCGTATTTTACTTTTTTTGACTGAAAGTGTTCACATTTTGTGGGGGTTTGTGAAAACACTTCTTCCTTAATAGGTTCTGAATGTTGACAAATGAAAAGGATGTCATTGAACAAAAACCGGGTAAACTTTGAATCATGTCGAACAGCGTATAAGGTCCCTTCTTTATCTGCTACGAACAAACCATCTTGCTCTGAAACAATCGTGGTCCAAGAAGTTGTTTCTACCTCTTTGATGGAGCTACTCTTAAAGCGCGAGTCTCCACTTTTGAGTTTGTGCATATCATATTCACCCAGATACCATCGCATTTTTCACAAAAGTGTTTTGAAGCAAAGGTTCAAACAGGTAAACGAAGTAACAAATAGATAAATATATATCACAAAATACGTTTAAGTGTTTATATATAATTCTTTACTCTTCCTTTGATCTGTAAAATCAACAATATAAACCATTTAAAAACAACCTGGTAATATCATGTAACCAGTAACCAGTAATCAGAAATCAGAAATCATGTCATCATTTGGCGATATTAATTTATGCATTCCTTCAACCAGTAAGGCAAAGAAACAAGAGGTAAAAGAAGTCAGCGTCGTCATTATTGACAAGCAAGGGACAATGAAATCATTGAAAATAAAAGACTTCAAGGAAGAAGAACTTTATAAAAAGTGTGGGTTCAAGAAGGCAGATGGGTTTGCGAAACAAACAGACTGGAATGTGAAACTGGATGGTGTAAAATATGTTGTTTCAGTATACGCAAAGACAGAAGGCACTGCAAACAATGAAAATAAATACGATTTTCCCCCACCGATTGACACTACTTTGTTTTTTGGCAGTTGCGCGATTGTATGCAAAACCAAGATACTAAATGTCTATACGACCCTCACAGTAGAATTGTGGAACAAAATGTGGGAAAAATTGTTTGGTGGGTTTGAAGACCTCGCGCTAACATGCGCGGAAGACGATGCAGAAATAGATGAACTTGATTTTATACCCGCTTCCAAAAAAACGAAGCAGGGGTATTTGAAAGATGGGTTTGTAGTAGATAGTGATGAATCAGAGCACGATTCCGGGTTTTCTAGTGATTCTGGTGAACCCAGTGAAAAAAATGAAGAGGCAGACGACGACGGAGACGACGATGGAGATGGCGATGGAGATGGAGAAGACATGAAATGCGATGGGTCCGAGTTAAGCGAAGACGAGTATGATTACAGTGATGAAGACGAATAAATTGTTCTGTGACAAGATACTGCGTGACATAAAAACAAAAAATTGAATCATGTTTTTAAATCATGATTTAAATATAATTACGCAATTATATTTAACTAAAAAGATGACTACTACCATTGTTGTAACAAAACCCGATGATTTTCGTGAAAAAATCGCTTGCAAGTTAAACTCCATATTTGGCGTACCTGGTGCAAAACATGGGCACAATTTGGAGAAAGGGATTTATAACTGGACCATTAAAGAAGCAACCAATAGAAAAGTAATTAAAAAATGGGACAATAAATTCTTCGTGCAAATTTATACAGACAAATTCAGAAGCACTGTTTTGAACTTGAACCGTCCAGAAACGAACCTAATTCAACAAGTAAACGAAAATGCGATTAAACCACACGCCATTGCGTTTATGACCCACCAAGAAATGTCCCCTCATAAATGGGGACCACTACTTGAAGCGAAAATCAAGAGAGATATGAATAAATATGAGACCAAGATCGAAGCGGCAACGGACACATTTACTTGCAGAAAATGCCATTCTAAAAAGTGCACTTATTACCAGATGCAAACAAGATCCGCGGATGAACCGATGACCACTTTTGTGTCCTGTATTGATTGTGGCAAGAGATGGAAGTGTTAAGTGCGATGCGTTAAGCACTTGTATATACTTTCAACAACGCGTATGGAAAAGAGGTATTTACTTTGCGAATAAACATATAATATTCATTTTTTTCTTTTTCTGTTTGAATGAATTTGATATCTTGAAGGGGCGCGCCTTTGGGAACACATTTTACACCCTTGAAGATTTAAAATGGGACAAATTTGATAACGTCCCACTTATAAATATAGAACTTGACACCACAAATGTTAACCCATTTATTATAATTAATCCGCGTGGTATTTTTTTATTCTCTAAAAGCGACCTATTTATTAATACTAATGATATAGACATTAAATAAACCGAACCAAATAAAGAAGAAAATAAAGTAATAGAATTAGACATTTTATTATTATATTGCTATATGTTTAAGCATTTTGTCTCATTTTAAATCTTCAAGGGTGTAAAGATATAAGGACTTGTCATAGATGTCATGCGTGTCCAATCGGTAACAGTTTTGTTCATTGTTATTAATATTTTATCACATTTTCATCTTTAAATAATCAAAAAATAAAAAATGAATATAGAACTTACAATGTAGAATATATAACGCAGAACTTATAACGCAGAACTTATATTATCATCATTATGAATATGATCACAGATGCAGACACAGACATGGAATTTGGCGTGTTTACATTTATTATTCCAGATACTATTTTCAACAGTATAAAAAAATATATAGATTATGAATTCGAACTTGATGAAAACTCCCAGATATTATTTACATACGATGATGCACCCGATATAATAAAAGAGTTTGATACGAAAACCGACCGCAAACCCAAAATGGAAAAAACGTGGTATTCTTCGCGCCATCACCAGATGTTTTTTCAACTCGAAAAACATACAACATTATTTTTAAAAGATGTGCCCGAATTTTTAGCAGAGAGTGGTTTATATAGGTTGAAATCGTTAAAAGAGATTTTTCATAAACATATTCATTGGTCAAACGGTAAACCATCCATCTATAATTGCTTGTATTACGTTTATGAACCAACTAAAAAAAACGCGTTTTCAATCTTGAAAATAGGTTCTAATCGGTATTTGTTTGCATATCAACCAAAATACCTCAATAAAACCGATTTGGAGCAAATCGTGTTTGATTTATTTATTGGGAGTTAACGAACTGTCAATGTCTTTCACCACTTCTTATAAAAAATAAGTGGCGAAAGTTACCTTATCATAGGTACAATAATTTGAATATGAATAGAATTACATATCTTCCTTTTGCAATAAACAAAACGACTCTTCATCGTCCTCCGCGCGCGACGTTTTGTAAGGTCCTCTACAAACTTTAATTTTATTGGGCGTCGCCGCGCGAACTGCGTCTAAAGAAATGGGTGGGCACGCCACTGGACCGTCTGCGTCTTTCATTAAAAAATCATTGCATTTTTTTGCCAACGCGTAATATTGGTCTTGTAGATCTAACACCGAGTTTTCCATTTGACCTATTTTGTAATATAATGAGTGGTACTTTCTTCCTGGGACTCCGAACACTGTTTCCTGTGAAGCTTCTTTTTCTTCTTTCAACTCCTCGATCAACTTTTGAACCTGCTTGGACTGTCTTATAAACGACATGACAAAAAAAGACATGACACCAATGGGTGCCCAATTTTGAACAATTGTCTCTATCAATGACGCCATTTTAAAAAAAGGTTAAAGTATGTGTTGTAAAGTATATACAAATATATATATATGCATTTAAGTAATATTTTTTAAATAATATGCAAATCGTTGCGCTTAGAACACGATGTCCTCCAAGTCGCTTAGTTTCCAATACTCGCTGCCTCCATTTGGAAGAGGTCTTCGAATAATAAATGGAATCTTTTTCTTGGACAATTCCATTTCAGCAATTAAGTAACCATCTACAATATTTTCTGGAACTTTTACAAATGATGGCGCCCCTGCATTAATTTGCATCGCTCTCTGCCCTAAAACGCGTGTCTTTTCAAATTTGGATAAATATGGACATGTCCTATGCAACCCATCTATCACGTTGTTGTATTTATCGCGAACCACCGAGGAAAGTGCAATAATTTCGTGGTAATTTTGTATAACACACTCTGGGTGGTTGTCCACGACATAATTTTTCTTTATTTCTGTGTTAAATTTTTGTAAATAAGATTCTTCTTCTCCATCTGCATCTTCGTCAGACTCATCTGATTGGATTGTCTCATCTAGAAGCGCTTGAATACCTGGATTTGAAGAAGGTCCACCCATAACTGCCGCAGCGCCGATAGATGTTGCGATTCTTACTCTTGGGACTCTTCTTACTGGTTTGGTCTCGTCGATCTCGCCACTTTCCATGTCTTCATCCGAATCGTATGCATCTGTCATATCGTCGGAATCATTCTCCTCTACTGCTTCCACCGCATCCCCTTCTTCATCCACATCTATGTCGCTTTCGTCGCCTTCGGCAACTGCTTCCCCTTGTTCATCCTCGTCCACTTCGTCTAGATTGGGCGCGCCATCGTCTGAAATAACAGATTCGTCGCCGTTCGAATCATCTCCATTCGAATCGTCCCCATTTGATTCGTTCCCATCTGAATCTTCTCCACCGGATTCCCCTTCTTTGACTTTGGTGTCATCGTCCTCTTCATCCGACCCATCACCACCTCTCCCAAAATAACTAGAACCACCGGATCTGTTGTATTTAAAAGACATGTTGTATTATTATTATTGTATATAAGTATTTATATGAAGATGCGTTTATTTGATTATTGTTGCAATATTTTAACAAATTGTTTTCAATTTTTTAAAAAATGCAAATAAAAAATAATAATAATAATAATAATAATATGAATTCAACTCCTTAATGAAGTCCTTACCCTATAAGGCGACGCATTTACACCGAATGCTTGTTTGCCTGCCAAGCGTAGTTGCACATATCATTTGAGCACAAGTAAACATATTTCATGTTTGTGTCATCGTATCGAATATAGATGATTTCACGTGGGTCAGGAGAATCTGTTTTATTGGTAGGACAGTCTGGGTTTGGGCAAGCGATCGTATTTACTCTTGGAAGTGTCGGGTCCATCTTGGTATACTTGTTAATAATATGTGTGAATGTTTGCTGCGTCTGTTTTATTTGCGTCTTGGACACACAAATATTGGACGCGTCTGGGAGATCTGTCTCGTGGTTGCAGTTCCTACAATAATGAATTAACTTATTTACATCATTCGCGTCAATGCGAATATAATACATGTTTCCACAATTTGTACAGAAATGCATTGTTTTTGTGTATAATATATAATATATAATATATACTTTATACTTTATATTGTTTGGTTTTAAATTGATGAGTAAACAGGTCCTGGTCAGGAAGCATTTTCAATTTTTTGTTTTATTTGTTTTTTGGATTTATTTATTTATTATTTTCCAATAAAACTTGTTCAAAGGAAGAAAACATCTTTTGAGTCAAAATCAGTTTTTCCTTCAAGGCAGCGTAATTAACACGCACATGCATATTATAAACCGCCGTTGTTATAACCAATGTATCCCCACCGCATTCCATTAACCTTTGCTCTACTAAAGACAACACTTTTTCGTAATTGACCACGAACTTTTGACCAACAGGTTCATCAAACACATCGAATACTTTGTTATATCTTTGTGCATGTTTGTTCACTATATCACATACTGCCACTTCGACATTTGCATACTCCACAATCCGGGCATATTTCTTTTCATCTACGTGGCCCACGCGGCATCCTGGTTCGTTAAGTAACGGGGATTTGCAAAACAGCGTGCTAATCGATAAGAGTATCGTAGAAATGGTCTGGCAGGATGTCCACTGTTCCCCGCGCCATGTGTTCAGCACTGATACACATACTTTACCTGAGGTATACAAATTGGGATTAAATCGCACAACCCCATTATTTGTGCAATAAGTTACAGTGGGTGGTGAAAATGGGTAATTGGTGGGGAACGAAAACTCAAACAAATAATTGCCACCAAAATATGGCGTGTCTTCTGGACCTATAATAAGGGCATACCCTTTCAACATATCTTCCTCGTCATGTTTATAGTATATACCATGTTCTGATAATGGGTTCACCATCATTTCTTTCACATCCTTCACTAATCTACTAATAGTTTCTTTGCTTATCATCTTGAAAATGCGCGATTGGGTCAATACATAATGATAGTGCGTTGTGTTTAAGTGGTTGTTCTTGCAACAACAATGTTTATATATATGTATTCGACACATGGTTTGAAAACACATAATTTTAAAAATTGAATTTAAATAATAAAAACGAAATAAAAATAAACCAATATAATATACTAACATTTAAAAATGGAACAATCACTAAAATCATCATCACAATATTCATTATTAGATTCATTCTTAATAAAGCATAATGCTAAGGAAAATGCAACAAAAAAACCGACGCATACAAAAATAGGAGGGGTAGGTGTATACGGAGGTTCTTACGTCATTGAAGGCGATGACCTCGATACATTTTACAAACTGTATATCGAGCACGTGTTCACCAATAAAAAATTAGAGCACCTTACAGAAAGACAAATCGAAGACGGAACTTCAGCAAATAATGGGCCACTTTTGGTTGATCTCGATTTTCGCTATGATTATGCAGTGACAGAGCGCAAGCATGACAAACAATTTATAGAAGACATCATCAATTCTCTATACTTGGAAGAATTGTGCAAGATGTTTGTTTTCCAGGAGGCGACCACAGAGTTCTACATCTATGTAATGGAAAAACCGCACATCAATCGGGTACAAGGCAAGGATGGTAAAAATGTCACCAAAGATGGAATTCATATCGTCTTTGGACTACAAATAGACCATATTCTACAGATGATGCTTCGTGACAAGGTGATGACGCGGTTCCCAGACTACAGCGATCTACCTCTCACCAACGACATGAACGGTGTCTTTGACGAAGGAATCAGCAAAGGTTGCGTTGGTTGGCAACTGTATGGGTCAAGAAAACCAGGTGGAGAAGCATACCAATTGTCTGGTCATTACAAGGTAACTTACAGCGAAGAAGATTCTGCATTGGTCATGACTGATGTAGGCACAAGCGCCTTCGTGATAGAGAGAGACTTTCGAAAAGTCTCTGCGCAATACGAAGGCAATCCGAAGTTCCCCATTTCCCCGAGTTTGGAACGAGAACACGCGGCGGCAGTTGCAAACAAAAAGAAGTATGCTGGTAGTAGTTCGAAACCGCGAACCAAAAGCGGGACTGGCGCTGGAGCTAGCGCGATGAAAACAAATATTCTATCAGAAGAAGACGAGGTCGATGAGAACGAGGTATTTCTAGAAGATATCGTGGACGAAGCAACTTTGTTGATTGCGATGACAAAAATCTTGGATGCACTTAAACGCACTAGTACCGCCAATGATTATGCGATTATAGAAGCGCACGAATACGCTCAAATCCTCCCGTCGAAGTACTATGAACCTGGTTCACACTTACTGAATACGCAAGTGGCATTCGCGCTAAAACACACTAGCAATAAACTGTTCTTGTCTTGGGTGATGCTTAGAAGCAAGGCATCCGATTTCGATTATGACACGATTTCCTCGTTGTACGTTCGATGGCGAGGGTTCAATCAAAACACAGCATCAGGTGTGACCAAACGTTCACTTCTATACTGGGCAAAACAAGATGCAAATGAAGAGTTTATCAAGGTGAAAAACCGCACCATCAACAACTTTGTAGAAGAAACAGTCAAGCGACCGAATGAATATGATTTCGCTTATGTCCTCTCGCAAATGTTCAAAGATAGGTATGTCTGCACAGGAATCAAGTCGAGGACCTGGTATGTATTCAAGAACCATCGATGGGTTCTAGATGAAGGAAACACGCTTCGAAACTTGATTTCTAAAGACATGCATGATCTCTACCAGTCGAAGCAGGCAGAAGTCCTAGAGGATTTGAGCAAACTTGATTCCAAAGACAACGAAGAAGAATACAAAAATTGCAAGAAGAAGTTGAATGATATTAGTCAAATTTCGCTTAAGTTCAAGAAGACGACAGACAAGAACAATATCATGGTAGAGGCGGCGGAAATATTCTGGGATGGCGAGTTCATCAAGAACATGGATGCAAACAGATACCTAGTTTGTTTCACCAATTGTGTGGTAGATATAAAGAACAAGGTGGTGCGCCCTGGTTACCCGTCTGACTATATCACCAAGTGCACGAACATCCCTTTCATCACCAACATAAAGACTGCGCCTTTGATTGCGATTCAAGAACAAATTGTCACTTTCATGAGTCAACTATTCCCTATTAAAGAACTGAACGATTATATGTGGGATCATTTGGCGTCAAGCTTGGTAGGAGAGAACATCAATCAGTATTTCAACATCTACCGTGGCAGTGGTAGCAATGGTAAGTCCTTGTTAGTTGATTTGATGTCTTTGGTGCTAGGTGAACTAAAGGGGATCTTGCCCATCAATGTCATCACAGACAACAGAGGCAAGGTAGGTGGCACATGTTCTGAACTGATTCAGTTGAAAGGTTGTAGATACGCGGTGATGCAAGAACCAAAGAAAGATATGACGCTGAATGAAGGCATCATGAAAGAGATTACAGGTGAAAAGTATATGCAAGGAAGAGAACTCTTTCAAAAGTCAGAGACGTTTGCGATCCAGTTTCAACCGATTGTCTGCACCAATGCGCTGTTTCGTGTGGAGAGCAATGATGACGGCACTTGGAGAAGAATGAAGATCGTCGATTTCTTGGCGAAGTTTGTGGACGAGGGGGAAGAACACACTGACGATACCCCTTATGTCTTTATCAAAGACAAGGGATTGAAAGACAAGTTGCCCGATTGGGCACCAGTGCTCGCAAATATGTTGGTGAACCGCGTCTTCGAGACACAAGGCATCGTAAAAGATTGCGATATGGTAGTTGCATCTACTGTGAAGTACAGGCATGGTCAAGATCACATTTCAGCGTTTGTAAAAGACAGGATCATCAAAGTGCCTGGAAAGAGCTTGCGCAAGACAGGGGTCTGGGAGGATTTCAAACTGTGGATGCAACAGAACCAAGGCGGTTGCAAACTACCCAAAGGCACGGAATTGTACGAATATATGGATAAAAAATATGGCAAGTACAAATCCAACCAAGGATGGCAGAATATCGATTTTGTCGAGCGAAAAGAGGCAGAGGGCGATGAAGATCTTATCGACGAAATGTAATAAGGTTCTGTATAAGGTTCTGTATAAGGTTCTGTATAAAATCTGCAAAAAAGGTCTGCAAAAAAGGTCTGCAAAAAGGTATGTTATAATATTTTTTTCAAATATTATGACAACATGGATTAAGCGCTTACGTTACATTATATTGTATTACATGTTTGAATCTTTATACACGTTTTTAGGAAGAATTTTCATGACTGACCCATATACAACGCTTATAATCCCTGCAATATACAATATATAAAAAGGATATAAAGAAACTGCAACCATAATTGCAAATTTCGCAGGGGTAGGTAGCGTATTGGGTGCCAAAAAAAGCGACGCACTCAACGCAATAAAAAGAGTATAAAACAAGATCATTAACCCATAATTCCATTTGCGCAAGTATTCGATCGATTCGTTCCCGTAGTAAAACTTTCGATCGTTCGTGACAGTTCCATTGATTACTTTGTATAGCGTATTTTGTAGCGCAACAATTTTCATTTCTAGAACCTCGTTTAGTTCTTTCGCTATTTTTAGATCGATCGCGTCAGAAATATATTTTTCAATACTTTCTCCCACTTTTGAGACGCCACCGAAAAATTGTTGCACAATTTCGCCAGACAACGACTTAGATTGTTTCGTCAACTCTTGTGCAAAAATTTCTTCATATTTGGGTTTCCCATTGCTAAACTCAAAATAACGTTTCGACGCTAAACTTAATTGTTTGGGAGCGCTCTGCAAATTGGATTGCGCGTCTTTGAATTTTTTTTTCAGTTCTTCTTTTTTCTTTTCTCGCTCACATTCCGCATCACAAGTCACTATTGCGGCAGCAGCAGCAATCATACTATTAAATTTATTTACGTCTAACCCGGCTGGTTTTGGGTCCGATTTATGTTTTTTTTTACCAAGTTTTACCATATTATATATTATAATACACGTATATTATTTATTACACGTATATTATTTTTCAATACTAGACGCTAGAGAAGAGGATTCAAAGTGTCCACAAAGAACATATGTGACCCAGTTAAAGTGTTACAACAGGTTTGTTAAACCGGGCATAATTGGTCAATTTATCATCTACTAATGATGCACCTGTCGCAAGAGTGTCCTTCTTATCGTAAAGAGAAAATTCTGAACCAAAACTTTGTTCCGATGTCATATTGCACATTGATTCTGTTGCTCCATTTGAATCCACATTTACCACGCAGATGTTTTTATCTGAATCATAAGTGGCATTGGTGTCGCAACATGCTTGTCCGATACAAGTAGTCGAAATAGAAGATTCCCATGGGTTGGAAGCATCATCCCCCTCTTCGTCTTCTTCTTCTGGCGCAGCGTCAGGGTCAAAATACCAATTGATGCGGTCGTAATTCATATTGTCACGGTTTATCGCGGAACTAATTCTCGATATTAAAAATAATACACCAATCACAGTGATTATGGCGACAATGACCGCGACAATATTCGCAGAGAGCAACCCTTTTTGCGCAACAATAGATAAAATGATAATAGGGACACACATATAAATGATTATTTTCATGATTTCTGCATGGTCGCGGTATTGTTTTCCGTAATACACATTCAAATCGATGTAACGCATCTTGTTCATTTTTATTTCTTCCATTGACTGCAGTTTCTCTTTTGCCGCGTTTAATTCTTTTTCCACTATAGAGATTGCGGCGGTTTGTTCATCATAAGTATTGCTAGTAGTGATCGCGGTGATTTGATATAGATCGTAATTGTTTTTCAAGTTGGAGTACAAGTTCATTCTTAACTGCGTCAGATTATTTATTTTCGCGACAATGTCATCTTTCACAGTTTGAGTCAATCTGCCAGTCGCGCTTAACCCTTCCATCTTGGCGTACAACTCTTTTTCTAAATCCTGCAAACGCTGAATGTCATTCAATGTTTGTTCATTGATGACACTTAGTTCGCTAGACGTTAATCCTTCTTTTACTGAGGGAGACGCTTTGTAAGCGTGCACAATAAAAGAATACATCAAATAAACGGGCACCGCCAATACTAACCCCGCATACGCTTTAAACATAAGAGATTGACGATCATATTTTCCCGTTTTGAACATGTATATATATTGTTATTAAAAAAATATATATATGTATATACATTCAATACTCATCGCATTGCGTTTAAGCAGATCTTCTTCCTACGTTCATCGCGATCAACACGGCGCCTACTGCAAAAATGCTGAAAAAGGTATATTTATAATTTTGCTGCAAAACAGACAAATGACTATCCGATAACATACTATTCATTGTAGTTTGACTAATCTCCTTTTGGCGTATTTGTTCATTCACTTCATTGTACTGATAGATGTCTGCTCCTATTTTTTGTTGCAAATCAATCATATCTGAAGTTAACGATATGTTTTGATCTTGCAAATCACTAAATAAAGTTTTGATTTGTGTTACAACATCGTCAATTTGGATTTGCACGTCATCTCTTTTTTTGTATGGGTCATCTAATACGACGCTTAGGTTGCACAAATCATCCGCTGTCATTTGATCCCCCCTTGGATACCCATCCCACATTTCACTATCTATATTGACAACCTCTTTGCTGCAACCATTCGCGTTGTTTAATTTGGGATCTCTTACATACAAATCGGTCCCCTTTTTATATGTTTTCGACGACGCTGGGTACACTGTCGCATCCTTGGTATAACATGTCTGGTCTTTCGTGGTTTGATCTGTCTCGATTGTATACCCCGCGCATTTATCGTCTGCGTTACATGCAGTTTTACATGCAAACGGGTCCGATTTCTTGTATGTCGTGATCGTGGTCCCTGACGTATAATTCGAATATTTTTGATACGTGTTAGCGTATCCAATCGCGTTTTTCGCGTAGACCCTTAATTCGCCTTTGTCGTCGACATACCCTACGCCACCAATGGCGTCATTGTTTGGTTGGGTGGCAAACCCATAAAGTGCATTGTTCCCTGCGTTACCGTAAGCGTATTTATCACGTATAGGGCATCCTTCTGTCAACACATGTGTTCCTATATATAAGTTCCCATCGTCTCCCACATCCATTTGAAGTTTCCCGTCGTTCGAGACAATGAAATCGTTTGTCGCAGTGATTCCATACATTATGGTCTCGCCAGGTATCCAATTGGTTCCAGTGATAGACTTATCTTGGGGATAAGCAGGGTTCGCCATGCTCCCACTAACATCATATTTGGGCCACGCATAAACCAGTTTGTCGTTGCTTGAAGGGATATTCGCTCCTTTATTGAACTGACGTATTTCAGCAACCCCGTCATCCTTGAGAATTACATAACACTGGCAGGGGTCCGCGGCATCGGTACAATCCAGCACTATAGATTGTTTTTCTCCCTTGTCGATGTGCACTGTTTTAATTTTATCTCCACAATTATAAACTAAATCGAAATTTTTCTTCTTCCCTTTCGCAGGATTTGTGCCACCCTTCCCGACAGTGTATTTAAATGATTGCCCTCCTGTGTTGTAACTTTTCACAGCATCAGTGAAATTTCCATCTTCAATACCATCTCTGTTTCCACCCCAAGTCGCTTCTATTTCAGTGGGGACAATTGGCGCGCACTCAACTGTTCCAGTCGCGGTTTGTCCAAGAAGTTTCCCCTTTGAATCGTACGAGTAGATGATTCCATCATTTTTAAATGTCGCGTACCCATTCGCTTTGCCATATGTGGTTCCCCAGAGTACCTTGAAAGTCCAGGCATCCCCAGTTCCTTTAGAAATAGCGGTGTCATAACTGTTTCCTGTGTAACAAGTGGCGAGGCCTGTGCCTGTGTCATACCCTTGCAGCGCAAAATACTGCGAATTTGTTTCTAACGCCGCTTGTCTGCACCCATCGTAATCGTATATCGCACCACCTGTCTGGGCAGTCATTAAGTGCGACGACGTATCTTTGTAGCAACCTTCATAGGTGACTCCCGATGAAGATGTCCCGGAAACATAGACATTCTTTTTTTCATTCCCACAAGATTGCCCTGAGATCATTGGGTCCCCCACTACGATCCGAGGGTTTCTGCTTAAAACGGTTCCCACGACGTTGTATTTGTTAGCGAACATTGTCTCTAACGAGATATAATCAGATGTGACACCTTCTGTTAAAGCGGGGCACCCATTTAGACCCGCAGTCGCACTGATCACGTCCCATGAAGCATAAGATTTGAAAATGCCTGTGCTAGTTACATACCCATATGCGACACTTTTCCCGTTTCTAGTAAGCAACACATTTTTACCAGAATATTCGCTTGAACTGCTAGATTCTGTCGCGGAAATATACTTGTCTGTTTTGTCGCTTAGACCAGATTGAATCGCGTTGTACTGTTGAACTAATCCTTCGTAGGTCGCCTTTAGTTTTTCAAGCTCGAGCAATGCAGAAATTTGCGATTCTGTCTTTTCAGATAATTGATATTGTGACGACGATGAAGTGAATCCTTCGACAACTTTTTTAATTGGTGTTACACGTTGGCGCAATTGAGTTTTCTTGAACATCTGTTCTTGTTCCCTAATCGGGGTATTAAAATAATTGGAGGAAGACTTATTATACGCGTCCGTTTCTCCGTATAAGTTCATTTATATAGTTAAACACAAAAGATTTAAACATATAAATTCTATTTTGTGCCTCATGACACAATGAGTGTTTATCCATTTCTTCCTTTAAGATCAATTCGCTTGGAAAATATAATTTAAAACTATGATTTTGCGACAGAAATCAATACGATCAATACCACCACGATAAATACCGCGATAATTTTGCTAAATACAGTACCCATTAACAAAAAGGCACACAAACACAACATGATAAAAAACATAAATAAGTATTTCAAATACGCTTGTTTGACCATCAATGCAGAGTCCATAAGTTCCCCATCCATTTCATTTGGCGAGGTACCATCTAGCTCCGCGATCGCCTTATCTATTTCTTCCTTATCTGCGATTAGTTTGTTTAATCGAATACTTGTTTCAGAAGGTATAAACAACCCAGAATATTTTATAATAGGGTTATCCGTGGATGAGTTGGATGAGTTCATGGTTGTAAACGCCTCCTCGTCCGACATATGTTTCAACATTTCATTATTAATATCAATCAGTTTGGAATTTAGTTGTTGCAACACGAACGCTTGTTGTTTTAGCACCGAGACAATCGCGTAATCATCGGATGTCCCTTCTTTGATCTCTCCATTTCCACTTTTTACCCAACATAATTGTTTGCTCGAATTGTAGGTAGCGCCCGAGCACCCCTTGGTGGCCGCGCACGAATTGATGCAATCTGTATTAGACGCAGAGTCAACGCTTTTAATCGTGTTTCCCCCTTCGTATGTGTACCCACTTATAGCGGCCCATTTATCGCTATTGTCTACGGCGGGTTTCCCTTCTTTTGTCCCATAACAACCTAGATTATGGTTATCATCATTTAATGTGGCCCAGAGGTCGCTGTCGTCTTTTAACCCTTTTTTGGTTTGTTTCGAGAGGTAATCGCCTTTCACGCTTTGTTCTTTTTCAGTGCACCCAGACTCTTTCCAAATTTTGGCGTAACAATCTTGCGAAATGTTTGTGCTTTTTGAGGAAAATACTTTGCATGGGTCATTCTCCACGACTGCCACGGAATCCTTTAATGTTTTTTGATAATTGGCGTACGCTTCTTCATACATTTTGTATACAACCGCGTATTCTAATTCGAGTGAATTCAGAGTAGAAGATGATTTTGACTGCGTTTGTGACTGCGTTTGTGACATAGTATAGTATAGTATATTATTTTATTACAGTAATAAATTTATTGTGGTAATAAAAACCTTATTTGTTTGCATCATTTTCCAGTTATTCTGGTCAGTTTACCTAATAAAAAAGATGTGCTTCCACTTTATCGTGCACCCGATAAAGACAAACGCGCCTAAATAGGCCAGGACTGTTTTGTGGGTTTGTATAAACCCTTGGGAGACATGGTCGTCGCAAGAAATAACCCACCTCGTCGGGTATACGCGTAATGGTCGAAAATCAGCGAACATTGTTTTATTATTACACTATTAATAAAATAATGTTTAAATGTTATTTAATAGCGTTATTTAACAGCGTTATTATTTGTTATCGCCATGGAAGGCAGTGCGCTATTAGTTGTTATAGATTTAACAGATTTAACAGACTTAAATAGCATTGCGAACAGCGCGACAATAAAAAGTATCCCAACAAACATACAGAAATTGCCCAAATACTGTAAATTGTACATGTCGACCATATCGTTTTTGAGCGTGTGTGCACCTTGTAGACCAGTATAAGAATCAAGTTTCGCCTCTAGTTCTTCGATCTTCTTTTTGTTTTCTAAAATACTTATATCAATGGTCATTTTCATTTTATTCATCATTTCTGACGATTTTTCTACTGCGTTGTTGATGTTAAACAAATCAGATTGTACACCCTGTATTTGCGCAACAGATTGATTATAAACATTCGCATATTCGTCTACATCTGGCGTTTTTTTGTGAAGCACGTAATACTTGGTGAAATCATCCAAGACGGAAAACAATTGCTCCTTTGAGGTTTTTATTTTATCTAAAAATGCGTTTACTTTGGTCTGAATCTCTTCGGTGGATGTCATGGCGGTATATAACTATGATAGTAAAAAAAACACTGTTATTTTACTTACTTTCACACATAACAAACAATCGGTGATTAATTAAATACAAATCCTGAAGTAAGGCGACCAAATTGCTGTCTTGCTTGGGCGCATAATCTTGCACACTTGCCCTGGGCGTATCCCGATTGCCACCGCCACTGGGTCAAACCTAGAGATCTCTGGGAATTGCGAATCATTCATAATATTGTATTTTTTCTTTACTTCTTCTGTTTCCGCCAAAGTCAATATCTTGTGCGACGGCACCAGTTCGTGCTCTAAAATATTGAATTGTAGACGGTTCATGCAAACAATTGTCGCGAAAATTTTGTCTTGCTCCCAAATATGTTTCTGGTAACTGATTACAGTGTCAATCGGTTCATCTTTTGTCACGATTAACAAATCATCCTCTTTGGTAAGGACTTCATCGTAAACAAATAAATCTTCAATAATTTCTTGCATATTGTTGACTGCAAACTTTTTCCCTGAAAAGAACTTAACATAGATCTTGGTCTTAACGCCATTCTCGTTGGGGTCTTCTAAAGACATCATCATGTCTAACTGATCTGTTTGGTGCATTGAGTTCACCTCATTTACGCTACAGAAAGCGTATTCATCTGTATTGTAACCACGTTTTTCTAATTGCGCCAACAAATTTTGGCGCGCGGCATATATCGATGCGATCGCACTGCTGGAATTTTGTGTGACTCGGGTAGATTTGGACATTTTCTGTTGTATATTGTTATGTTTATTAGGTATATAATATATTATAATATACTTAATTCGTTTTATTATATTTCAATTTTAAATTTTATTTTTATTTTATTTTAAATTGCATTTTGTTTGTTTTGTTTATTTTGTTTAAGCAGAAAACGTCACCACCTTTTTATCATTTCCCTCGGTATTAGAAGAGGCAGAACTAGAAGAGGTATTGTCTTTCTCTTTCTCTTTATTTTCGGAGACAGCGGCCGATATCGCGTTTACTTTATCTCCAGACTCTTTATTCTGTACTTGCAATATTTGCGTCACATTTTCGGGAGGCACCTCTTGAAAATTTTGTGCATTCTGTTTTTCTAAATCCACAATTCTTTGTAACATCAGCTCGATTTTCTCTTTGGGCATATTTGTCTCGTGCAGTTTCAATTTCATCTTTGGTTCTAACTTGTTGTATGCATTTTGTAATTCCGCGTTTTCAAAAGTTGGGAGAGGAATGCCCATAAGTGCTAGGTCAGGTTGCCCTGAGCTTAAACCAGTCGCGGAGCTTAAATCCGTCGCAGAGCTTGCAGGTCCCTTGTTTAATTCCCGCAATTTCAACAGTTCTCCATGTTCTTTTACTAGGTCGCCATGTTGCTGAAGAAGGTCTTCCTCTGAAGCCGATTTTGCACTTTGAATACCCACCTCTTCAGACGACCCAAAAGTGCCAAACATGCTTTCATCAATCGGGGAATCTGACCACCCTACATTGGCGCTCTGCGGAGCCACATATTCAAACTCTTCTGTCGCTTTCATTTCAGGCACCAGTGAATTCACTGGTTCACCATTTACGGTATATTCAAAATTCTCGTAATCCACTGTTTCTGGGTTTACCGCATAATCTCTCCCCGAATCATCTACCTGTTTCTGCATATTTATCACATTCTTTTCATATTCTTGTATCAACGAAACAGTGTCTCTTCCTTCGCTTTGTAGCAACGCGTTGACATTTTTAGAAAAACACATATTGGTCAGTTGATCTACATTGCTATCGGTAATAATCCTCATTTGCACATTCATTATCTGTAATTCTTGCATCAATAGTTTAAATGTATATGGCACACGAATCACACTAAATGAACGACCGAATCGACTGATATTCACAATATTTTTACCCCCCTTCAGCGTGTCATCAAACTTGATCGGTCCATCTGCCAATGGGCTCAAAAATAGATTCAACGATTCGTTGTAAATAGCGATGCTTCCTGTCTTGTTACATATCGCGATGAAGTGCTCGTCTCCACGCGTCATGTAAGCATCATTCAAAAAGGCGGTGGCCCCGTGCGCCATGATGCCATCTCGCTCCATTTCTCCAATACGCAACCCTCCATCATTGGCACGCCCTTGCACAGTCTGTCGCGTCAGCATTGTCCTTGGTCCTCTCGAACGATAATTGATCTTGTCTTTCACCATATGTTTCAAACGCATGTAATAGGTTGGTCCAAAAAATACATCCGCTTCTAATTGCTCTCCTGTCAACCCACTATAAAACATTCGATTCCCGCTGCAATGATAACCCATTTTAGTAAGCATTGGTCCATACACATTGTAATTGGACCCTTTTGTCGCGAACGCGGTACAATCTCCATAAGCGCCATAGACAGAGCACACGTTGCCCAACAAACATTCCACTAGTTGTCCAATAGTCATGCGCGAAGGAATCGCATGTGGGTTGATAATAATGTCGGGTCTCAATCCATCCGCAGTAAAGGGCATATCTTCTTCTGGTATGATTAACCCGATCGTGCCCTTTTGCCCTGCGCGGCTCGCCATTTTATCTCCAATCGCTGGTATTCTTACCTCACGAACCCTGACCTTGGCAATCCTAGTTCCTTCCGATGTATCTGTCACAAACACTTTATCTACCACTCCTAATTGCCCCTTCTTAGGGAGAGACGATTCATCCTTCGCCATATGTCGTTTGTTGTTGTCGCTTGTTTTCTTGCCAATCATCACGATTTTATCATTATCGATGATAGTGTTCTCTTTGATAAACCCATGATCATCTAGATAATTGTAATCATGTTTTTCATTTAGTCCTACTACAGTAGGGTCTTTCAATACATTCGAAAAAGTTGAAGACGAATTGGCACCACTCTCTTCATGAGACTCGTATGTAGTATAGTAGGTGGTATTAAATAAACCACGCTTCAAGGAAGCCTCATTAATCAATGTGGCATCTTCTACATTATACCCAGTGTGCGACATAATTGCCACCATCGCGTTGGCACCATATGGGTGCTCCTCCTTGTTAATATGTTCCAAGTACCGCGACTTGACCAAAGGCACCTGCCCATAATTCAAAAAAACTCCCGCCTTGTCAAAACGCACTTGTGCATTCGAATGGTACGCAGACACTGCCTGCTTACTTTGACCGCATGAAAACTGGTTTCGTGGAAGAGGATTATGTTCTGGGTAAATTACACTATTCCCCATGATGCCAAATATAAGTGATGGGTCTATTTCAACATGGGTATAATATTTGTTTGTTTTGCATATTTCCATGTTAGGGGCGATAAGCGCATTTTCTTCCTCGGATACATCAATATAATCAACTATCGCGGCATTTTTGGACAATACGTCCATCACTCGTTGCGACGTAGGGATCACATACAATTCAGAAACATCGCTGTACATTTTGTTGCGACCAATATCATAACCTGCGTCTAGTTTCTCGTGGAACCCCGACGCGATATGTGTCCATTTGAACGCACCTGTCTGTATAAGTTCGGGTGCATTTTTTTCCATTAAACGCTCAACACTTACTACTTTGTTTTCTACATAATAAATCGGTCGCGTCAATCTACCTGAATCAGTGTAAATATATATCTCGTTTTTCTCATAATCGAATGTGATGCTTGTATAAATTGGTATCACCCCGTTTCGCCGCAGAACTTTCAAATACTTAGTGAGCTCGATCGGTGCGTCTACGACCCCAATCCAATTACCGTTGACAATTACTTTGGTTGCCGCACCCAAGTATTCAGGAGTGCATTCTTGAAGCGCCTTCAACGGGTGGTACGTGTTTTTCTTTAAGAAATCGATCACAGGGTAAGAGGAGTACCCGCTGGTAACTAGGCAGGTAATCGCTAAATGTTTATGAATTCCTACGTTGCCACCATCTGGAGTGTCAATCGGGTCGATATATCCCCACTGCGAGTTGTTAAGAAGATGTGGTCCAACTACTTTGGCGCTGGAACTAAGTGGTAGACTAATTCTGCGCAACTGGCACATAAAAGTGTTCCATGACAAGCGGTTCAAATCTTGCACGACACCGACACGTTTGGTATTGGTCTGCGATCCCCATGCGCCCTTAAATGCTTTCCGGACCCCTGATTCCACGATACGCGTTTTAAAAATGGTGCTCTGGTTTAGTTCCAAGTATTCGGATAAATTGTCGATTTTCCCGAAATAATCCACTTTCTCTATTTTCAATAGTATTTGTTTTTTTTGCATCAAGTAATACTCGCGAAACAGATCATAAATAAGCGCGCCAGACAATTCAATGCGCTTGTACTTGAAATTGTCTCTGTTGGTGGGTTGTTCTTGATTCTTGTGCACTTTGAGCATCTTGTAGACCATGTATCCCAAAAAATAGGCCTTATCCAAGAAATTAAGTTCTCCGACATGTGGAAGGAATGCATTCATCAATATTTCAATCGTGTTGGAAATGGTCTGGCGTTTTGTAAATGTCGCAATATATTTCAATGCGTTGACTTGATTGAAAATGATAGACGCATCGTGTACTGAAGGTATAAACAAATCGACGAACTCTTCATTCTTTTTTAAATCGAGCAGACAGTATTTGATAATCTCTTGATCTGATGTCACACCAAGTGCGCGCATCACAATAAAAAGGGGGATATGCTTTTTCACATTAGGTATTTCAACCACAATTTGCATATTGGATAATCTACTATTGGGTGCTACCAACATCACAGAGGTGGTTCGGATCGGTTTGGAAGTATCTTCGCTCACCGATTTTATTTGAGCTACGTGACTATATATTTCACTTTCATCTTTCATGTCATTCGCCAATACATATATCATGTTGTCTGACCGGGATTCTTGGCAGATGATCGATTTTTCCTTGCCATTGATGATGAAATACCCGCCAAGATCATTGCGGCACTCCCCCATATTAAACCTCGCTTCTGTTGTCAATCCTTTTAATATACATAAATTGGAATGGAGCATGATTGGGAAAACACCCAAAAAGACTTGTTTTAGTTCGACTGTTTTTACCTGTTCGACACCTTCTTCGTAGGAATAGACGTCTACGTCCACGTCATAATGAATTGCGACGCCATATGTCATGTTCCTTAACCGAGCTTCATTCGGGTACATGTAATGCACGTTATCTAAATCGTAAATCACTGGTTTTCCAAAATAGATTTTGTCTGCATTTTTGCCACCCATGTACATCAACATCTTGTCGCTAAGACCTAGAACACCATCTGTCGTTTTGGAGACAAACTGGAATGGGTTGTTTTCCCGAAAAATGTTAAATATATCATTGGAAAAAAACTTGTTGAAAGAATCTAAGTGGTGTGCTACTAAACTGTATGGGTTATGTTTAAAATATTTATTTATTATATCCCAACTAACGGTTTCCATGTATTATATTATTATAGAAACATATTTTTATAATGTTTTTATAATAAAATGATAAAACATAATCACACTTCTTTTATAATTATTTAATTCGAATTTTGCGAGATATTTTATGATGCTTCTTTGACTCTTGACGTTTTGTTGCGCCCCTATTCTTCCCATTCACCCTATTCTTCTTCTTATGGTCCGTAATTTTCAACAGCGTCCATGGTTGTGATGGTCTGTCGTTCATATATGGGTGTAAAAATGCCCATTCCTTGTGTTCTGCGCAAAATGCATCTTTCATAAAAGGGGTCCCGCATGAACTACCCCATCTACCAACAAACGACATCTGTTTCGCCAAAGTGGTGTCGCACACCTTACCATTTAGCGCACCTCTTGGTTGATATGGTTTGGGTCTATCTGCTTGTGACATATATTCACGCGCGTCCATTTCGTAATGCGCACAAACTGTTCTTGAGCAGGGATTCTCTTTTTTCAGATATACGTCATAATGGTCTGCGATAATCATTTTTGCCACTTCTACGTCTAATTTCCCTTTATGCTCTTCCATTAAGTCCGCCAATCTAACGCGTCTTGATCCCTGGTGTCTTCGAATATCGTCGAACCCAGTATTGACACACTCCAAATGCCTGATCTGTGGGTCATAAGGTGCATTAAACCCGATGAAATACCCGTTCTTCTTCCTTTCTTCATTGTGGTACTTCAACCCTAGTTCCAAACACATGATTTCGTTTGTATTCGTGTCGCCAAACAACCAACTGCATGCATAGTCTCCTGAATTGCCTTCTAACAACATCTGTGAACAATCGTCCAAGTTTTTTGCGTATTGCATTAGTTTGCGCATGCGACAAGAGATCGGGAAATTATTTTCAAACGCAATGAACCCACCAATCGTCGTTTCAGTTCCCATAATGCCTGAGCTAGTGACAAAAAAGTCGGACCCGCTCCAAATCCACCCAATCGCTCCTTGCATAATGATCCTATTCCCTTTTGTTGGTGTGATATCCAAAATAACATGACCGTAGTGACCATCTGTGAAGTTGGCGAAATCACTGTGCGACATCACAATTTTCCCGTCTTTGGTATAATCGCCGTTCGCAATAAATGCACTGCATCTATCTGGCGCCCCTCCTTCTTGACCTCCTGATTTTTTCTGACTACTGTCATCTCCCAAATTAGGGTATAAGTAACCTATAAGTGCGAAGTAGTTGTTCCACGCCAACACTTCATCGACACTAATTTTGGTCCCAGCTGCAGTGCACCCTTCTGCAAATCCTTCCATCTCTTCGTAAAACTCAGGGAAATGGTCGAGATGTGTTTGTTTATAAGATTTCACTGCTAAATCAATGAATTCCTCCCATTTTATACCATTCTCTTCGTATACCAAAAAACGCAACATGCGTTGTATTTCTTTCATTTGGTCTGCAACCAAGTACCCATACGCATAACCACGTTCTGCAGGATCACCTTTGATAGAGACATACAACCACCCATTGGCGTGATAACAAATATTTTTATAACCATTTTGTCCTACGTATTCTTTAGTGGTCATTTAATATATATATATATATATTTGCTTCTGTATATATATAAATTTTTACACGCGCGTCTTGCACTAACGCTTTATCTGTCGCTAACACTTTATCTGTCGCTAACGCTTTATACAGAACTAATCATAAATGCCCCGATAATCACAAACATCAGAATGAATGGGAACAAAACCAGCAACCAAGAAATGCCAGAATGCCCATCCTTGCACATTAGATTGAGGACCCATGTCCAAAACAATACATAAACCAATTTGAAAACAAGGATAATGGTGGTGCTAGTTACTGCGCAAGAATAGTTGCCTAAAGCGTACACATGCTCATTGCTGAAATTTTGAAATGCGATTAATAACAAACCTATAATAGAAATGGAAAAATAGAGTAGCGCAGGAGGGCATAAATCTTTGATCGATCTGGGGAAAGACATCCGTTTATATTATATATTATATTTTATAATATGGTCCCTTTGTTCTAAACTTTGCTAAATGTGCTTCTGAATTGATCCATGTACGGGGATGGATTTACTGGCGTGCGATATCCACCAAGAGCATTTTGAATGACGCCTCCGTTATAAGCGACTCCCCGCATGACATCTGTAAAGATGTTTCCACCTTTCATCTCAGAATTGCTATTCCGGGATTTACGACTAGATCTTGAACTTCTGGAGCTACTGCGCTGTTTTTGACTAATTCTTCGCCTGACATACCCTCCGATCATCGAATGATTTGTCATAGGACATGTGTCGCCACAACCACCTTTCATTGGTCTCTTACTCTTACTATTCCTCTTGCTCTTTGAACTACACCCTTTCATGTTGTAGACACGTTGCTTGTGTTTTTTGTGGATAGTTTTTGAACGCATGTTATATTATATTATGCGAATATTATTTGTGAAAACAAGATGAATGAAAAAAATGATAGAATAACTTACGATGATAACTTACGATTTGAGCTTACTCGATGTCGACGTGAGTCAACATATGCCTTCGGCAACACTGGTTGAACAACCCGATTTCATCCAACACAACTCCTTCTGGCGTTTTTTCGCTATACTCTGTAGTTAAATAAATAACCTTGTTTATATTTTCGAACCCCTTTGCGATTTTTCTTTTCCGAACTTCTTCGCAATAATACCTATACTTGTCTGCAAGAACTGTGCCACATGTGAAACATTTTACTGGGATGATCATTTTTAAAGGAATATGATATAATACGTTATAATATAAATTTGTGATGCTGTTTTTATATTGTTTTTATCCCAATTCAATTTTTTTGTTTATTGTTGTCGTTGTTTCATCATTTTCATTTGTTGCATCTGTTGCATCTTTTTTAAAGGGCAGTTTGCACCAAAACACTTGTTCTGGTAGTAGTATGTGTCAATGGTGACTGGGTTCCCTTTGGCGTCGGTAGAATACATCGCGCCATCTTTCCCACCCGCCATACATTGCTCTTTCCTTTCAGACGAATCGATCCCCCATACGCAACACGAAACAGAACCACAATTTTCATGTGTCAATGCGCTACACTGCTTTTGCATCGCCCCACCATTTGTTTTGTTATGTTCACAGAAGCTAGTTTCTGGGTCCAACATCAGCGATTTAAATATCTTGGATACTTCTCCTAAAAAGGTTTTGTTTTGTGTAGTGCGTTGCTCTTTAATGGTCGCTAAATTTTTATAATTGGGGTCGGTTGGTGGGATCGCGTCTTCATCCACAGGGTCCTCATTCTGTCTCTTTTTTCCCTTCCCTTTCCCTTTCTTTTTCCTATTTCCACCATTTGCGTCGTCGTCTTCTTCATTATCACAAGGTGGACATGTCTCGCACGTCTTTGACGTATCCGTGTCGTTTTTTTTCCTAACACTCATTGGTTCGACTATGTACATTGAATACCAAGTCCCTATGAATAAAATCACAAATAGAATCGCAAATGCCACATTCAACCTAAAAAGATAAAAAGTAAAAAAAGAATTGTGTTTCATCATGAAATATGTCTATATAAAAAACCATTCACCACGGTCTTATGCGACACTACCAAATTCTGCGATAATAACCCCTTTGGTTGTCTTCACACGTTTATGTTGTGCTTTCGATTTGTGAAATATAGTGTGACATTTCTCGCACAGCGTGATCAAATTTGCCACATGGTTCTTGTGAAATGTTGCCCCCCCTTGTTGTATCACCCCCGTTTCAGATGCATTCTTTTGATGTTGCAAGTGGTGCACTTCTTCCCCTGCCTCTTTCCCACAATGTTCGCATAACGCGGTTTTGATCTTTTTCGCGTTGTACTTGGAGACATCGGATGCCAGTGTGTTCTCGCAAGTCGGGTTATACTTGATGCGGATATCATATGCCGCCTGTAGAAAATCTTCAGGGAGTCCTAACGATTTGCATACTTCTAACCCATACATGTTTTGTCCTGGTCCCTCTTTTAGTTTTCGGTCATAGATAAGTGCATCTCGTTCCTTGTCGTACACCACAGTCAAATGTTTTTGGGTCACTGTTTTCAAGCTTGTTATTTCCTCATAATTGACAATTTCATGCAGATGTGTTGCAAATATGAAGCTACTGCGTTTTGTACTTAATTGCTGTATCCCTGCAACAAATATACTAATTGCGGATGTGCTCTCTGTCCCAGAACACAGTTCATCGCCAAGGATTAAACTATTCTCGTTGGTTAGGCGCAAGATAGTCCGCAATTCAGTCATTTCTACTGCAAAAGTCGAAAGACCTTTAAAAATGTTGTCATTACCAATAATCCTGGTAAATAAATATTTATAAGGGAAGAAAACAAATGAGGTGGCCGGAACAAATAACCCCGCTTGTGCCATAATAATGGCGACTCCGATTGCCCGTATAAAACTGGTTTTTCCCACTGCATTCGTCCCATACAATAGGACACCATTGATGCTCCTTCCTAAATCCACGTCATTCGCGACATATAATTCCTCTTGATTTAATTGTTCTATTAAACAATGGCGCAAATCGGTTGCGTTGACATATGACTTGGTTGATGTCTCATCGATGGTTGGTTTGCAATAATGGTATTTTCGAGCAATATTCGTTTTGGCAAAAACAAGGTCCACAGAAATAATAAAAGAGACTATTTCCTCCAACAAAGGAAGAAAGGTTAAAAACTCGTCCATAATCTTCTGGAACACCTCGTTCACCATTTCTTTCATTTTATGCTTGATTTCGGTCGCTTTTCTGCATATTTCACTTAATTGGATACTTTCGATATAATCATTCGAACCTGTGTACTTTTCAATATGGATCGCATTCTGCGAATTATTAAAAGAAAAACTTCTTTTAGTTCCATCAAAGGAAGAAACATAGTGCAGCTCGACAGAGGACTTGGGGTCTGTCGGGAGCACCTTTTTCATATCTTTACACCTTTTAGATGTTGCATATAAACTGAAGTTGGATTTCTCTGTTTCATTTATCTTCACATACTCCATCGCCGACGATTCTAAGAGCGTCGTTTTTGGTTTCTTAGCATTTGTCACAGATTCCACTATCCCATTTAAATACTTTTGACATGCATACAACTTATCTTTCGACTCCATTTCCACCCGAGTATTCTCATCGAGGTTCGCATCGATTCCTCGGCAAATTACATTTACTTCAAAATTGCAACGTGAATCTACGTCTGCACATAAATCCAGCAGAAAATGTTTCTGCAAAAATGCAGTAATCTCTTCACAGTACTCTTTTATATTGGCGAATGCCTCGCTTCTTCGAGTAAAATATTGTGCAAATACGCCATCGATAGAAACGATGTTATGCACTCTTGCAACAACATTCAAATTCATGAAGAGGTTATTTAAATCTTGTGGTGTAATTTTTTTAATCATCATCTTCCTCATATATTTGGGAATGTCTTTGATCTCATTCAGTGCCGCGCAAACAGGTGGTTCTTTTTCTTTAAACGCATCGGAACCCAGTGTGTGTTCAGTAATGTCATATTCCGCTTTTAATGCATTTATATCCGTGATAGGGTGCAACAACATGTGTGAAAATGCGCGTTTCCCCATTGGCGTGATCGCGGCATTCAGCATTTTCGAAACAGATGAGAATTTCCCTGTATGGTTGTTATCATCGATCATGTTCAACTGTTTTAGCGAGTGGTTCGCCAAGATCAAATGGTCGCACGCGGATTCAAAAATAGGTTCTTGAATATTGTTTATCAGATTGGGGTTATGCTTATAAATAAAATCGAGCAAATAGCAAAAAGATTGTGTGGCAAAAGTATGTTTGTAAAAGTTAAAGATGAACTGTTCAAATTCGACCACTTTATAAAACTTTTGTAGCACCGCTTTTTGATACACTTGTTTTTCACAGTTTAGTGCATTCTCTTTGCACATATTTATAGGTGCATTTTCATTTGTGGAGACTTTGCGAATCATTGCGCTTCGAATATTGGCGAACTGAATAATTTCGTCCATTTCTTTCAATGAAACATTCCCTATAAGAATGGTCTCGCTTGGGTTATTAATCGACATAACACGTTCCAACTGATCAAATGTGCTAGGTGTTAAAACATATTGCTCGTCGAACTCATAGATACTCGACGCGCCAGTATATATATCTACATTGGATACGCCAACATAGATGGTCTTTTTTCGGGCGTCTTTGAACCGTGGTATAACACTCATCTGTTCAACTACATGCAACCAAACGCAAGAAATGATGTTGGTGATTTTGACTGATTCCTCACTAAAATAGGTGCCTGGAGAATATATCGCGCAAAGCACTCTAGTAATTTCCTTAGTAACCTTATTTTCTTGCTGCTCAATTACCACCACTGTGTAAGACTGCTCTTGCATTTTTTTAATGTATTTTTCGACAAACGCGTCTTTGAACCCCGCTAAAACGACTTCTACGCCATCTACTTTGTTCTTTGTTTCGCCTAAATTGAGCTCGCAAATCTTGGCGAAATCTTCTATTTCACTCCCTGTGATTTTCTTGGTGGATGCATCTCGCAATCCATACACTTCAAAAAAAGACCCTACTTGCATCAACACGATGGTGCGTTCCCCATATTCTAATTTATAAAGCGCTGTTCTCTCTAAATAATCGCGCGCGACAGACATGGTTTATTATATTCTACAAATACTACTAATATAAAATCAAACGTATAACTTTATATTATTATTGAACACCGTTTTGCAAGATATTAAATTATGACAAGATGTCTCTATATTGTTTTTGAGTAGATTATATATTATTATAAATCTCGTAAATATCTCTTTCGTTATTATTGGCGAGACCACCTTTGGGTTCTTTTTCTTTTTCTTTTTTTATTTCATCTTCTTCGCCATGCCCGCCACGTGTATTACTTGGTTCAATCGAAACAAATTCTGCGTCTGCTTCCCCTATGCATAATGTTAGCGTTTTATTTTTCAAATAAGAAAAGATTTCGTCAGGGAATATCCCCATTTTGTAGTGTAGTGTTTTAAGTATTAATAGGACCACTGTACAGTACCAAGGAAGAACTGTCTTTTTAACATGTTCCGCCAAGACGTTCTTTTTAAATCGTTCATTATATATTGAAAACTCTATTTTGAACTCTTCTTCTGGGTCTGTGTACATTGTTTTGTGCCCATACACCATTTGTTTGCTGTCATGCAATCGCCAGGCAACTTTTTTAAATTTGTAGGCGGGACGCTTCATGAACTGCTGCATCATATTTAACGTACTTTCATCATTGTCTGTGAAAATATCCACGTCGATGTCACTGTGACCTACGAAAAAATCTGTGCGCTGCACACTTCCATAATAGAGAAGGGGGATGCCTAAATAATCACTTAGTTGAGTTAAAAACCGTTTCGCTTTTGCTGGCAGTTCATTGTATGTTGTTTCCATGCAGTTCTTGTCTACTGTAAGGTTATATTTTTATTGGTTCATAAAAATAGAGCCGCGATGTGCCAACGCCAATTCCATCATAAATGTATAATTCTTGTTTATTTATATATATTTGCAACATCATTTCAAAGGTTCATTTATAAAATTGTGTAAAAGTGTCTCTTCGTTGGTGTTCATGATTTCTCCTGTCATCATTGCACATTCATATGTTTTTCTTAACACGTCATTAGGTGCACTGCTTCCCGCTTTAATTAAATTATGATCTCTTAAATACTTTTTTAGATCATTGATTTGTGTGTTTTTTAACTCCTTGTGCGCGGACATGATTTTTTTACGCGTCCCGGCATCTTTTATCAAAACGCCGATCGGACCATTTGTGCCTCGGTTCCTTCCAACTGTGTAAGTGCGTTTGGTCGTGCGTTTGGTCTTTTTCTTGTGCTTTACTGGGTACAATATATTTAACACATCCTCTCCGACATTTTCTGGTGTGTCATCTAGGTGTTGACTGATTGCGGTATCAACTAGTAGTTCATGTATATCATTTTTCTTTGGTTCCACACGTGTCGCGTTCGTTTGTGAGAACAGGTCTTTTAACACTATTTCATCCTTTACTAGGTCAGGAAGAATGTCAGGCAACTGATCTATTTGAGGTATTTGTTGTTGTTGTTGTTGTTGTTGTTGTTGTTGTTGTTGTTGTTGTTGTTGTTGTTGTTGTTGTTGTTGTTGTTGTTGTTGTTGTTGTTGTTGTTGTTGTTGTTGTTGTTGTTGTTGTTGTTGTTTCTGTTTTAGTTGATTCAACCTGTCTTCGCGAATGGACGTCTCCGTGAATGCCGCAGGTACTTGCACTGTCGTAGGGACTTGAGCTGTCGCTACTAAAGGAACTGGTCCAGTCGCTATCGCTTGTCCAGGGATTGCGAAAGTCAGCGCGTTTCGTTTGACTGGCATCGGGGTTCTTTTCAAGCTGCGGTAAGTTGGTTTCAGACCATTTTTCAAACACCCAGGAATTAGATTATCCACAGTATAATTTAACTTTAAGGAAGAAACGGGTGGGGTTAAACTCAGTTTAGGAGCAACTGGGTACAAATCTTGCGGGAACGACAAGTCGACAACAGGGTCTTCTAAAGATGCCGCAACTGCATAATTGGTTAACACTGGTTTTTTGACTGTTTTGTTTAATGGTGCCGATAAAGTTTTTTCTTGTGTTTTCTTCCTTTGAGACAATTCAGAGAAGAAATTAAGAGATTTGCTAAACTCGTCTTCACCAGTTTCTTCTGAACTGTTTGATTTGCGAGGCGCGCTTCTTTTTGACTTTGGGTTAACTAAGGACGCCGTTTCCGCATTCTTGTGTTCTTTTACTCTAGATTGCAATTTGGATTTTAGTTGTTCTGCACTAATTGCGGGTTTTTGCATGGGGACTCCACTAGAACCATTTTTCCTGCTTTTTCTTCCTGATACTTTGAAAAGTTCAGGGTTTATTTTGATTGTTTTAGAAGCAGACATGCTTAAGGATAGTTTAACACATTATAAAAAAATGCAAGGCGCAATTTAAAACTTTTGTGCGAGTATATTATAAGAACGCACAGATGCCTAAATCGAACAATAAAAAAAGCGTGGTGCATGGAGAGAGGAGAAAACGCACACACAAAAAAACGATGAGAGGTGGGGGAGATGGCGAACCGATGAGTCAGGTTGTTCTCGCCCCCGGTGAATATTTGATGGGAGACAGAGATTCTAATGATTGGGGAGCCACTGATCAAAGATTTGGCGACATGGCGAAAATAACTTATAAACAAAATGCAAAACCAGTGGGGGTAGGACTAATTATTGCGGCAGGAGTCGCAGTAGGTTCCATTTTTCTCTTAGGCGCTCTTAAAAAGCATTAACCCTCGATTAAAACAAAAAATTGAAAACAACTTAAAAACAAAATAATAATTTAAATAACCGTCACTCCCAAATACTTAAACCTCGTTAAATTATTATTTACAATGCAACCAACCAATGCCAATTTCACTTTAGAGGGCACTGTGTGTGAACCATCTATAGTGGAAAATAAAAAATTAGCAGATCATTACGTCACAGATTCCATTGATTATTCCAAGTACATTGAACAACCATGGACTATCATTGGGGCCTACTTTGAAGGACGCCATTTAGACAGACTCGTGCGTCACCAGACGGAATCATACAACAACATGGTCGCTCAACAGTTAGAGAAAACAATTTATATGTTCAACCCGATGACTATTGTATCTGATGACGATTTTGACGCCGCCTCAGGACTACATTCGTTAGAGGTAGTCTGCACATTCTTGAACTTTCACTTGTTTCGCCCCCAGATCCACGAGAACAATGGTGCCACCAAAATCATGTGGCCACAAGAAGCGCGTCTACGCAATTTCACTTACTCTTCCGCCATGACGGTCGACATGAATTTCAAGTACATTGTGCGCACTGGCGACCACCTGCAAAACACACAAATATTCGAAAAAACATTCTCGAAAATTCATATCGGCAAACTGCCCATCATGGTAAAAAGTCAAAATTGTGTACTAACGCAGTATAAGCATGTCAGCGAGACACAGTCTGGCGAGTGCCGTATGGACGCAGGTGGGTATTTTATTATCAATGGTTCAGAGAAAGCAGTGTTGGGTCAAGAACGAGCCGCAGAGAATCGCGTCTACTGTTTCAATGTCTCCAAGACGCAAACCAAATATTCCTTCTCTGCAGAAATGAAATCGATTCCTGACACTAAGTGCATCTCGCCAAAACAGATTAGTGTCAAACTCTCATCCAAACAGTCCGAAGGAGGATGTGTCATGACAGTGGAACTCACGCGCCTCAAGAATCCGATCCCCTTATTTATATTGTTCCGCGCACTAGGCGTCATCTCGGACAAAGAAATTTGCGAGAGAATCTTGATCGATGTGACAGCGGAACAGCGCGAACAAATGTACGAAAGCATCCGTGCCTCTATCATCGACGCGGAAAAGTGCACCACCCAAGAAGAAGCACTCCGCATCATTGTCTATAACGCCAAGTACACCCCAATCAATATGGATAAAGATACTGGTGCCAAAAAGAAGCGCGAGTTTGCACAAGACATCTTGAAGGATGACCTATTCCCTCATTGCTCTACACTACCCCAAAAATTATTTATGATTGGGTATATGGCGAACAAGTTGCTTCAAACCAGCTTTGGGTGGATGAAAACGGATGACAGAGATTCGTTTGTCAACAAGCGCATCGACTCGACAGGTGCGCTTCTCAATAACCAGTTTCGCAACCATTTCAACAAAATGCGTCAAGACATGACCAAGGGGATTATCAAAGAAATCAAGATGGGTTCCTGGCGATCTACAGAAGACTATGCAAACATCGTGAATATGACCAATATCTACAAAATCGTAAAACCATCCACCATTGAAAATGGGATTAACCGTGCTCTCTCTACTGGTGATTTTGGGGTGAAACATAACAGCAACAAGATTGGTGTCGCTCAAGTGCTGAATCGCCTTACTTACCCATCTAGTTTAAGTCATTTAAGAAGAATCTCTACGCCTGCAGACAAAAGTGGCAAGCTCCCTGATCCCAGAAAATTGCATAGCACTACTTGGGGATTCATGTGCCCTGCGGAGACCCCAGAAGGGCAATCTGTTGGGTTAGTGAAAAATCTAGGCATCTTGACACATTTAACCGTACATTCACATAGTGCAACCTTATATGAGTATGTCGCGCCTCTAGTGACACTTATCGATGAACTATTTACTGTCCATGACGCTTCACGCGATTTTGTTAAAGTGTTTGTCAATGGAACATGTGTTGGGTTCACTTACACGCCACTAGAACTGTATGAAGACCTGAAAGAGAAGAAACATACTGGAGTGATAAACATTTACGCTTCCATTATCTTTGACTACCGACACAAAGAAATACGTGTCTGTAACGATAGCGGGCGCATCACTCGTCCACTACTTCGAGTAAAAAACAACCACCTCTTAATCACCAAGTCAATCATAAAACAAATCGATTCGGGTGAGCTGATATGGGACGACCTTTTTACAAATTGCAAAATCCCCGATTCTGTCCTTGAATATATTGATCCCGAAGAACAAAGTCACTCACTAATTGCGACCACCCCATCAGATCTGTTGTATGCAGATCAAGAGCTCAAAAAGTATACTCACTGCGAGTTGCACCCCAGCACTATTTTCGGAGTCCTTGCATCCTGTATTCCTTTCCCAGAGCACAACCAGTCACCCAGAAATACTTACCAATGTGCTATGCAAAAACAGGCGATGGGGATGTATGCGACTAATTTTGTAGAAAGAATGGACAAAACTGCATATGTTTTGAACAACCCGACAAGGCCTCTAGTCGACACTCGTGTAATGAACATGATCAAACTGAATCAGATCCCTTCTGGTTGCAATATCACTGTCGCGATTATGACACATACTGGGTACAACCAAGAAGACTCGCTGCTTATCAACAAGGGATCAATTGACCGAGGATTATTTCAAGCGACTGTATACCACACAGAAAAAGACGAAGACAAGCAGAAAATCAATGGTGAAGAAGAAATCCGATGCAAACCTGACCCCACCAAAACAAAGGGCATGAAGTTTGGCAATTACAACAAGGTAAATAGCAAAGGAGTGGTGGTCGAAAACTCGTTGATAGAAAATAGAGATATCATTATTGCAAAGGTGATGCCTATCAAAGAAAACCGCAATGACCCGACTAAAATCGTCAAGTACGAAGACCAAAGCAAGATGTATCGAACCAATGAACCAACTTATATTGATAAAAACTATATGGACCGCAATGGCAATGGGTACAATTTTGCCAAGGTGCGTGTCAGGACTACTCGCAAACCTGTTATTGGGGATAAGTTCTCTAGTAGACATGGGCAGAAAGGTACTTGTGGAAACATCATTCCAGAAGAAGACATGCCCTTTACCAAGTCTGGGTTACGCCCAGATATTATTATCAACCCACACGCAATTCCTTCGCGTATGACAATTGGACAACTAAAAGAAATGCTTCTAGGGAAAGTGTTGGTAGAACTGGGACTATTTGGAGATGGCACCAGCTTTGGTGATCTTGATGTCCGCACTATCTCTCAAAAATTGTTTGAGATGGGGTTTGAATCACATTGCAATGAAGTGATGTATGATGGGTTAACTGGCGAACAGATGGAAAGCGACATCTTCATTGGACCAGTGTTCTACCAACGATTGAAACATATGGTCAGCGACAAGCAACATAGTCGTTCAATTGGTCCAATGGTGAATTTGACAAGACAACCTGCAGAAGGGAGATGCCGAGATGGTGGGCTCCGTTTTGGGGAGATGGAGAGAGATTGCATGGTCTCACATGGGGCGTCGAGATTTACTAGGGGCAGAATGTATGATGCGTCCGACAAGTACTCGGTACATATTTGCAAGAAATGTGGGATGATCGCAGCATACAATGACGAAATGCATATACATTCTTGTAATACATGCGAAAACAAGACAGAATTTGCTTACGTTGAAATCCCATACGCATATAAGTTGTTGAGTCAAGAATTGATGACAATGAATGTCGCGATGCGTGTTATCACAGACTTGTAAATAACAAGTGATTCGAGTAAGTATTGCATATATAAATAAATATCATTGAATAAATGACATTTATATTGATTATTATATTGATTATTATATTTTTTTGGTTAACTTGTTTAGTTTTTCTTGGAAGAAGAGCGAGTCGCCATGCGCTTTCTGTAGCACTTTCTATCAGCGCACTGTCTATGACCAGATTCGCATCTCTTGGCACGTTTTGAATCGCTCTTGGTGTGGCACTTTCTGGAGAAAAAGCATCTTCGGGTATTTTTCTTGCAGCGTTTGGTCTTAGCAGGCATTTTATATATTACGCGTAGAAAATATTTTGCTCGTAAGCATTTGCTCGTAAGCATTCAACCATAGACATTCCAGAAAAGGATAGAATCCCCGTTTTTAACCTGCTCTCTCGTGTTTTGAACGCACTTTTCGAACGCTTTCAAATCGTAGTTCTCCATTGACGGAAAGGTCGCGGTATATTTACTTGGTTGTTCAAATCGTTTTTCATATTTAATTACATGTATTCCTAAATGGGGAGGAGGTACAAATTCGGCACCAACTTGCACACCATATACTTTTGTTGTGCTCTTAGTGCAAGCACTCGCAATACTTGTTACAAGTGTCCCGCTACCAATCGCACACCATACTTCGCCTGGTTCCCCACCAATTTGTGCAAACACTTGTGCTGCTCTATCCGAAAGTATTTTAATATTCTTTTCATCTTTTGCACCAAAAACAATCTTTTTTGTATTGGGTCTTGTTAAACAATAGTCGCGTGCTCTTTTTTCCACCACTGTCAAGTAACCGTAAGGAACTTCCACGACATTTGCACCAAGTCCTATACATTTCAACGTATTTGCGTGCTTTTTGTTACGTTTAGCACAAAAGATGGTCGTTTTTTTACCATGTGCTTCGCAATATGCCGCCAACGCGATTTGAAACCCTCCATAAACAGGGGACGCGTAGACAAATTCATCGATCTCAGGAGGTTCGCTATCCACAATCGATTTAATTAGAACTGATTTTGTCCCTCCAGGAAGAAGATCGTCTCTTAATACAAATATCCCGGAATGTTTTTCAATGGTAATGGACATTGTATTAATATTCTATTAATATTGTATTTAATATTCTGGTATTTGTAATAATACAATGTGAAAATTGTCTTTATGTTGTTGTTGTCGTCAGTCCCAAAATTCTTTTTTGTTACATACATATCAACAAATTGGGTTCACAAAATATTCTCCTTAAAACGCACGTAAGTGCGTCGTTGACACCTGATGTCGTTTTAGCAGAAATGTCGAATGACGGGACAGAAGAATCAAATATATAGGTGGACCGATTTGTGACATCTATTTTATTGAAAAAATTTATAATCGGCACACGATTCGCGACACCAATACAATCAATCAAATCAATATACCGTTTTTTAAATAGCGTATGCATGTTTTCATCGGTTACGTCTGACATCATGATATGACCGTCGCAGCGCAAAATAAATTCCTCAGGAACATCTTTTATGTCGCGCATACAAAACATTGTCAGCTCTACAGGACCTTTGTTTGTACAAATATGCATAACATATTCCGTGGGTCCTGTGGAACCCTTGAAATATTTGCACATATACCCTTCTACCAACGTTTTCTTGCCCACATGGGGGGCGCCAAGGACGCTTACGCGAGCTTTTAGTGGGGTAGACGTAGACATGTTTATTCTTAATATATATTTGTTTCGTTGTGTTTATATTGTTTTCTATAAAACAAATAATGTTAATTAAATGTGGTTTATTTTAGTAAAAAAAGTGAAACTTACGTGGGTTCTTGTTGCCATCAGATAATAATCAATGAGCGCATTCCAGATCTATAAAAGAGAAACATATAAACAATGTGACTTTTGACAAATTACATATCAACCAGAAACAAAATGCAACATAAAAACAATACTCGACAATTTCGTACGCGACAGTGAACAGATTTGGTAGTTTTTTCTCGTTCTTAAAACAAACAGTCCTTTGCATTTGGGTAAAGTTTGTGTTAGGAATATGTTGATTCATTTTTTAAACAAGTGTAAGCGATAATTATTTAAGGGAGAGATGTGATTGAAATATTTTACTTTAAAAACCAGATTTCAATTTTTTGGAGTTTTCGTTTCGTTTCGTTTCGTTTCGTTTAAACCATCCCTATAACCCAAAACAGGTCAGAACCACGCCATAAGATGCATTAGTTAAGTAAGTGACTGTGGAGAAAAGGATTCCACCCCATAATATGTCCATAATTACAGTTTCCACACGCCAATTTGTTAAAAAAGTATAGTTCGTAAACTCGTACACTGCGTTTAGCGAGGCGCCCAATATAAACGCATCTAGTATGGGCGCATCTTTACGAATGATGAACCAGTATAGCGAGAACAACATTGCCGCGTAGCATAAAATCGCACCTGGTACTCTTATTTTAGAAGGAGAACCTTGCACATCTTGTATTTGTTTGGCGAAAAACGCGCGATTGAACTGTATAAAAGAAAAATCGAGCAGAATCATAAATATGGCCGAGATGATCACCTTTTTTATAAGGACGCGCGTTTGCATATTATAATAATGTGTTATTATTATTCCATTTTATTGAGTTTAGCGCATTGTTTACAAAAAATATATTATTTTCCGACAGAATATAATATAATATACTATACTATAATATAATATAATGGCGAGAATCGTAAGCATTGGAAGTCTATTGCAATCCATCATCGGAGTGGGCATTGAAATTAAAAACAACAACAATATTGTATCGGGCGGTGGGTTAAAGGGTCGTATGCCTAAACCGATTGTCAACCACGAAAATGACAACGCGTTTTCCAAAACCCGGTTCGAATTAAGAGAGGCATGGAACACCAAATATGTGCGACAAACAAACAAGGGAACTACCCCTTTTAGAGCAGTGAACAATGCTGGCGACGCGTTAAGCAGAGTTAACTATTCTTGCGGCGGTTCCTGCCAAAGCTTCCAAAGCAGACCCAACATGAAGGGGTTAAGTCAGCGATTTGGATCGATTCATAGCATTTGCGATGGATCTAATATACCCCCTGCTGCTTGCAACGTCAAGTATGTCTATGACAGTTCTGATTATATCAAGTACGCCAGACAAAAGGCCGAGAATGCCAATTACAATGATATTTCATTTGGCGGTAACGCGTCCAACGCAGCGCAACACGCGATCCGATCTATCCGCAGATATTAAACGGAGCATTAATGAAGTGCTAAGCGGTGAACATTAAAAAAAGAATATTATGTTATTTTTAATATATTATTTTTGCGCCATCAATCGTGTGTAACCAAACGCACCACATTTGTTACATTTTAAATTTTTCTAGCGCCTTTTTCACATCGGCATCTACATTTTTAATATGAATGGTTTCCCAATACCTAGAATCTTCTAATTCCGCGCCTGACAACACCCACTGAACACTTGTAAGACCCCCAAGAATTTGATCTGCGATTTTCTTTGCTCTTGTGTGATGAAAGTCCGACGTGACAACAACTATGTTTGAGTAACGCGTACTTGTTTCTAACAAATGTTTTTTCACCATGATAAAATTCTCCGCTGTATTGGTCGCCTCCAGATCATAGATGTAGTTCCAGTTACTTGTCGCGGTCGCATATTGCAAAATTTGTCCCGCCATTTTTTCTGCTTCTGTCTCTGTCTCATCCGATGGGTTCTTTATCCCGCCACTTAAAAACCAAGTAATGTTGTTATTTGCGTTGTCATTCGCATTTGCATTCGCAAACCGTGTTGCGACACGCACCCTATCATTTAATAAATAAGGTATATTGCAACCTAAAAGCACTAATAAAATGTTCATATTTAAAATGGTTATGGAAAGGTTGCTTTTAAATCATTTTTAAAAAACATTTCAATTTTTATTTTAATTGTTGTTGTTATTGTTGTTGCTGTTGTTGTTGCTGCTACTTACGCCATACGCGTTCTTGTCGATGACTACTTCGCGCGCAATATTCCGAATAATTTTATTCAGATTGTTCTCTAGTTGTGACTGATCTTGTCCACCAGTGCTTTCACAAATCATGGTCAAATACTTGGTGTTATCCTTGTTGCTAGACCTGACACAGTCTGGGTGCGCCTTGATCCACACCGGTATTTGAACAATATTTTTGTGTTCTACATACCTGATTGCCTGCTTAATCAGCGTCTTCTCCTCGGTGTCTCTTTCCCAGACATTATCTTCCTTGATATACAAAATCTCTCGTTTGAAATCACTGCAATGGATCGGTCTTTTACGCGCATCCAACTCTTTCAGACCATTAACAAAAATGCGTGAAACACCATCGGAATATCCCAAACGACCGATTTCCTCCAAATCTGCCAAATCGATTCTCATTAGTTTGACAAAATCCACCATATTTAATGCGTCTTTACATGTCTCGTTTAAAAATACTTGTAGATTGAAATGATTGGTATTGTTGGTATTATTGTTGGTAGTAGAATTGTGAATAATTTGTTTGCTCTCTTTGGCAATTTCAATTAACTGTTTTTGTAGATCTTGGTTTTGCTTGATTAATGTCATAATGGCGCTAGATAATTTTTCAGATGATTGTGTGTCGGAATCGAGGCCCTTTTCTTCCTCCAACAAATCTTTGTCTAAACATTGTTTAAATGCTTCGCACTTTTTTTTATGGCGCCATAACCCAGTTCGCTCTTTAAATGTTTTCCCGCAAATACACTCTTTTGAACCTATACCTGTTTCAACATCTACCACTCCTCTTGCTTGCGATGTCATGCGAGAGTGTTTCATACGTTTCGAGTGTTTATTGTAATCATACCTATTGTTTGTTGAATACTTGCATGCAACACATATATATGTGGAATCCATAATATATTATTATACTTATACTTATACTTATACTTTTGCAACATTCATTTTCACCCTTTTCAGCTCCTTTTTTCCCCATTTTCCTGTTATGCTCTCCCGGGTTTTCAAAACTCGATTAGCAACAAGACCATATATGCTCTTGCGACTTTTTAAAATAAACGGTGCAAAAATCGCGAAAAGTCGCGCAATAATGTGACCATAAATGCTCTTGCGACAAAAGTCGCAAAAATGTCCAGATTTTGTCAACGCCCATTTTTATGCTCACAAAAACTCGCAAAATCCCTTTTGTCAACGAGAGCATAATGCTCACAATCGCGTTTTCTTGCGACTTTTTTGTTGACAAAAATGTTGACAAATGTTGACGATTTTTGGACATTTTTGGGACATTTTTTGGACATTTTTGAAGCTCTAAAAAAAAGTGAAAAAAATTATGGTCTCATTTTTTTCACTTTTTTCTGAAAAAAAGAAAGTTTATGGTCTCCATGCTGTAAATTCATCATTTTTCGCAAATCTCTGAAAGACTTTTCGTTTTTGGACATTTTTAAAATGTCTAAAAAAGGAATATAGGGCATCTACTATTTTTTTAAGAAAAGTCGCGGCCGCGCCGCGTGGCCGACCTTTTAGCGCCACTGCATTTATGCTGTGCTTTTTAAAAAAAGACGTGAAAAGCGTGAGAGCATAATTGGGAGGGGGGGGGGTATGGGGGGATAGAAGACTTAATATTTTGAGAACCTTTTTTTTCTTCCTTTATAGTATGTCTTCATCTCCTTTGACAACTTATAAGAATGAGTTGATTAACGCCAGGCGCGAGATATATAATGCGGACTTGTTGAAATTGAACGCGCATTACCAAAGGTTAATAGATAGCGTAAATAGGAACGCAGCACTCTCGAGAAGGGCAAAAGCGACCAACGTGAACGCAATTGCACGAGATCGCACAAACGCAGTGAAAGCAATGAAAGCGGCATATAATAGATATGTTACCACTGTGAACGCAATTAAGGTGTTGCCTCCTCCTCCACCATCCGCGTCACCGGCTCCCCCCAAAAAAATAGCGGTACTAATTGGGATCAATTATATTGGCACACCAAATCGTTTAAATGGGTGTATTAATGACACGCGTTCGTTCGCGAACCTATTGCAAACCAAGTTTAACTACAATCCATCGGATATCTCTTTTATGACAGATGAAACGTTGGTTAAACCAACACGCGCAAATATATTGTCTGCGTTCACAAATCTTCTTATAAACGCGCGGAGTGGTGACACGATCTTTTTTTTCTACAGCGGACATGGGACCCAAAAAAACAACCACAACAATTTAAATCCCGCAGATAAAATCGATGAATGCATTTACCCAATAGATGGGAAAATTATCACAGACATTGAATTCAAACGGATAATTGATGCGAATTTGAGGGATGGTGTCAAACTAACAGCAATATTTGATAGTTGCTTTAGCGGAACTGTTATGAATTTGAGGTACAACTATTTGAATAGCGACACCAACAATGCGTTGTTGGTAGATACTTATGCGGCAGATACAAAAGGAGATGTCGTTTGTATTAGTGGGTGCAAAGATTCACAAACTAGTGAAGACGCCATTATAGGAGGGAAATATGGAGGAGCGCTCACATGGTCTATCACCACATCGTTTTTAACGCATGGTTTGACATGGAGTCAACTAGTAAATAATTCGAGGGCGTTGTTGGCGTCATCGGATTATACACAAATTCCACAGTTCTCTTCAGGTAGATCTATCGATATGGAAGCGCAAATCTTATTTTAAGAATTATGCGCACGTTTTATATAAAACTGCGTGCGGTCATGTGGACAGTCGCCAGTTATTTCAGCATTTGGTAAAGTGAAAGGGATCAAATTGCTTTTTTGACAGACATATGAAAACCCCACCTGGTCTTGCGTTGAATGTTTCAATGTTTGTAAATACCATAATTCCAAAAATCGTTTTACTTCCTCGTCTTTGTTTAAGAATGCGACAAAACATGTAATCCATACCCCTAAATTGGGAGTATGTGAATTAAATTGTTTAAAATACTCTTCCGAATAACCATCTTTCAAATACTCTTCGTACTGTTTTTTAACGTCTTGGTATGGTTGATGCTGGTTGTTCCAATAAGTACTTGTATATCTTGAATCTACAGAAGCATGTGCCTCTTGTTTTAATATACCTCGCCGCCATTCGTGATGCCACCCAATGACCTTTTCAGTATATATCTTAGATAAAAGGTACTCACTTGTTTTGTCATAGGTGATTTCAATAGTGCCATCCAACCAGACAATCACGTCATAATGTTTTAATCGCGGGATCTTTTGGAAAGATTGTTTGTAATACTTTGCTACGTTGAAAGAGTGCTTGTTGTTAGCGAATGAATTTAGTGAGCACCCATCGTCTAATTCACTTTTGTGGGAAATATGGTAAGGCGTTTTATCAATTATCCACCCATTGCTCTTTATGCTTGTGCTTTCAGTGAAACAAATAAAATCGGACGCGACTGTTTGTTTGCACATATTTTTGCATGTTAATTCGTAATTTCCGAATATCGCGGTGATGTAACATATTTTCGCTTTCTTAATTGCTACACCAATGCCCAAAAATTGTTTTCCTGTTTTCTGAAACACCTCATCATATTGTCCCACATACTCGTAAAAATCGTACTTATCAGATTCGTGCGTTTTCAATTCATTCCAAAATTTCACTACCCCTGGGCACGCGTCGCTCACTATATCATGAAAAACAAAAATTCTCCCATTGTTTTTGCATGATTCGTAATCCGTTTTAACCCCTTCATAAGAGTGATCGCCGTCAATGAAAATTAGATCGAAATAATTTGATTGCACAAAACTTTTAAACTGTTCAGATTGACTATTATCTTTTATAAATACCGTTTTGCTGTTTGCGTCGCAATATTCTTTGACAGGTGAATCAATAAGGTCTACTGCGGTACTTTCGTTGAATGCATCATTACATAATTTTAAATATTCAGTTGTCAAAATAAATGTCCCGCCCCATCGGCACCCTATTTCAATATAAGAATGGATATTTTGTTCGCGAAGCAAACAAAGGTATTTTGAAAATTGATTTGGGTACTGCCATATGCGCAACCCTCCCCCATTTTCTTTTACGACATTAGGTTGTTCATGCAGTAGTTCTGTATTGAACCCCAATTGCATCATTTGTTTTTCTATATATGTTGAGTAGTTCAAAAATTGTTTGTCCCAACCTTGTATTAACGCAACTTTTGTTAAATCCAACATGCTTTATATTTTTATGTTATACAGTGCGTATCTTTAATATAAAATTGTGACAAACGCATTATATTGTCTTGAGTTATTATATTATATGACTCAATACGATAATATTGTTATCACACCTGTTTATGGACCTCTTAGCACCAACCAATACCCTCATGCCGCACCTCCACACAATTTAGGAGCTCTCCCTGGGAGACGACCTAACCCACCCCAATATTACCCTTCAGACAGCACAAGCACCTTTGTGAATGCGCGGCGCGAGTATTTTCGCGTTTCTACCTCTGCACCTCCTTCCAACACCAAGTACAACGCACCGGTTGCATCTTCTATGCATGTATGCGCTAGGAAAAGAGCTGCTGTCGGGAAAACATCGTATAAAATGGGACTTCCCGATTCAGCTCTATTGTCTTATAAAAGTTACAATGTAAATGATGTGAAGAAAGCATTAAGGAGTTCTAGGGGTCATGGTTCAGTTGCCCCTAAAAAGAAGGGCGCCATACAAAACACATATTCTCATGTTGGTGGGTATGGTTCTTTAGTAAGACAAACGTATTCATAAATCAATGCACGCGTTTACAATGATTCGTAGGCGTAACGCCTAACTTTTTTTCGTGTTATATAGTATAAAATGAAGAAGTATTTGGCCGAGTTCATGGGAACAATGTTCCTTATGTTTATTATTTTAGCAACTGGCAACTGGATGGCGATTGGTGCCGCTTTAGCACTTTGCGCCCTTTTCTTAGGACCCATTTCTGGTGGTGCGTTTAACCCCGCTGTCACTATTGGCATGATGACTACTGGCAAACTCCCCAGAGGAGATGTGATCCCATACATTGTTGCCCAGGTTGCAGGCGTTTTAGTGGCGGTGCAGGTGGTGAAGATGGTGATGAAGAAGTAAATAGTATAAACATTTTTTTTAAGTAAAATATATTATTATATGCGTAATATATATTATGAATGGATATTTTGATGGCGTGTTAAATGGCGCAAATGGCGCGGCAAATAGTGCAACTAGTTGGTTTAAAAACCCGTTTTCTAGTGAAAAAGAACCTGAATCAGAGACACCCGCTCCGGGTGCCGCTACCTCTGCAGGACCGCCGGCCCAAGCAGGTGGTAAAAGAAGAAAGAGGCAATGCGGTGGGTCTTTCCACCCTTATACCCCATCATCAAACCTAGCATCTACCGCATCTTCTTTCAAGGGAGGAAGAAGACACAAGACCCGCAAGTCTTATAAAAAGAAATCACGTAGAAAATCTTATAGAAAGAGGCGTTAAGCATTGCGACTGTTAAGCGTTGCGACTGTTAAGCATTGCGACTGTTAAGCGTTGCGACTGTTAAGCATTGCGACTGTTAAGCGTTGCGACTGTTAAGCATTGCGACTGTTAAGCGTTGCGACTGTTAAGCATTGCGACTGTTAAGCGTTGCGACTGTTAAGCATTGCTTTATCCCCGTTTGTCGTAATACATTATTTTATACGCTAAATAAATTCCCAAGAGACCAAGTGAAGCAATATACGCTTGCGACAAGGGATCTCGCTCAATATTTGGACAACGCGCGTTAAATAGCGAGCTTTGTGCGGCCATCGGAGCAAATCCTTCTTTTTTTCCGGGACCAGGACTAGGACTAGGCACAGGAGCATTGGCCGGTTTCTTATACCCCTTGCACATGGTCCCTGTCTCTGGGTTCATTCCGCCCATAAAGTATTTGAATTCACATGGGTCCATTTTTTTGATATCCGCCGTGGCGACAAAATAGGTTCCAGAGGACTTGCTGTTGTTCGAGTCTATTGTTTCCAATGTGATTTGTTGGCACTCGGGCGTCGACTCAGAAGCAAATGCACCCAACAAATTAAAAGGGTTGAATGCCGCTAGATTCCCCATAGCTCCAGGAATGAGACCACGCATATCATCGAATTTGATCCCTGAAGAACTAGACAACAATGGAATATTTCCTTGAGGCACATTGTTCATGTAAACATACCGATCTGTCTCTTGACCAGTTGCCTTGTCGACACATTTGCCACCAGTTTTCATAAAAAACTTGCCTCCTAAAGGGCCACCTGTTTTAGAAGCGTCGCTATTTCCTGTTATCAAAACTTCTATGTACGAAACGAGACCATCAATGTCTTTTCCTAACGTTTTGATGTTACCCTTGCTAGACATACCTAATTCGGTCGGGTTTTTGATACCATCCGCATAATTATAATTGGGCCCCAAGATTTGTTCTTGCAACGCGTCGGGATCGGTCGCCGCCTGTTTGAAAATATTGGCGCTCATAGTATCTAATATATATATACATAAAGAGGATATAAATCTTTATAGATATAAATATTATTTTTATAAGCGCGTGGTTGACAAGTGTACGATTGACAAGTGTACGATTGACAAGTTCACTCGTCGGTCACTTCTTCTTCTTCTAATGGTTCATCAGTAGCTCCTGTGATATTTGGGTCCTCGGTGCCAATAGTATCATCCGCAGTTTGCTTCTGCGATTCAGCAAAGTCGTTTATTTGCCCCGCCATTTCGACCATGTTTAAACTCATGTCGTAGACATCCTCTTTTAAAGCGAGTATCTCGTCCATTTGTTTTTTCAGGACCGCGATATTGCCTGCGTTCTGTTGGGACAAAATCATCGGGTCGTTAGGGTCATATTCTTTGTATGTGTTGTCTTTATTTTCTAACCCTTCAACCACCGAGTAGTGATAACCATAATAATCACAATAATTATAATAATACTTTTTTATTTCATGAAACAATAGAATACCTATTAGTAAAAGGAAGAAAACAATAAGCACCCTTACGAATATCTTGTCAAACATCTCCTGTATAATATATAATAACAGATTTATTTTCTTTTATTATCTATATATGTCTTCTGCTTTTTACCCATTAGGAATGAAATCGTATAATAATTATACCCCGCAAGGTGGGTATAAAACATGGAAGGGTGCTAATGAGTTTCAGAACCCGGTCGGAATCACTTCATCTAACCAACGACCACAAACCAACAAAGACTACCGCAATGTTGCAGTCTACAAACATGGACTCCCAAGACCTATGAAGCATTATAGAAAAGGGACAAGTATTCCTATTTCCAATGGCGCGATCGAAAATTATTATTCAAATAGACAAGTGGCATCCTCAACCTCAAATGCCTCTGTTGGGCAATTAATTGATAGACCAGGAAGTGTCTCTACAAAACCAGTGCCTACAAGTTCAGGTGAGTGCAATACATGTTTAGGGCAATCGATTGTCTCTGGTTGGGCTCCGATACAAAACTTGACTGAAAAACCGCAACCTAATACAGAAAACGCGACACTATGCTGCAATGCACAAAAAAAAGCAAGGAAAAGAGTGCTCCCTGCAAGCACCATTCTGAAAAAGAATTATTACACTACACATAGTCAGTATATGTATAACAGGTGCCAAACGTTTGAGCAACGCGCGTTTAATTTCTATAGTGGTCCACAAACGCAAACCCCTGAAAGCTCGCCATACGAATATACCGCTAACTGCTCCCCCAATGTCATAATCAATGACGCGGTTGTCATTTCTATTATAAACCGAGTTGCATTTGTGTTAAAGGAAGAAAACATTATTACACAAGAAGAGTACGATGCATTTTTAACAGCGCAAATTGTCACAATGGAAGCATTTATTGCTTTTTTAACTAACGATGTCGCCAATTCATCTGAAGCACTCGCATCGCTATATAAAGTGCTGAACAACAATTACCTCAATGGTGGGAACGATATGTTGAGCAACTCGACAAATGGGTGCAAGAAGGTGATTTACAAACCAAACAATTACCAATATGCACAACAAGGCGCGGTCACTGGTAGTGCAAGGGTGCTTAGATTGAATGTCAACACAATAGATAAGTATATTTCTAACATAAAAGCACCGACTAACACGATGATATATAAAAATAAAGTAGAAAAATGCAATCCCGCCTATTATCGCAAGGATGGAGATCGAATACAATGTAAAAAAGTGTAAAAAAGTGTAAAAAAGTGTACGGGTAAGCGACATTTAAAAAGATGATCTAGTAGTTTCTTTATTATCTTTGTCTTTGCAGAATCCAAAATGGGGGTTGGAAAATGCATTGTATTTTTCAGTTATTTTATTGGATGGTAACCCATTTTTTTCACACCACTGAACCGCTTTGTAAATATTATTTTTGCGAATATTAGTGTGTTTGTCTTCGTACAATTTTGTTTTGATAGTATTCACGACATGAACATGACTGTCTAATTGTTGTTGACCAATAATTGCGTTAATTTCTTCTATTTTGGTTAGAAAAATATATGGAGACTCTAATTGCAACAAAGAATGAATGTACACATGTGGTTCTTTCATGTGTTCGATTGTTTGGCACACCGATTCTAAAATGTCTTTGGGAACATTGCTCGAAAATGTTTTACACACAAAGTATCTGTCTGATATCAAAGGGTGCGATGACTCAGGTTTTAAAACATATGTTTTGTCAAATAAGCAATTTAAAATAAACATAACGTCTAGTTCTAGTTGCATTGACATTGTAAACATTTTTATAATGCATGCTCCATTGGGGCGCAACTGAGTTAAGACCGCACGTAATGCACAAATCAATGACAAAAAATACTTGTTTATTTCTTCAAGGGAAGAAAACGGAGATGTTCTATTGGCACACGTTAATAATGGGTCTGATGGCGTAAATGTGTCAAAAAACAATATATGCCCTTTATCAGGGGCAGATTCTTGTTCTGAAGACAAATCCAATGGGTCGAACGTTTGAACGCGTATATGCGTTTTTTTAAACACTTGGGTTATATCGTGTTCTGAAAGTCCGCTGAAATTAAATATATTCAGCAGCGATTCGTGCTTGAACATGTCGGACATATTGAACGCGTTGTGTATTTCGAACAGATTGTATAACGTGGGGTTATTGCATTTTATTTTAGGGGAATTTGACATTTGATTCGCAGTGTTTGTACAAATATACTCCACTGGGTTTAACATGTTAACAGTCGCTTCCAGGATGTCGCTTGTAAAGTCACATGGTTTCAAAACCATCGTAGTCTTTGGAGAATCATGTAAATTCATTTTTTTAACAGAATTGTTCATTTCATTGGAGCATGCAGATAAGCACATACATTTTCGCTCGACAATAGTGAAAATTTGTTGTATTAGTGCGTCACGTCGCATTTTGACACTTTTGGACACAACGTCTTTTGATATATCTTTGTTCATAAGAGAAGATAAAAAAAGTGGCCGCACAATTTGTTTGTTGCGAGTATTTTTAGGTAATATATAATAAGTCATTAAAACTATATATTACTTAACTGCGTTATGTTTATGTTTATATATATATTATTTTTATGCATTTTGTGTATTTTGTGTATTTTTGTAAAATTATATATATTTTCTTTAAACGTTAAGCGTTTGTTAGTTACGCTTTAACAAATTCCTGATATACATCAGACCGTAGAATATAACATTTGGTTTACCTCTTCCCATGATATGAACTAACGTGGCGTCATTGGTAGCAACTAACATCGCGCGTAGATCTTCATTTTGTGTGAATTTTGCGTATTGCGCTCGAAACATTTCTTCTTCGCTTCTGCCACTGCGAAAGAAGTCTTCGTCTAACTGAATATTGGCACTCCTATATTTATGCTTGGTATCTTTGCCACCAGCTTGTTTCGCCATCGACGGGTCTTTGGACAATTCGCTGCCCGAATCCAATGAAAACTGATAGTAAAATTCAGGGTTCGACATCTTGAATTTGGAACCTTGGTAATAATGTTCAACAGAACGCCATTGATGCCCGTTGAGTGTAAACGGGGCACCCCAGAAATTAGACAACTTCTTTCTCCATTGAAGAATCTTGTGAAGCGCATCATATTCTTTTTTGCGATTGTCTGGGATTTTTTCGGATGCACCGGAACCAGGTCTTGGGTCATCCTTGGACAAGGAATAAAACGCGAACGCAGTGTTTTCATCATATGTCCCTTTTACTTTGTTAGGAATATCAATAATTTCCTCTTTGGTTATTTGGAATTCTTCGGAAATCTCCGCATTGAGAGTTTGTGTTGCCTCGTCGATATCTATGGTGGAAATTGTTTCTGTCGCAGGAACAAGCGCCAACTTCTTGCCCAACTTCTTGACTGATTTTATTGACTTTTCTTTTGCTTCTTTTGCTTCTTTTGTCGCTTTCATCGCCTTTGCTTTTTCTTCTGCTTCTTTTATCGCCTTTGCTTCTGCTTCTACTTCCGCTTCTTTGGATGCAAACTCGGCGATTTCTGCAGAATCACGCATTTCATTCTCTGCCTCAACAGGGTCTTTGTGGAGAAACATCGAGGTCAACTTTTCTGCATTCTCGTTGCTTATCTTCTTGTAAATAAAGTACCTGTTTAGAAACGAGATGGTTTTTTCGTTCGCAGTCATATTTAGTGCAGAATCGTATTCAGTCGCTTTAAAACGGTCATAGGCGGATTCTAGTGTCATTGCGTTAAACAATTCTTGAAACATCCCAGCACCTTCATTGAACCCAAATGTTTTTGCCTCGCTTTTGCTTAGCATCCGGAACCCATAAGTTTCCAGTATTCTAGTCAAATAAGTGTAATTCACTAAATATTCATGAAACGACTTGTTGATTGACTCTTGAAAGACATTGATCTTGTAACCTAGACAACTATCTTCCGCTTCAAAAGTAGTTTGATTGTACTCTTTGGTCACTTCCCACATCTTCCTTTCGTTTTGAGAATTAACCGCGATACTTTCCCCTGGAGGGACCCGCCTCAACTTATTAAACAACGTTTCACCGTCATAACTAGTTCCAATAAAATACCCCCCCACTTTGGTGCACTCGGATACATTCTGTATGAACCGGAAGAATGTCTCTTTGTTCTCGAAGAAGTAATGAATCGCAAATTGGCAAGATGTGATATTGAACCCATTCGCGCCTCGCGCAAATTGTCTCGCGACACCTTTGCCTAGTTTCTGAACATTCTTTTCACCGTTCCCAAAGATCGCACGCGAAATTTCCGCCCCTTTTTCGCTATACATCGCTTCACCAGATCTTATATTTAGTGCACTGTTCCCATGAACAAATAGAGCATTCGGCACTTGTTTGTATTGTTTTCGACTGTTCAAATAACGTGCGCATGCGCCATTTACCTTGTTTTCCAAGTTTTGTTGGGAGACATCGATGCCATAAACAAACGACAAGTTTGCATCTATCCATTTAGAAAGGTCCCCCGCTTTGCCACAGGCCAAATCGATCAATGTGTCTCCTGGTTTGCTTACCGCGCTGATTAATCGTTTTTTTACGTAAATATTATGAAAATCACGTAGTCCTCTTGTCGTAGTCACACTGGTAGTTGAATTGTAGTACACTTCATCATCTACAATCTCTTCGGGAACATTTTCACCAGTAGATATCATCTCTGTAGTAATCGGGTTATGAATAGACTCCCAATTGCTGTTGGCAGTCTTATATGAGTTTCCATATTCTTTGGCCCCATTGCGGAGTTCCCCTGTTTTGTCGTGGCGCACTCTTAGCGGCACCCATCTCCATTCGGTCTCTTTCTCAAAAGTGCTGTCATTGGAATCCGATGTTTCGTAACTAAACTCTACGATCATGTTGTCATCAAACACCTCTCCTTCTTTTGTAAACATTTGAAAGACATCGTTCCCGTCTTTTTGCAAGAGCAGTTTGCAAATCCCTGCATTCGGGTCATATGGAGTAGTTGGGTAGAACTGCTTAGGTTGATACACTTGTTTCATGTCTTCTATAAAATTAGGTATTTTGTCATCGATAATGTCTTGACTTGGGTTCAAGTAAATGTCGTTGCGCTCATCCATTCCGCATCTTAATATCAGTGTCTTGTATTGATTTGACTGCGAATCTTTGCTAGTATTCAATCCTCCTTCATAAATAGTGGATACTTTGTCTTGCCCAGAAGGCGTCTTGATCACGCTGACCAAAAAGTCGATGGTGTTGTATTCAGGTGGTTTCCATTTAAACGCGGCCTCCCACGTGACGCGACCATTTTTTACATTCCCTCCCTTTTCATAAGTGCCTACTGCAAGACCGACTGGGGTGAAAATGAGCCCATCTGTTTCGTATTCGAACCCTCCTTCTTGGATATTGTTTAGAAGATCGTTGCAACCATCAAAGATAGACGCGTCTGGACTTAGAGGGAGGAACCGTTTGCAAATCACTTTGATCGGTGCTACTAGTTCAATGTCGGCAACTGGTTTTAGTGCCAGTGCAGAAACCACGTTAAACATGATTCGATATCTTGATTTGTTTGGGTCTTCTTGACCAGTGGCGACAAAGTAGTGTCGCCTCACATCGATTTTATTGACAAAATATACATCAAATGCAGCGAACGTGTTGTAGAACTTCTTGTGCTTGTCTCTTAAAATTAATTCCCCATCCAATATTGTGTTAAAGAGCGCTTTCTCTTCTATTTTGGCGCCAGTAAATATTACTTTCATTGAGACAGTGATCAAGTAGACCTTTCCTATTGCAGAGATATATAGAAGGGCACGTGTTCCGTCTGCCTTTTCGGTCACGACATACCCAGTGCGTATATTAATTGCATTTGAGTTTTTATTTGGCGGGGCGATATTCTTCATAAGTAGCGTGACAGGAGAAGGACCGATGAAATCTCTGGAATCGATGCGTTTGTCCAAGTTTATGGAAGCATCTGTTGCATGTATCATCGCCATGTATTCCGACAACACATCCCGCTGTTCTGTGTAGGAAATTGGGTACGCAGTCTCTTGCAACCCAGAAAGCACATATTTAATTGTTTTTCTTAAAGAGGATTGCAAGAATTGGGGGGTCATTGTATCAAAACTAAGTGGGAACATGTCGAGTTTCTTGTTATCCACTTCAATCTCGATTTCATATGATTCTGGGTTGACAAACACGCCAGATTCTGCCAAAGTGGTGGATAATTGATAGTTTCTTCCTATTCGCGTAGAAGTCTTGACAATGCTTAGATCAATTTTAAAGGGCATACCTTCTTTCACATAAGTCACGCGGTTAATGTAGCGAAACGTCTTTTTAGAATTGTCCCAACCCTCGATAATCTCTGCTCCATGTCTTCCACGTTTGCTAATCTCTTTCTCTGTTTTGTAAGAGACAGAGAAATTGAAATCGTCAAACACTAAATTGCTCATATTTACGCCATCATATACAACATCATTCTTGGTAAATATGTTGACATCATACCAAACAGACTCAATTGTTTGTGTCGAACAATATCTTTGAATTGTTTTTAGACCTTCCAATTCTACCCTCACACGAGACATTTTAAATGCACCTGTGTATTGGTCGAGAACTTGATTTTCCATTCTTAATAAATACTTACCATCCATATTGGTAGGGTCGGAAGACTTAAACCCAAGCGAGGTCAACCGAGCAATCACGTTGTCATAATCTGTTTTCGTGATTCGCTTGACACCTCGTGTGCCAAATTTAACCTCTAGCTCCGCAACCCCTTTGTCTGGCGCGTCAATATGTGGTTTTCCAGACAAATAGACCGCGGTCATTTCATTGAACTTCTCTTGAAGTTGTTTGGTCGTCAGTTTCTCATATGGACCTCTTGGGGTCTTGGAAACCAACGGTTTTTCAGCTTCTAATCTGGATGGCCTAGACTTATGCAGATCCTCACCAGTATACACATGCGTGCCTGTAATAGTAGATATAAACGAAGTGTTTTGATTGACCACTGTTGGTGACAACAATAATGCAGTCAAGTCATCATACTGGACTAATTGCGTGTACTTGTTGTCGATTGCTAAGTTCATGTTGAGGAGGCGTTCATAGATTTTTCGCGCGTTTGCATTTTTCACTACATAAGCGTGTGTACCCCAAATTGGTTTGGTTTTGTCTGGGTAAAATAGGTCGTTTGCTAAATTTTCGCCATGATTTGTGTCTCCTTGACCATGTTTGCGTCTTAAATTGCCTAAATATAGAAGATCGAAATCTCGACGAGCGTTGTCGATCGTTTTAATAGAATCAACAATCTTGTCTTGCAAATTATCGATGACAATGGATAGATCGTCTTCGAACACAACAGTGTAACCTATTTTGTCACCAGATTCCGCGATTGTTTTGATTAGTAGGAAATGACTTAAATAACAACCTACCTCTCCAAGACTCTTGTATTTGGATTTTGCTGCGTCTGTGGTGAAATTGTCTACTAAACGTTCATCAAATCCAGACAAGTCTTTCAAATTTACATTTTTACCTATGACTGCTTCAAAATTTTGTATTGGGTGCCCTAGTTTGGTTACACTTTCATTAATGTTTTCCACACGCGTGTCATCTTTCGACATATGGATCACATAATAAGTGATGGGGGGATCTTGATACATTTGTTTATTAGAAGTATTTGGGTTAGAATACATTGGGTATTATATATATATCCCAACATAGTTTTAAATTGTAATTCAATTTTTCATTTAACCTTTGGTTCTTCTTTTGTTACGCCTAATTTGCTGCATAACGCGTGATACAGTTGCTGCTTTGTCAATGGTTTATCTAGGTGATCTTTTACCGAAATGTTCAACGATTTTGTCTTGCATAATTCAATTAATTCATTAGTGGTGTACGTCGAAATGGGGTTTATTGGTTTTTGTATAGATGGAAGTTGATAATAACCTGCGCAAAGAGAACGAGTGTGTGAAATAGTGGCATTTAGCTCGCACTCGAACCGCAATGAGGTGGCAGATTTGTATAATATGTTTACGCTATCGCTTGCGCTTATACTGTCGCTTGCGCTTATACTGTCGCTTGCGCTTATACTGTCGCTTGCGCTTATACTGTCGCTTGCGCTTATACTGTCGCTTGCGCTTATATCGCAAAATGTGCAGTTTGTGTTGTCGATAAAAACAACTTCTATTTTAAGTAACACGCATATTGCGGCGAATGTAGTTAACGAGATAGGTTTTCCTGAAACAGATAGGTCGCTTTCAATTGCAGCGATAGAACCTAATTTGCGCTCTTTAATAATTTGTTTATTCGCACGAACCAATTCGACTAACTTGATTCTTTCTTCATTTTCTGCAAGAAAATACCGGTTGTTGACTCTAACTGATTCGTAAAAATCATCTCCTTTGATAAAAATATACAAACACCAAAAAAGTGAATCTGGTTGGTGCGGTTTATAAACATTCGCGCGAGTTGTTTCTGAAGGAGTCTCACGAGGGGTCTCTCGATGGATCTCACGAGGTGAGACAGTAACACCTGTGTGCTTAAACGCTTCCTCGACAACTGATTTAAACAACATATAATCTTGTAATTCTTCCACAATAGAATTACAAAATTTGAGTGGAGACTTTTGCATGGGATGTAAATATAGAATAGAATAGAACAGAGAAAACGTATGTATATTATATTGCCACATTATCTTTATTATCTTTTTTGAAAATAAGTACTAATAAAAGATTCCTTTTGCTTTTCGATCTTGTGAAGTTGTTTTTCTTGCGTGTTCACGTACTTGACAAATGACTTGAGCTTCGCAATCACACTAGGGGATAGTTCTGACATATTAATATGCACCCCATACCGATTCTCGCTCATTTGCGCATTGTTGCTTTGCAAAATTCTCAAAATTTCAGTTTGATTGAACTTAGTCATGTTCTCTATTATTTCACGCAACTGATTCAATTCCAATGAGTTAATAATTTCGGAATCATTTCCTATTTCGGTTTCAGATAAATTGCAATAATCGCCATTGGGTGCAGAAATCGCGACACTGTTGCTTTCTTCCTGAATTGTCATTTCCATGTTCATTTCGTTTAAAGATGAGGTGATTAAATATATTAGAAAAAATATATTTAAGTGATTATTTTAATCGTTTTTATTGCGTTCAATAAGTACGCGTTTCATACAAAATTATCTTTTGAAAACCCAATCACAGCGCAGGCAATTCTTTTACCAGCATTGCCTGTTTTTAAACTTTCTGCATCCCCACCTTGTCCGCAATCGTCTTCGTCTTCGTGAATAATTAACCCTCTCCCAATAATGTTGCATTTAGTCCCTCTAAGTTTAATCATATTATCATAAAATGTATATTTCGCTTCCCCCTTGTTATTTGTTTTAATGTTGCCTAGATCGCCAACATGTCTTTTGCTCATACCGGGGCACCCATGAGTATTTCCATAAGGGTTGAAGTGAGCGCATGCACTAATACATTTATCAGTTAAGTCGCCTGCTTCATGAACGTGAAACCCATGTGACGAATTAGGGATTAACCCACTGACATTTAATTCTATTTTTACTCTATTGTTTTTGATGTCTTCACTAAACTTGACAGTCCCTCTAACGATGTCGTTGAATACAGCAATGCAATATACTGGTTTATTTATCATTATTTTATATAACCAATAAATTAAAAAATAAATAAAAACGTGAATAGATGTTTAATACAAAGATGTTTAATACATAGATTTTTTATAAGAACGCGATCTTAACAGTCTTCGCTTTTAGAAGGTCTGTTGTTAAACACAGGGTCAACGTACCTTATGTCTTTTAGTTCTGCAATAATTGAAATATGCTTGTCATTTAACTCGAATCGCTGTCCAATGACCCCCGCGATAAACTTGTCCCCTTCTTTAATCGCGGCAAACTTGGGGTTGTTGTAATGATGGTCTCTTGCAATAAATGCAACAAATGGCGATGGTGTGTCAGTGGAACTTTCCGCGCGAATACCTGCTTTCGTAATGTTTTTCGCGATGCAATAAATATGTGCACCTTCTACTGGAAAACATACGCTGCACTCAAACACCACTTCAAACGAAGAAGCACCCCCTTTAATAAGACCACATGAATATGTTACGATTTTTACGGAACCAGGTTTCACAAACCCTTCAGGGATACATTTTCCTTCGCAAAAATGCACAACATGCGCTTCTAAAATTTTTTCTATATTTGCCCCGATGTCTTTAATCGGGACCGACACACTCTTGGTTACCAATGATCTAGTGTAAACAGAGTCGATAAATTTGGTTTTGGGGCCTCTCGCTCGAAAAGATTGATCGGCGATCATGGGGGCATTTAATTGTTCCATATGTGTTATAAGTGTTATTATATATAGTATGCGATTATACTTTTAAATCTTTTTCTTTATGTTGTTTCAATTTTATTATTTATTGCCGCTACAAACAAATTGCGAATTGTTCATTTTACAGTGTTCTATATTAAACAATTCTACTTGTTCTGGGGTGAGGTACCATATTTTCCCATTTTTTGAAATAGTGGAAAAATGTCTAGTAATCAATTCAAGCAGAATTCCCAGTTCTTGTGTTGACCCTGGCGCGTTGTCGTTGGTCAAATAATCGGACCCCAATAATTTGTTCAAATTGTTTATCGCGGTAGATTTGCTAAATTGATCGCAACGAGCGCCTGCCAAATTCCTTAAATTGTTAATGTCTTTTATTTTAAACACTAAATGTTCCCCTGTCTTTTCATACCCAATAAACCCGATCAATGAATTGATGCCACTATTTAGGTTCTTCCTTTTAAATGAATCTACCTCTTTATTAATATATTCGATCACTCGTTTTTGATCCACCATATCCGCGGGTTCCCACCCATGCGCTTTTGAAGACGATTTGAATATATATATTTTGCGATTTTCGTCATCCCCTGTTTCATAATCAATCTTGTTCTTCCCTTCAAATAATATGGCGTACTTATTTTGTTTGTATTCATGCACTAATAAGCGGTCCACGTAAGTCTTGATTGCAAGTTCGACTCCTCCATTTTCATCATTTTCGGGCGAATACAAGTAATTTAGTAGTGACACCTTGTCTAGATGCGACGATATATCTATGATATGGTGAATCAAATACAAATACATGTTGTCTTTGGTCAATTGCAACATTTTGTTTATCTCGTCATTCAGTATATTATACATTGCAATCCCATAATGCGCATACCACTCGTTTTCCCCTGCACTTTCGATCAGTTGTTTCACCAACTTTTTGAATTTGGGTGCAGGCAATGAGTCTACTTGTTTCTTCAACTCTGCATACTGATCGTACGTCGTTTCGGAAATATGGTACAAGGTGCGAACACGATTCATCGCAGCGGCATCCCGGACAAGAACCCTTCTTTTAGAACCCACATCTGTCTCTGGTTCTATCTCATTCCCTTCATCTTGGAAAGCGAGTTCTTCTTCGTCTAACCCAGATATAACAAATTTTTTTTGAAGTTTGGGCAATATTTCTATTCGGTCTTGCAAATTAAATCGGATGGTTTGGTGTTTGTAATCTACTGGCGTTACTCTTTCAAATAAGGTCAAATCATTGTTTGATGTCAACTCCATTGGTTGGAAAAAATAGTACTCTTCAATATTGACTAGGAACCCTGGTCTTCCATATTTGTCTTCGATTTGAAGGCGTTTGTCATGTATAAATGCATTTAGCGCAGTATGTATTTGAACTAATGGGTACGATTTTGTATCACAAATAGTTTTGAGCAATTCGTGTTTCTTATAAAAGAATCTTTTCTTAAACGCGGATTTGATTTTTTGCATGATCTTGCTGACATTAGATGAAGCAAATTTGGAAACATATGTTTCATGATCCACAATTTTATCCACGTTTTCAGAACCCAACTCATGTGCCTTGTGTAATTCATCTACACGTGCACTATAATCTTTAGGGTGGGATGTATATTCCATATTGTACGTGTAATCGCATTTCGCCATATAATCGCATGCAGATGAGTAGGGTGCATCACCTACTTGATATTCAATGTCACCAAATACGGAAAGTGTCTGTTTTACTGGGCCTTGGCCCTTGAAGTTCTCTCTAATAAAATTAGTTTGCTCGTAGTTCACAATACAATCCACCGCGTTTTCTTTTAGGACCCGGGTCACAATCCCGATCTGTCGTGCTTTTTTCTCGGATGTGCGGTAGACATATAAATCCGCGGCTTCTTTTTCATATTCTCGCTGATACTCCTCGCTAAGTTCTTCGTCTTTTTTATCTTTCAACAAGGTTGCATGCAAAAATATTTCCACATTTCTTTTGCTGAAAGGAAGATCTTTGTGACTAAAATTGCGCACACCTCTTCCAATAATCTGTTCAATTCGGTTCATGTTGTACCATGGGTCGATGATATGTATTTGTCTTATCGCTTTGAAGTCGACTCCTTCTGACCCAGCTTTGGAGATAAGTACTATTTTGATCTCGTTACCATGTGCATTTGATTTTTCTGTAATCGCTTTAACAGCGGCGTCATTGTTCGGGGAAAGTCGTTTGTCACCAGTGATCATGACATACTTGGCATTACGAGGTTTCCCCCCCCGGAGGGCGTCTTCAATGACCAATGGTTCTCTTGGCGGCGTTTTGAAAAGGGTGCTACTAACATTAGAACCATGTCGTGTAAATCCCATTTCTTCCAATGCTAACGCCATTGGGATGAGACCGCTATAAATATACTGCGAATAGATCAATATGATTCCATCAGACAATTTGTTTGTTTTAGGGTCATAAATACAATTACATATTTTAGATATTTTTGAACTATACTTTCCGATCTTGTTTTGGGCAAATATGCGACCTCGTTTTGCACTCTTCAGGATCGCTGGTTTGTATTCAAATGTGCCTTCTGAAAACGCCTTCTCGGTTTCTTCAAAATTCATCGTGTTCATTAACCCTTTCTTACCAATTAGATTAGATAGGTTAAAACCAGATAAAGATAGAGAGATTGGAGCGTCGTCGTCGTCATCTCCTTCTTTTTCCCCTTTTTCCCCTTTATCTCCTTTATCTTTTTTACCACCACCTTCCATTAAGGTCGCGTCTTCATCTATCGCGGACTCATTAACATCTTCTTCAGCAAATGTTCCTATCACATTTACAGGAACATCGGATTGATCGACAAACGCATTCTTTTTTGAAGGGGGCACCATTTTCGCGCGTGCATTTAGTCCCTCCACAGGGAACACAATATTTAATGCTTCGATCGGTTTTTGCAAAAGAGTATAACCAAACGATTCCATGTCTTCAAACACCGCTTTTGCGTTTTCCGAGTTGAACAAGACCGAATTTTTAATATTATGCATGATACACTTGTACGCCAACATTTGATAACTCCCAATGGTAGACAAAGTCAACTTAATAGTATTTCTACGTTCTTCCTCTGAAGGAATAGGAAGACCATTTAATTGAAACTTGGGATAAGGTATTAATACACAATTGTCTTCGCCTCCCTCGACATCAAAGGTATAAAAAGGGACAGATTCTGTATATTCTTTTGAAAATGCGCTTGGGTATATACGAAAAGGGAATGTATATGGGTTTTCACCTCTCACAAATGAAATATACCCTGTGCATTTGCGAATAAACAATTCCTTCCCTACTTCTGCACCACTCGCATCTTTCTTCCAACCTCCTTTATAAAACACATCTTCGATCTTAATCTCTCCTCTACGATCATTCGCATTCATCAGGTTGATCAACCATATAATTTCTGTGTAATTGTTGTACATGGGGGTCGCGGAGAGAAGAACTAATCGGAGATTGTCAGACGCGCGGACCACAGACATCAAATGAATAGATGAATCTTTTTTAGCATTGTCTTCAGCGATTCTTAAGTTATGCACTTCGTCCACTACAATTAGTCGGTCGCTGAACTCTTTATTGAGCGCTTCCGCGACAAGGCGCTGCTTGATCTCCTCCGACGACGTTTTTAATATGGTTTTTAGTACTTTTTCAGTTAATTGGGTCACCATATTCGCGAATTGGGTATATCCCATAAACTCGTAGTTTGTATGTATAATATCTTTCACTTGGGTTTCAATTTGGTCTTCGTTTGCACCAATGGAGGCGACACTTACCGAAGCACTAATTTCACGGAGCAATTTATCCCCGACACATGCATCATTTTTCCATACACCATTTTCTTTTTTCAGTTTGCGTTTGTCGAACAATTGCAATTTGAAATTGTCTTGCACATTGGGGGACGCAATGATGATGATCTTTTTTTTGGCGCCAGGACCCGCACCTGAAGTAGAATTGTCTCGGTGTTCTTCACAAATCCCTATCGCAGAACATGTTTTGCCGCTGCCCAAACCATGGTATAAAAGAACGCTTTTATATGGCGTTTTAGAAGATAAAAATGTTTTCACGAAAAGTTGGTGTGGTTGCAATTCAAAAGAGGTCGAACTATTTAGTTCGTTAGAATATTGTTCGACGTCTTTGATCGGGGCATCGTATTTTGCGTCGTCAAACTCTTTTTTTAATGCAATTTTCACATTAAAATCTGCGTCATTTAAAGTGGGGTATAAATGATTTTTTGTAAGCGCGTCCCCTAATGAATCTTCTTTCGAAGTGTCCCATTCGGTTTGTTCGTTTTTGAGCAACTCATCGTTACATTTTTTGTTGAACTTGGACCCATCATCACATTCAGACAAGGGTTTAGAAGTCATTTGCTTAATATATTCTAATATATTCTAATATCTAATATGTTAAACTAATATGTTAAAGAGAATTTAACATATTTGTTTTGGGTCCTTTGAGAGTTTACCTATTAAAAAACCTCAAATTCGGTTAGCAATCGTTGTATGTTTTGTATCAACGCGATTTTTTCAAAACTATATGGTCTTATGGCGCGAACGCATTCCTCGCAGGTCATCCATTTTAGCTCACTGACTTCTGATATTTGATAATTTTGTAAAAATTCAGGGTTCGCATTTTCAGACAAGATTGCTAAATAGTATTTGTGTTTGTACGCTTTGTAATTGGACCCGATAAACGTTTCTTCAAAGGGTTGCAAATTATCAATTAAATGAATATCCTTTAAACTGTACCCTGTTTCTTCTGCAAATTCTCTTAGAGCACAATCCACGTCTTTTTCATTGTGATTTCTTCTTCCTTTGGGAAATTCCCATTCTGTTTCATCCCACGCAGTCCCGCTATTTTTGATAAGCGACTCCAATGTGACAGATTCATTGTTTACAGTGACACCTGATTTCAACGCATCCATTTTTTTGCGAGAAATGGAATCATCATTTTTGTACTGCGTAGCATGTTCCCCACGATTTGATTCAAGTATTTTGCGTTTTTCTGGGACTGACATTTCATCAACAATTGTCTGCATCTGTCCCAGATTGTTTAAAGAATATTTTCCTCTAGCAAACTCAATATACCCGTAACTGTCTTTCCGACGAATCATTAAAAATGTATATTCTTTAGAACCAGATGGAATCGCTTTGTTGCAAAGTATGACTCCGTAACTTGTGATGGGCAAGTTACATTGATGAAAAGAATGCCCGTTTTTGCCACAATTGTTGCAAACATTGTTCTTTGAATTCATCATCCCACCATAATAAAGCGATTGGGGCGGCGATCCATTGTGTAACGCTTCAAAATAAGAACCGCCTAAGAACATTGTGTTGCTACCAAATTCTGGTTCCAAGTCGCAACCAGTAAAAGTTATTTCGCTTGTAAAAGATGATTCGCCCATTTTAAATTTATGCGCTCTTATTATGTTTAAGATAAGATGTTTTTATATCTATTTAAACAAACGCAATGAGATTGAATGCAGAAGTGTGGGGACCACATTATTGGTTTTTTCTACATACTGTATCCCTAAACTACCCACATAACCCGAATGCGTCTACGAAAAGAGCGTACTACGATTTGATTCAAAATATGAGATTGTTTATACCAGTAGAGTCGATTGCAAAAGATTTTGAAACATTGATGGGACTATACCCTGTATCACCTTACTTGGACTCACGCGAGTCATTCACGCGGTGGATGCATTTTATCCATAACAAGATAAATGAAAAATTGGAAAAACCTAAAATTAGTGTCCACGATTTTTATGAACAATATTATGCACAATATAAACCAAAAGAAACACAATATGTAGAATATTACCGCATGAAACAAAAGGTGGTCTACTTGATCGTGGTATCAAGTATAGTTGGGGGAATATATTATTTTTATGATAAATAATACATCATTTTAAACGCAGAACATTTGTACAAATGAACTCAATGAAATGGGATGCCACATCATAAAAATTCTTTCATCTTCGTTATTCAACGTACTGCTACATTCAGTATAAATTTTAAAAGAAATATTGTTTTTATCTGGCAATTCATTGTAGAATGAATATGCTTCACTCATTTGTTCGTGACTCATGATTTCACCATATTTTTCTTCAAATAATGTGGCGCTTACGTCGTTATCGTTAAAATTATATATACTTATCCCAAAAATACGACCACTAGAATAAACACCCATTTATATGGATATGTATGTTTATGTGCTTATATATATTGTTCTATCGTTATATTGTTCTATCGTTATTATTTAAAAACATTTAACAAATAATAGTGAAGTGATAAAGTAACACACGTAGAGATGAGCAACAGCGCCGCGACAATTAGCGTACTTGGTGAGTTTGAAGACCTTGGGTTAGACATCGACAAGATGTTGAAAACGATGAACGATGACAAATCGGAATACTTATTTGGGTTGACAAGTAAAAAGATAAAAGAACTGAATCGCCATGTGTTAAAAGGGTTAAACATAAGTAAACAAGTTGCTAAAGAGTGGGACAAGAAATTAGCGCAATACAAATATGTTGACACCATTGACGAAGTCAAGTACGGGGGGTATGTAAGATGGGTTCATTTGGGGTCTAAAGATCTTACTCTATTATCAGGTGGGATTGTGTGCGCGATCAATGTGACAGACGAGGGCATAAACATTGCGTGCAAAAATTTTAAACACCGTTATTTTCAGTTTGCATTCAATGAATGCGCCGTATTTCAAAAACTAACTGACCAAGAATTAATTTTATTGTCCGCGCTAGATTATATCGATGCAGAAAAAGCAAAATGAACAGAAACTAGTTTTATACTCACAATCTCATTTTTATGGGCATGGTGATATTTGCATAAAATGATTCATGAACAAATTTTGTATATTTTAATGGGTGGAACATTACCCCCCAACATCTTTCTATATAATGCCCAGCTTCTGGGTTGGAATGGGTAGAAACAGTTTCTATAACTTGGATATATTTTTCAAGAGAACAATTATGAATGTCGCGTTTGTCTGCGGAAAAAACGCCGCCAAAAGTATATTGGGTCGCGCGTTCATTTTTAAAAAAATAGCGATACCATTTTGAAAATGGACGAAGCACACACGGTTTTAACACATTTTCGCTGTTTTTTTTAAAATTTTGAGGATCCGTTGCCGCGTAAACGTCTAAAGAAAAATTGCGAAACTGACTTTCTACGTCATTTGTTTTGAACCCGTAAAAATAGGCGTTTTTGTACTTGCTTTTAATAATTCCTCGCAATATTTTTTTTGCTCTTTCTAATTTGTATGGGATGTTTGTGGACCCTGGCAAAAAAACAGTAATGTTTGACAAGTTGTCATAATTTTGGATAATGTGATGTAAAAAAGTATGATCGTTTCTTCCTACGTTGGGTAAATTGATGACTTTGGTAACCAACGTTTTCTCGAAATTTTCGTTGTCACCTTTGTTGTAAACTGTGTATTTGAATTTGTTAAACATGGGCAACAAAGTCCATGACAAAGATTCATTGTATCTCGCGACAACTATTTCCACATTTTCTATATTTTTGGACAAATCAAAATGGGGTGACATTTTTTGCATAATATATAATATATAATATTGTATAATATTAATTAGACAACATTACGACGCGATTATGTCCCACCTAAAAAACGCTAAAATTATTGTGTTTGATTTGGACGGGACATTGGGGTATTTTTCTCAAATAAGCGTGATATGGGAGTTTTTAAAACGTCAATGTCTGTTTCTTCCTCAGCACGAGAAACCTCTATTCAATGCAGTCTTCGATTTGTTCCCTGAGATTATTCGCCCTAATATGTCCGCAATATTGAAATATGTATATAAACAAAAATGTGAGAATTGTTGCGATCAAATTATGATTTATACCAACAATAAAAAACAAAAAAGATGGGCCGAACAAATCGCGGAGCATTTCGAAGAACGCGTTTGTGCATTGTATCCTCACAAAACGCTTTCTACGCCACCTCCACCGTTGTTTGACCAAATAATACATGCATTCAAAGTGAACGGGGTGATCGTGGAAATTTCCAGAACAACCAATAAAAAAACACATGGCGACTTTTTATCTTGCACCAAAATGCCTGAAAATACGCAAATATGTTTTTTGGATGATTTCTTGCACGAAAATATGTGCAACAGCAACGTATATTATATTCATTTTGAACCTTACGTATATCATCTGCCATTTTCGACCATGTTTTCTAGATTTTTTAACAACGAAAATGACTCTATTTATATAGAGAGAGCGCTGTCTCAGTTTAAAACAACGAATACTTCGTTTTTAAACGCAGCCAACGATTTCGCAAATCGCATCCCGTTTCATTATACCAAAAAAAAATTCGGAGACTACGAACTAGACAAAATTGTCTCTGACAATATCTTGGAAAAATTGAGATCCTTTTTTCGCATATGCGAAGATGGGAATTGTGGACGGTTTATCCATGCGCGACCTGTTCCTGTTTTTTCAAAAAAAAATAGAAAAAAACAAAAGACAATTTGGAATAAAACAAAACGAAGGAAGAAAAATGCCCTCTAAACAGATTTTGATTCTGGGTTAGGAGCACCACCCTCCACCCGTGTTGCTGGTTCACTTGGTGCAACATTATTGCGTCCCCCGACCCCTAATCGTTCGAATACCGCGTCGATTGTTTTGAACCTTCTCATGAAGGCGATCAATGTTTCTGCGATAATGGTATTAAAAAACAAGAGTACCCCCGCTTTGTACGCAGCTTCTCTATCAAATTCGGTAAAGGGTGCTTTTGAAAGGGGGTTGAACTTGTATATCAAAAAACACGAAATATATATTTTCACGAAATTGCTAAGCAAGATTAAATAGGTCTCTGCATGTTTGTTGAAACCAAACGCGATTCCGATATATATCGCATATATGAAATATGTTGTGTATTTTAACAATGCGGACAACATTGGTTCTTCGTGTTTTTTCGCCATTGCTCAAATATATATATACATATATAAATATATATACACGCGTAAATGTATATACGTGTGTAAATGTATATACATGCGTAAATGTATATATATTTTAAACATATGCGATCATATGATCGCACTAAGAACCACCACTTTCACATTCGACGAGTTAATTATTTTGTCATTTGTTTGCACAATCGTATGGACATACAGTATTCTATTGGGGTCTTATTTTTATTTGCATCACACCACTTCTTGACCATTTCGGTTTTTATATATCTCTAGTGTCCTTGCACTAGGATCGTCCGCTTGCACAAATCTTGGTAACCAAAAATCGGGCACCACATGCTCACACTTCGGAAAATGTTTCTCAAACAAATACCGATAATATTTTTGCTCAACCGTGGTTGGAGGAAGATGATGATAAAACGAATTTCCATCAATCTTTGACATCTTCGCCATCGCACCTTCTTGCAACACTTGATACAATGATCTGCATTTAGAAGCACTTACCCCATCGCTAAATGCCTCTTTGGGTCTCCACAATATACTATCAGGAAGAAGTTGTTCCCCATTTGAATTGACCACATATTTTTTGCTAAATGCCTCGCGAAACAAGTATTTCTCGCACTTACCATGGTTTACGTGAAACCGAATAGAAGGGTCAATTGAGAGAACAAAATTAACCAACGACCTGTCTAAAAAGGGAGTACGAGCTTCTAGACCGTGCGATGAAATGCTCCCGTCTGACCGCCTTACATCGTGCTTCCATATGTTACTCAGCAATCGACGAACATCCGCATCAAAACTTCGTGCGTCTGGTGCAGCATATTCATAGATGTATCCTCCAAACAACTCGTCTGCGCCATCCCCATTAAATATCACTTTTGCATCGGATGATTGTGCGATTTTTTGGCAAAGCAGACTATTTGGGATCGACGCCCTTACTGTAGTAGTATCATACGATTCGATATTATATATGGTGTCTTCAATCGCATCAATAAAATCTTCTTCCTTTAACACAATTTCAAAATGGTTTGTCCCTAAGTATTTGGCGACAACGCGGGCATTCCTTAAATCTTCGGATCCCTCTAACCCGATACTATATGTTTCTAATGGGACTCCGTTGTTGAACCGCTTATGTATCTCGTTTATTGATGCAGCAACCGAACTACTATCTAACCCACCTGAAAGCAGACAGGCAATCGGTCTTGATGTGTTTAGATATCGTTTTTCAATGGCGGCATTAAAAAAATAGGCGATTCCTCTATAAATATTTTCCATCCCGTAATCTTCCTTTATGCATGACATAGGGAGTTTGAAATAAGGTTGTCGAAAATGTTTCGAGCACATGGATCCTGCGTCATACTCATTGTTTGGGATATTGAATATCACGGAGGTTTCCCATTCTTTGGCGAAACTGCAATAATGGAATTTCTGGAATGCCCCTGGAGGGAAAGGGTTTATCGCAAATCCGCCATCTACTGTCGCAAGAGTGTTTCCTGATTCTTCGAACGAATTGGCGAGATTGATAAGCGTTTTCATTTCTGAAGCGATCCCAAATATTTGTTCGCCATGATGATTGCTTCGAGGAGACATTGTATAGACAGGCCGCACCCCAAAAGGATCGCGCGCGACATAGACTTTGTAATCATATGTGGTCTCCCCGGTTAAATCGACTAATACAAACGCGAACACTCCGTCCAGCATCTGTAGTGTAGTTTCGATCCCATATAATTTATACAAATGAACAATGATTTCACAATCAGACTCGGTGCGTGGAGTTACACCAATGTCCCGAAATAATTGTGCATGATTGTATATTTCACCATTGCATATTAACCAAATACCATCTATGAAAAATGGTTGGTTTGAGACATCGGTCATCCCATTGATCGCTAACCGGTGGAAACCAAGCAGGATCGAAGGGTCAACAAGAGTTTCACTTGTATGTTCTGGACCACGGTTTCTTCCTTTGTTAAAACTTTGGGAGATAAACTCGGGTGTAAAAGTGGTGCAATGGTTTAATAATGCAAAAATGCCGCACATGGTGTATTGATAAAATATGTCATACAACCTTTAGATATATATTTTATAACACAATATTGAAACAATATTGAAACAATATTATCTATTTTAATACTAATAGTAATAGTAATAATGAATCATAACCCATACACAACGACCAACAACAATGATTTCGTGGATTCATGCGCATCTTCCAGAACTAAAATAATCAACGACCGAATGTATAATCGAATATCTCCTTCGCAACCATTGCAACCTTATTTAAGCGTGGCGCCAGTGCAAACAAAATACACGATTTTACCCATGATTAATCATCGAGTCCAACCTGTAGAACAAATAACCCAGCAACCCACTTACAACATAAAAACCACGTTTAACCCTGGAACAAGAGGCGCACCATGGTCTGGGTTTGCCTCTGAGGTAAATACTGAATCAGTATTGCGCAATCAAGTGTACGCTCTTCAAAAGTGTGGGCAGGCAGTATATGTTCCTAAGAGCACTAGCGAGTTGTATAACATAAAACATAACCCAACCAATGGTACTAACCCGCAACTGCAACCATTCCCGGGACTTTTCGCAGAGTACACTCCTGCGGGATCAACCCATGGTTCTGTGTTAGATAAGGGTCCAGGGTTATTTAATAATTCAACTAGAACTTTGTTGAAGGAAGAAGACTGTTGAAATTGCAAGCGATTATAATTTAAACATACTCGCAAGGTTTTGCGACAAGCTTCTCTTTGTCTATTGAAAATGGTTTCCCACAACCATATATTTCCTGTTTCCTGGAATATTCATCACAAGCTTCTTTACTAGCGTGTGGTGGAATTTGTTCGCCTGTCGTTTTCAAGACACCGTGTCGGAATATGTTGCAGTTGATTTCTTGAATGACTATGTATTCGTTGCAGTGCGGGCACGTAACAATAACGGCATTGGAAGACATATAATCTATTATATTATAGGTGGACAATTCAGTAAAACCTACCATTTTAAATATTTAGGGGGTATAGGAATGTCTTCCAATATTGTCGACCAAATTACATTGGAATGTTTAATGAACAAAGAGCTTTATAGCAAACTGACTGCAAACAAGAAACAGAATCAGGATAACAAAGCGGCTCGAAAAATATATAGGAAACGATTGATCGAACTAACCAAGGACTTGTTGTCCAACGAGAAACCAGATAATTTAATGCCTGATGTAGAGTATGCATTTGACAATTATGTAAAAACATGCGTTCGATATTTTAAGATTATTGATGAAAGCGATGTCATACAACAAAGTTATGAGGGATTAAACACGACGACATTGGAACAGGCTTTGGTGTCAGACTTAGACAAGTCCTTATCGTCGGACTTAGACTCGTCAGTCCCTATAACATCCAAGACAATTAAGTTCACTTCAGGCACGCTAGATGATTTCGTGAACTACCGAGATTATGAATTAAGTGTGAAAGAGGTGCGCGCTCTTCCTAAACAAAAAGAAGAATCAGTAGAAGTAGAATTGGAAGTAGAGGAAGATGAAGACGAAGACGAAGACGAAGACGAAGACGAAGACTTCGAATAAAATGTATTAATAAAACATGTGTACAACCAAGTCAGTACACATGTTTAGAATGAATGATTACTTATAAACTCTTTTATAGTGGTGACACAACCCAACAGCACTCAGTGCAGCAATCAATTTCCACGAGGGGAATGGATTATTATTTGGTGTTGGAGTTGGCGTTGGCGTTGGTGTGGGGGACGAAGATGATTGGGAAAAGGGGCGCGCGATTGTCTTGACAAAGTGTTTTCTCAAATGGTTCATGGTTGTTAATACGATAATGGCGTATTATGTTTAATACGTTTTGACGCCGATTGTTCTAATATTAAATAAATACAGACCCTTCTTTTTTATAACTATTGCAAATCGCAAATTGCAAATTGCATAATTATTATTATACACATTTTTATACATCGCTCCCATACAATAATAATCAAACCGCGTTAGAAATCTAAGACTCCATTAAATCAATTGTTAGACACATTTAAAGATCACGTTCTGGTTATTTAATTCACTAAGAACGACAACTACTTAAGAACAACATGTCGACATTAAAGAACCAAAATGCTTGTGTCGCAGATGTTTCAAAAAAGAAAAGACCCATTGTTTGTGCCACTTCATCATAGATATTTCATGTGCTTCGTGTCAAACTGTTGTTTAATTGCAGGGATACATTGTTACAGAAGAGGGTTCTATGCGCTAAGCGCGTCGCCGCTTATGACATATGCATCTTCCATCAATTATTGGCGCAACCCAGTCTACGGGACAAGAAGAAACATAGACATCTTTTTCGTGACTGGTAGTTTAACACTTCACACGATACTCTCTTTGAAAATAGACAATATGCGGGTGCATTATTTATATTTGACGCCGATAGTTACGCTATTGTATTGCACATCATGGGTATTTTACAGACACAATCATTACTGGTGTTCTACTCTGGCGCATGGCGCAATACACGTCGTTGCAAACATAATGAATGTGATGTTATACGAAGGGTTATCAAAAGCACTCCTAGCTCCTAATTCAACAGATTGGTAAAAAGAATAATATGATAAAATAGTATGGTGAACCACAAGACAAGACGAAGAAAAAAACGTGCCTCGCACAAGAAAACCCGGGCAATATTTGTTAAGCACGACCATAATGGTAAACAGCGGTGTAGTCCGTCTCACAAGGGCAATGATTTCAGTTGTTACTCCAACGATGATTTAAAAAAGTTGAGGGAAAAGTGGAATGCGAGACACCCATCCGCCTCGATTGTTTCCGAAGACCCTAAACAAATATGGACCGCGCTAAAAAACCACATGTCAACAGTATGTCGCAAAGAGTCGTGTTGGTTAAAACAAGGATTTTTAACAGATAGAGAAAGTAGCACCTTGTTAAATGAATCATTCGCGCCAGAAGCCCCCGAAGAATGGAAAAAAAACCCGAATGAATGGTTGTCTAGTATTGACATCATTAAAGTGATGAAACAGTATGAAAAAGCGTTCAAATGCTTTGAATTTATGGGACCGTCGCCAATTGATTTTAATGCACATTTGTCTTACGGTGAATGTGTATGGGAAGAACTGTGCGAATTTAGTTTAAAAGAACAATTGTCGTCAGGAAAAACCAAAATCGGTGTTATTTTCAATTTAGACAATCATGATCAACCAGGGTCGCACTGGGTGAGTTTGTTCATTGACATCAAAAAACTGCAAATCATGTATTTTGACAGTGCAGGGGAAAAAATACCACTTAAAATCAAACAATTTGTGGACAAAGTGATGAAACAAGGGAAGCACATGTCGCCACCCATTCCACTTAAATTTGATCAAAACTACCCAGTAGAACATCAGTACGGAAACACAGAGTGTGGGATATATTCGATCTATTTTATTGTCCACATGTTAAAAGATAGGACCAATGCGCAGTATTTGAAGAACCATATACTGCCCGACAAGTTCATGGAGAATTTCCGCAAGATTTATTTTAATGAATCTTTGTAATCATGGGAAAGGAAGAACAAAACAAATATACCTATATATCAATATAGTTATATTTATATATATATTGATATAATGCACTCGACTAATATGTATACTGGCACTAAGAACATTGAATTCTTAACCGAAACGAACGCACAAATGATATGGGACATCATTCAAGAATCAAGTGTGTATAATGACGTGGAATATAACGACAAAATCGAAATACGCAAGAATTTTGTGCAGAACATGCGTGCATTCTATGAATTAAAAGGGAAGGGTATACCACACTTGATCGAACAGAATAAATTGTTTATAAGCGCAGTGTTAAACGAATATCGATCTAAAGACAAACCTTTCAAGAAAGAAGCATACACTGTCAAGGAGATTCAGGCCGAAAGAGCGTCACAATTTGAAAAAGATCTCGACAAACGCCGCAATGAATTCGAAAATGCGGTCGCGACGCCTAAACCACCTGCCCCAGTATTTGCAGACAAAATGGACAAACCTATTAGTGAAATGAGTGCATTGATTGCCAGAGCGATGACTGAAAGAGAACAAGAGATAGCGCAAATACATCAAGGTTTGTCGCGCGCTCCATCATTACAAACTCCAATGGAAACTTCGGTGAGGAGCGAAAAGCAAGTGTTTAAACAAATTTATATCAGCGACGAAGAAGTTCCAAGGAATATTATTCAAGAAACTGTTTTACCTCTACATTCAGCGTTAGACAAAAAAGTAACTGTCGATGAATCGCAAAACCGTATTCATCTATTTGTAGAAGACATCGGTGCAGAGGAAGATAATGGGATCATGTCTAAATTTAAAATAAATAATACCCCAGAACTTGAAGACAACGGTGGTAGAGAAAGCGATTATCAAGAACTACGCCAAGTGCAAAGGCGACACCAACGCCAATATCAGCAGATTCTTTTGAAAATAGACGAATTGACAAATAAAATGGACTTGATTGTTCAATTGTTTCAGGAACGTAGTTCCTAGTCATACTTCTTAAATCAGTTGCAATCGCCCCGACCCATCCCCATATTCCAACCAATGACCAATTAGTTTTAATTCAATGCTTAAATCTGGGTTATCCGATTTCATCGTTTCCTGATACTTTATAAAACTGTTGTAATCATAAATTTCATTGGAACCCATTTTCTTAATATATTTCACACCATTGACACTGATCACTTGAGGTTTCCATTTAATCTTTCGCTTAGTTAGTGTCTGCTTCTCGTGCGCTACGTCCCCACGTTGGTCATCATCAATATTGGGGTGGAAAACAATCTCATCTTTGTCTGGTCTATCATATACCAAACATCGAATCCCATTTGCAGCGTTCCCCTTTGAAAAGGTGGCGCAATCAATGGATGTCGATTTGACACTCATTAAAAGTTGATCATTCACTTTTTTTTTGATCATACTGATTTCATGCAATGTCTGCTCTGTTGTAAAAACAGTTTTATTATCTATTATGCTGACATCGTCGTGCTTTAACGACTTGGACGCATTCTCTTGCTGTTTCTCCGAAAGCACCATTAGGTACAGAAAGACCTGAACAGTCCTTAGTTCCACAGGCAGATTTTGATGACTGCATATTCTGCGTGCTCTCCCTATTACTTGTTCCGATCTAACAGGGTTCCAATATGGTTCCATGATGTGGACAAATCGGGTGTTTCGCAAATTGATGCCTTCAGAACCAGAAGCGGTGATCATAAATACCTTGATAATCTCCCCCACATTATTGTTATGATTCTTTAACCTCAACTTTCGCGCAATCTCGGTAGGAATATCGTTCCAGTCCCCGTTGTAAATAGCACGGATAATGTCCTTTTCCTTCTTATCTTCTGTTCCTGTATACAATGCATAATGCGGTCTTGCCCACTCGTCGTCGGTCATATCGGTGTCCCATGTAAGACCAGTGCGTTTGATTTTAAACTGCGAAAATCCATGCGCTTCCAATGCCAACGCGAAGATCCCAATGCCCTCTAGTGTTCGAAATTGACTATATACCAAATGAAGTCCGATGTTTGCTGGGTTCATAATGTTATCAATCATATGGACAAATTTGGGACTACATTCTGCCAGGCGTTCTGGACCAAGATAGACATGTTTGTTGTCGTCGAGTTCTTTAATTAATGCTCTAACTTGCTCTTCGTATGAGGCATCGCCTAGATCATTTAATTCATCTTCCGCTTCAACTTCTTCGTGCATATCGTTGACACTCATCACTTTGGCATGAACTTGTTTTTCAATTTCTGCAAACTGAATAGGGTTTGCCGAGACAGCGCCAAAGTCTTCCATTTCTTCTTCCACTTCTTCTAGGTCTGACCCAGCTCCTCCAACTAAGTCTTCACGAATTGTGGGCGCACCAAGCGCATCGAGAACTGTTTCCGACATTTTTAATGTAGGGTCTATTTGCTCTATATTCACTGCTTTTTTGGTTTTATTATGAGAGGGGGAACTAGGAGATTTCTTTTTTGTTTTTTTTGTTTTTTTCTTCGCGGATTCCTGTTCCTCTAACGCGGGTTTTTGAGCTTTCGCTTTAGCAATGATTTGCTCTACTTCTAACGCACGTTGTGCTTGCTTCAAGGCATTTTCTTCTTGCTTCTTTTTCTTTTTTTCTTCCTTTGAACCTGGGACAACCTTCTCTTCCGCTTTCTTCTCTTCCGCTTTCTTCTCTTCCGCCTTTTTCTCCTTCTCTTCCGCTTTCTTCTCTTCCGCTTTCTTCTCTTCCGCTTTCTTCTCTTCCGCTTTCTTCTCTTCCGCCTTTCTCTCCTTCTCTTCTGCCTTTTGTAATTTTGCTCTTTGTTTTTCTATTTTTGCTCTTTGTTTTGCCTCTTTTTCCTCTTCCTTTTCCAATCGTTGTTGTTCGCGTTCAGCGAATGTTAAAGGAGGTGCAACCGTTTTCTCTTCCGCCGCAGCGACACTTTTGCTGCTTCTTGGTGAGGGGTGTGGTCTAACCAGCGGAACAGGTGGGACAAAGTTGCAACACATTCTAGAAAAGATTTTAAACGTTTTCGACGTTTCTTCTGTGAAATTGGAGAGAGCACCTTTAATCCGTGAATTACGTTCTACCTCTCGTTCGTCTTCTCTAATTTCCTCATATATTTCAAATTGGTGATCGCTCATTTCAATCAAGATTGGTTCAAAGTTAGGGTCGTAACTAGGCATCAGTTCTTCTTGTGCGCTTCTGAAATAAGATGTGAGACCGATAATACGATTTTGGAATTCTTGCATATGTTTCACCTCAGTCATATTAGACATAAACCAATCGTTAAAATCATATGATTTATCAGGTAGCGCTTTGTAATACTTTACGCGTGTGTTATCAAGATTTGCAGTAATCCCTTTCTTTTTCAGTGTCGTGCGAATGTTTTCTATAAATTGTGGGTCTGAAAGTGTGCTCGCGAACCGCACATGTTCAGGCACTCGTTTATTCGTAGATTCTACGCCTTCGTACAGAATAGGACTTTCGGGGTTATCGGAAACGCCACGTATAGAAACAAATCCCAATGGGTTCCTATGAACTGTTAGAATACCTTTCTCATACTCCAAATAATCCAAATTTAGTTCATCGGACAATGTCTTAGACAACATTTCAACATTCACTGTTTGTTGGGTTTCGATCGTCAGCGGAATAGAATATGATTTAATATACCCTCTTAAAATGTTGAATAAGACAGCAATTTCATTTGGGTAATTGATAATAGGTGTGCCAGTAAGCAGAACAACGCGGGCATTCTTTGCCAACAACAAGTATTCATATAATCTTAGCGATAAGTGAGGGTATCGGATAGGCGATGGTTCTTTGGTTTTCCTTTTATCCTCCGCCTCGGAAGTGCCCGTTTTTTTATGTTGAAACAAGAAGTGCTCTTCGGTGTCTTGATCCACCGACTTCCCTGTTGGTTTGGTTTTAAACAAATTGTTTAATTTATTGACGATTCTTCCTATAAAGTTGTGTGCTTCGTCAATAATAATAATTTTGTCGTCAAAAATGTTTTTTGTGTAATTGGCACTAAGTGTTTCGAACGCGCTTGGAGTCAACCCATTATAATTGATAAAGTGGTATTTCGAACTAATCATCTTGTTGATTTGATCAGTAAGTGCCGCTTTCTCTTTTGATGTCAGCGTGGAATAATTCGTGGGTTTTTTGACATTGACAAACCAGGCACCATTCTTTTCTTTAATATAATTGACGTTTAGAGACAACTCCCTAGACAACGTGTTTTCCATCTCTTCGTTCCCATTGGTAGGAATCCATTCCCAATATTGGTTCTTTTTATACATGTAGTCGCCACATTGCTTCAACTGCTCAGTATAATTGGCGTGTAGAGATGCAGGCGTCATAATAATAACATCCTTTGCACTTTTGAACCCTTCTGCGATAGCGATCGAAGTGCATGTCTTGCCTGAACCCAGACCATGGTACAAAAGAAGGCCTCGGTATGGAGTATATAAATTCAAATAATCGCGGACCAGTTTTTGGTGCAACAGTAAATCGAAATTACCTAGAGAACTACCGATGTTGTCACAGGTGATGTCGCTCTCATTTGATTCGAGCTCTTCTTTGTATGGTTTAAATAATTCATTTATCGAGTTAATAAAAATGGCACGGTTGTTCATATAATAACTGGGCGCTTGGAGGTTGATATGGGAGACATCGGTGCGGATGCGTTTTTTAAGGGTAGTGTCGCCAATTACAACAGCAAACCGATTCTTTTCTGCCAAAGTGATCTTTTTTTTAGGTTTGGGAACTACTAGGGTTGTTTCTTCCTTCTTTGGCGCGTCCATCTTATCTACTTCTTGAATCGCTAAAGACATAGGGGTATTTTCCACAACAGGTTCGTCCCCTTCTTTCATAGCGATTTTAGAGGAGAGTTTGACAACAGGTTTTTTCGGTATAGTGGTAGGGGTTTTTTTTACAATGGGGGAAGGTGAACTAGTAGGAAATGCGGCGCCTTTGGAAACCATGCTTAATTCTGCCCCGATAGTTTGGAACAATTTGTTTCCTTCATTGGCAGCGCGCGAGTCTGTTTTTTTTATTTGTTGCGCGGCGACCGCTTCTATTGGTTTTTTCAGTCTTAGAATATTTTTAGGGGGATCTACAACAATGAAGGGTTTGTTTTCCAACCCAAGTTTGTCGAAAATATTCATGTCTATATAATTTAAATATATAAAACTGTATATTCAAATGCGCAAAAGTATTTGAATATATAGAGAGCGTGTAAAAAGGATGAAGAATGGAATACGTTAGGACCAATGTGTCGTTATTTCTAACGCGAATAGTGCATAAAACCAATAACATTTTATATTTGTAATATAATGGCGATACGGAAACGCGGAGGCGGAAAAGCGACCGCGGCGACAACTAAGAAGGGTGCGTTTAAAACGTCGCCGAACATTTCTAAACCGCTAATCGGTTCTATTCTCAAAGAATCAAAGTATGGCGACAATCGAACTTATGCGCCGCCAAAAGACGAAAGTAAAGTAACATTTGATCCTATGGTGTTAAATCAAACCCATCGAAACCTATATTACAGTGATGAGAGGAAAACAGACAATACAATTCGTGCACCAATTTCCGATGAAGAATATGTAAAGCGTGTGACATCCGCGACCAAATATCACGAAAATTATGCGGTCCTCGTTGATAAAACGGTTTATAGTAACAAATTTTCAACAGAAAACGCTCACAAAAATTATATAAAAATACTAAATGAATTTGAAAAAATAAAATCACAACTAAAAGAAAAAGGTTTCCCGGAAATAACTAACGAGGAAATTCGTGCAATAGCGAAACAACATTGCGACGACAACGAACGAGAAGAAATTTCACATATTATTGCGAGATACGATGAAAAACAACAAGAGGAGATCATAAGAATCATTGAAGGTAATGGAGAAGAATCACAGAATTGGTGCACTATCATGGGTGGTGGGAAAAGAAAAATGAACAAAAAAATGAACGGAAAAACAAATAGAAGAAATAAAAAAACTAGAAGAACAAGAACAATTCGTCGCCGTCGACAAACGGTGTTGTCTCCTAAATGATATTTCCATGCGCCCTCAGCGATTTTAACGCGCGTTCGCACGCCACTTGTTCCGCTTTTTTCTTGATTTTGTGGTCTCCACGCCCCAACATGACAAAAACCGTTTTATTGCGCCTTAGTGTCTCGTGGATTTCTGCAAACGTTTTGATATCATCTATATGCACTGCATCTTTGGGTTCCACTTTATAAATAGGTTGCCCCAAACAAAGAAACACCCCCATGCGATAGTCCTTGCTTTCTTCGCACTCAGCGCCACTTGTCATCTCTAAATAGTCTGGTGTGATTTTGAACTCTTTTTGTATAACAACTTGCAAGAGATTCTTATAATTGTCGTTGTTTGTGATTAGCGCGACGCGATCGACATGCTTTTCAAAGACATTTTCCAAAAACAGTTGGGCAAACTGCCACCCAGGTCCAGTAATAAATGTGTTCTTAAACATCTTGTCGGTGTCGTCTATGTCTGTCTTATTGAAATCTAAAAAGATGGCGCCAATAAAAGACTCGAATAAGCACCCCAACTTTTTTATATTGGTGCGAAGTCCTTTTTCCTCCGCATTCCTAGAGACAATTAACCATTTGTGCAAACCCATTTCCATCACAATTTTGCCGATAGACTCGTTTTTTACCATCGCAATCTTTTTGTCTGTCATAAACCCCTCATCTTCTTTAGGGAAATTTCTGTATAAGAAGAATTTTGCTGCTAGCTCAAGCACCCCATCCCCTAAAAACTCTAGCGTTTCATTCGATTTGGTGCTCAAAGGGGGACAATTTGGGGGTCGTTCTGCGATCTGAATGTTTTGCAACATGTTTTCATATTGCGGCCTTTTTGTGTACGACCGGTGTATAAATGCTCTTTTGTATATAGTAAAATTGTTTACCGTGGGTGGAAGACCATAACTTACAAGAATAGATTGAACATCGGTCAATGTAATCTCGATATTTTGGGAATTGAACGGGTTCCATAACAACCCACCCCCTTCGCTTTTAATTACGTCGTCGTCGTGTAAAAGTGTTTTTAGGTCCATGGAATAAGTTTACGATAAGATAAGCGTTGTGTTATTGATATATATGGTTAGTTGTGTTTAAGTAGTTTTCAATAATATCTACTTTTTAAAAATATTATATTATCACTATATATAAAATGGTATATATGGGTGGATCAAGCGCATCGCGTCACGCGGCATCTTTAGTAAATAGACCTAACTGCGGGGGAAACAAGAAGGCCGGGTTGTCACCCAGCGTAGGTTGGTTTTTAAGCAGCAATGCTCCCACCAGACGCGCTGTTAACACTTTGTTTGGACTTAAGTGCGTTCCTAGCACCACTATCCAAACTCAGAGATATGGTTACCGCGCCACTTTAGGAGGCATTTAAACCTAGTAAACAATATACTATAAGCAAAACAATTTAATAACAATTTATTAAATTGTATACAGACACATATACAGACGCCAATAAACAATGATTATCAAAATTGATGTACGTGAATCCGACCTTATTGCGTCGATCCAATTTTTAGTAACCACCGACGCCTCTTTCCAAGAGTTAACGATCGTGAATGAACAATTGCCTTTAGGGGACGTCATTATTTGTGATGAGAAGGAAGAAAAGGTAATTATAGAAAGAAAAACCTTGAAAGATTTGTCTTCTAGTATCAAAGATGGACGATATGAAGAGCAATCGTATCGTCTTAGTGGTGTGGACCATCCTAATCACAATATTATGTATTTGGTAGAGGGGTCGATGGATAAATTCAATGTCTTCAAAGGCCGTGGAGATAAAATGACGCTATATTCCGCGATGGTCTCGCTAAACTATTTCAAAGGGTTTTCTGTGATGCGTAGTTTAAGTGTCGAAGAAAGTGCTTTGATCATATGCAATTGCGCGCTGAAAATCGCGAAAAGTGAGGAGCGGGGAAAAACTCCTTTTTATAAAAAGGTTTCGACGCCTTTAGTCAAAGAACCTTTAACAACAAACAACGAATGCGATGCGCAAGAGGCATCGTCGCAACCATATTGTTCCGTTGTGAAAAAGGTGAAAAAAGAAAACATCACGCCAGAAAATATTGGGGAAATCATGCTCTGTCAGATACCTGGGATTAGTTCAGTAAGTGCGACTGCAATTATGGAGCAATACAAGACGATGCCCTTATTGATTGAGGCGATTCGAGCGGACCCAAACTGTTTGCAACAAGTTTCTTACAAGACAGGGACAGGTCAAACACGCAAAATTAACAAGACATGCGTCTCCAACGCGCTTTCCTTTTTGAAGTAAAAATCGCGTGTGAGCTCTATAATAAATAATATAATCCTTATTTATTATATATGAACGATTTGTTAACGGTTTCATGCATATTAGCGATGCTTCTTTTGGCGGCATACATAACTAATCAAACACTAACTTATTTATCCAACAATTTAGAAGGGATGGAGACAAAGTCATCATCATCTTCATCATCTACGACGAAGTCAACTAGCACAACTGGTGTAGGTGCTGGCGCCGCCAGTTGGGCAGACGCCATTAAATCAGCTACCACCAAAATCAATGACTCTATGCTTGTTTCCAAGTATAGAAAAGATTACGAGAACGTGATTATTAACGCGGAAGAATGTGTAAATGCATCCATGTTGTCGGCACTAGTTACTTCGCCACTTGGACCAGATGGAAATGTCACAGTGCAAACATTGACCGCTATTAAAAATATGAATGACTCTAAAGTAGCACTGAATGAAATCATGAAATATGTGGACTCGCTATAATCAATAAGGTTCACTCCGCTTTTAACAGTCGCGCCGCAATGCGTCGCTTTTAACAGTCAAGTTGCTATGCAACTCTTTTATCAGTCGCGCCGCAATGCGGCGCTTTTATCAGTCAAGTTGCCACGCAACTTTTTATGCAATCGCCATGGTCACTTCGTTCCCCTTGTAAAACCCAGCATCTACCAATTTTTGGGTATATGTTGCCCCACCCCAATTAGGGTCCATAGGGTCTGGACTCACCTCCCCCTCTTTATAGAGCAAACTTTCGTCAAAATTTGCATTTTCAGGTGGTGCTTGGAACGCGGAACTAACCGAAGGTTGGATAATCGATTGTTGCAAGACGGACGGGGGAAGACCACCTTGAGTGTCTGTCGCACTTGGTCGGATTTTATAGACACGTTCACCTTGCGCGTTATATGTGTTCTGAACATAGAGAACAGGACACCTTATCCCTGCACCTCTCTGCCACTCAATGAATTCAGTATATTCTTCTAAATTGTTAAATGAAATGGGGTTGACACCTGGCACTTTGGTTAGTTTAGAATTGTACAAATAGTACTTGGCACCTTTTTGGATCAAGATGTTTGGGCATCTGGTCTCTGTAATGTCGCCTGTAGACATGCCTTCGATAGTTGAACTACGGGGCGCATGTTTCAGATAAAAATATAACCCGCCTATACCTAATGCGATTAAAGCGCCGCGCGCCATATGATGTTTATATGTTTTTAACACGTCCATATAAATATTAACTACAAAATAAATCGCGATAGGCGCCTCATATATATTTGTTGCGATGTATTTAAATACTTTTTACAAAACAGTATTGTGTAAAAGTATTTAAATATCCCGAATATATAGAATGAAATTTTTAAGCGTAGGACCGGATGCAAAACACGTGGACCATTTCAACCACTTTGTAAAAAGTAGTGAGAGCACCTGTTTTGTCATTTTTCATTCACCAAACTGCCATTTTTGTGTAGAAACCATCCCCGAATGGCACAAGATCTCGTCTGAACTAGGGGAACGGTTTAAACATAATGACGCAATAATGGTCGCAGACATTGATGCAAGCGCATTATCCAAAACCTCTTTTGAAGAATATGTGGAAGGACTTCCTACCATCTTGTGTGTTTCTGAAAAGGGGAAAAAGATAGAACCAATTGAAAATGCAAAGTTAAAAAATAAACTTAGGACAGTAGATGCGTTTGTCGAATGGATTGAATTGAAATCTCCTTCTATCTATCATTCCAACAAAACAACAGAGAAAGGAAGAAATCTCAAGAGGCGCAAAGCAACTCCTTATCCTGGCGAACAAGTACGCAAAAAGTCAATATCTAAGTCTAGATCTAAGTCTAAGCATGGAGGGAAGCGGACACGCAAACTATTTCCTCGAAAATAAATCGCGACACCACTTCTTAAACTTGTCGAATGCAGTTAAATCAGATTCCTCATATGGTTCGAACACGACGCTTCGTTCGAGAGGCGTGATTGGGAGCAAATGTTTTTTATCAACCATGATGGGTTCTTCTGGTACTTCTGGTACTTCTGGTACTTTTGGCACTTCTGGTACTTCTGGTACTTCTGGTTCTTCTGGTACTTCTGGCACTTCTGGTACTTCTGGTACTTTTGACACTTCTGGTACTTCTGGTACTTCTTTTTCTTCCTTTGAATCAATTTCCAAAGTATTTTTAAAATGTTCTGGTAAACTTGATTCCCCAAATTCCAGCACAATGTCTTCAGGTTCTATTTCCAAAGAGGATTCTAAAAATTCAAGGAAAGAGACAAACTTCTCTTCTTCCTTTGAATCAATTTCCAAGGTATTTTCCAAAGCGTTTACAACGATTTCTTCACCCAAGTCTTCTTCACCCAAGTCTTCTTCTTCATCGCTTATAAATGCATTTTCTATTTCCGCATCAAAATCATTCATTTATATAATGCTACTAAAAAAATAAAAATATTATATATATTGCGGCCGCATTCCATTAAAAATTTAAAATTGAAATTTATTTTTGTCCTGTTTAAAAATAGTAAATTCAACATTGTGTAAAAGTTAAAGTTAACGTTATAATACTATTTATTATTTATCGCTTATTAAAAAATGGAATTAGAATACGTATGCAAACTATTTGATTTCAACGTCTATGCGCAAGACGAATCCAAAGCAGGTCTTGACGAGGACAACTCCTCTGGTGACGAGGGAGACGCCCCTGTCCGAAAAACAGAAGACTCCTCTTTATTCACCATCCAGTTATTTGGCATCGACGAAACTGGCGCTACTTACTCCATCACAGTTGAAGACTACAAACCATTCTTCTATGTCAAAGTCCCAGAGAGCTGGGGACCAACCAAGAAATCAGGATTTGTCCAGCATTTAAAAAAAAGTGTAGGAGCTTACTACGCCGGGTCTATCGTCGGCGCAAAATTGATCAAACGTAAAAAATTATATGGGTTCGACGCAGGTAAAGAATACAGATTCATTATGCTAGAGTTCAACAACATGCAAGTCTTCAACAAAGTAAAGAACATGTGGTACAAAGATGCCCCTTTCAGAAAAGGAGAGTCCAGAAAAGACAGAGTACTAATCCAAGGTGGGTACAAGTACGTAGGCGCCGATGGGTCCACAGAACATCTACAAATATATGAATCCAACATCCCACCACTTCTTCGGTTCTTCCATGTCGAAGACATATCTCCTACAGGGTGGGTCGCGATCCCTAAAACAGGGACCACTAGAGCGCTAGATTGCTCCAAGAAAACCTCGTGCTTATATGAGCTTAAAACGTCTTGCAAAAACATTGTCTCTCTAAATAACAAGGAGACACGCGTCCCCTACAACATATGCAGTTTTGATATTGAAGCGAGCAGTAGTCATGGCGACTTTCCGGTTCCTAAGAAATCGTACAAGAAATTGGCGACCAATATCGTAGACCATTTCGACAAACTCAAGGACATCGAACCCGCAGAATGCTCCCCCATTGTCACGAATATCATCATGACCGCATTTGGATTCAATGGGTTCACGCAACATATAAACCCTGTGGACATAGATCTTGTGTACCCCAAATTCAAGAAATCAAGTGCGGAAATTCAAAGACTAGTTGTCGCGTTGCTCTCTCGACAATTAAAGATGGACGATGTGTCAGAAGGCGCATCGGATGGGTTGACGATTGAACAGATGTTTGAATCAAAGAATAAAGAATTATACACCGCGTCTACGTCAAATGTTTGCAAAGAAGGGGATGAGGATGACGATGGGTCAGACAACGATGGGTCAGATGACGAAGTAGTTAAAGAAAGTGTGGTCACCAGCAGCGCTAGTTGGTACAAGAACAAGAAACCGACAATGGCGTCAAGCAAAGGTGCGTCCCACACGATTGCCGACATTCTTTGCGATAAGACAACAGACCGCACTTTCAAAATGGAAACGATAAACAAAGCGCTTACCTCGCAAAGTGGTCTACCCGAATTGGAAGGGGATAAAGTGACATTTATTGGGTCCACGTTCATACGATATGGTGAAAAAGAACCCTATTTGAATCACTGCATTGCATTGAACACCTGCGACGATCAAGAAAGCGCGCAAATTGATTCCTATAGAACAGAGAAAGAAGTTCTACTAGCGTGGACAGAACTAATTCAAAAAGAGAATCCAGATATTATCATCGGGTACAACATTTTCGGATTTGATTACACTTTCATGTTCCAACGCGCGTTAGAAACAAGTTGTGCTCACGAGTTTCTCAAATTATCCAGAAATGTCTCGGAACTATGTGCGTCGACCGATTACAATACCAAAAAATTAAAGATAGAGGAAAGCAGTATCTCTATTGCCAGTGGGACACACGAGCTTCAGTATATCAAAATGAATGGGCGTGTCCAGATCGACATGTACAACTATTTTCGAAGAGAAGAAAGTTTGACTTCATATAAATTGGATTATGTCGCAGGTCACTTCATTGGAGACAACATTGGCGCGTGTACTTACGATGGGTCGTGCACAATCATAAAAACAGGCAACATGACTGGTTTAACTAATGGTTCTTATATCCACATCGAAGAAATAAAGCACTCTGTGAACTACTACAAAAATGGGGGCAAATTCAAAGTAAAACAGGTCAACAAGGAAGAAGGATGGTTTTCAATCTATGGAGAAGAGACACCTGACATTGTGGGGTCCAAATCTGTGCGCTGGTGTTTGGCAAAAGATGACGTTACGCCACAAGACATCTTCCGTTTATCTAATGGAAGTTCCGCGGACAGAGGAATTGTCGCGAAATACTGTATACAAGATTGCAATCTAGTTCAACACCTCTTTAACAAAGTAGATGTGCTCACTGGTTTCGTGGAAATGGGTCGTTTATGTAGCGTCCCCATCAGTTTCCTTGTTTTAAGAGGGCAAGGCATCAAACTTCTTAGTTTCATCGCCAAAAAATGCAGAGAGAAAAACACATTGCTCCCTGTCATTGAAAAAGGGGACCTAGACGATGGTTATGAGGGCGCCATTGTATTGGAACCTAAGTGTGGTCTATACCTGGATGACCCTGTGGCCGTGGGCGATTTTGCCTCATTGTACCCATCTTCTATGCTTAGCGAAAACATATCACACGACAGCAAGGTTTGGACCAAAGAGTACGATCTATCAGGAAACCTTATCAAGGAAACAGGCGTCAAAAGCAGGACCACCGGGGAATTTGTTTATGACAACCTCCCAGAGTACGAATATGTCCAGATCAAATATGACACTTACACGTATGTAAGAGAAAAACCAGGCGCAAAGGCGAAAAAGGTATTGTCGGGATACAAAACATGTTGTTATGCACAATTTCCGGACGGCAAGCGTGCGATTATGCCCGCTATTCTGCAAGAATTGCTGACAGCGCGCAAGACAACGCGCAAACTGATCCCGTTGCAAGATGACGATTTCATGAAAAATGTGCTAGAAAAACGTCAGAATGCATACAAAGTAACTGCAAACTCACTGTATGGGCAGTGTGGCGCCAAAACAAGCGCATTTTATGAGCAAGATGCAGCGGCATCCACAACGGCGACAGGACGTCTTTTATTGACCTATGCAAAAACAGTGGTGGAAGAATGTTATGGCGACAAAGTGTGCGAGACACGCAAGTATGGTCCAGTGCACACACGTGCCGAATACATTTATGGCGACACAGATTCAGTCTTCTTTACATTTCACTTAAGCACGATTGACGGGGAAAAAATAACAGGCGAACGGGCGCTAGAAATATCGATTGAAATCGCGCAAGAGGCGACCCATATGGTTTCACAATTCCTGAAACAACCACATGATTTCGAGTATGAGAAGACATTTTCGCCATTCTGCTTGTTATCAAAGAAAAGGTATGTGGGTATGTTGTATGAGCATGATTACAAAAAAGGTAAGAGGAAAGAGATGGGAATTTGTCTGAAAAGGCGAGACAGTGCACCGATCGTGAAGGATATATATGGAGGCGTCATTGACATTTTCATGAAAGAACAGAATTTGCAGAAGGCGATCAACTTTTTAAAGAAGTGTCTGCAAGACATTGTAGATGAAAATGTGTCGATGGACAAACTCATTATCACTAAATCGCTTAATTCATTTTATAAAAACCCGAAACAGATAGCGCACAAAGTGTTGGCGGACAGAATTGGGGTCCGTGACCCTGGGAACAAACCAAAACCAGGTGACCGTGTTCCATTTGTCTATATCGTGGGGTCGAAGAAAAGTTTGCAAGGGGACAAAATTGAAACGCCGACATTTATTGTGGAAACGCGCGCCAAAATAGACTACACCTTTTATATCACCAACCAAATCATGAAACCGTTACTGCAATTGTTTGGACTTGTCTTGGAAGAAATGTGGTCATTGAAGAAAATGCGTGGCAAAATAAACACGTTCAAAGAAACAGTGCGCAAGTTGAAAGATTCTACACCTGAAGATAAATTTCAAGACAAGTTGGACAAGATAAAAGAAAAAGAAGTGAAGGCACTCCTCTTTGACGATTATTTGAGAGTCACCACTAATGCAAAAAATGGCGACAAAATGATGACCTCCTTCTTTAAACCTAGTGTTTAACTCGTTCTTTGTCTCGTTCTTTGTCTCGTTCTTTAAGAAAATATTCATATTCATTTATTTTTTCCACATATTATGTTGTTTACACCTTTTAACATTTCAAACGCCTAATTTATATTTATTTATAATACTTTTGGTTTTAATGGTTTACAGTCCCACCAAGTATAAGTATTTTGTGATTTTGATGGAAAAATAAAATCTTCTAATTTTTCTTTATTGTGAGTAATATGATTTATATATGAATTAACATAATTTCTTACTGGTTTATGAAGGGATGCTTTATTACGATGATTTGAATATTTTTGTTTTTTTTTATTAAATTTATTTTTATGAATGTATTTATATTTTTTTATACCGAATGTCTTATCCATTTATATTTATAAAATATATTTATTTTATAAATAATCGGCATTTGAAATGTTAAAAGGTGTAAAAACAATATAATATAACATGAACGACATGAGTTAACGTTTTTTCAATCTTGTTTTTGTTCGCACTTTATTCTCAGCGACAAATGATTGGTACATATAGGATGCTGCACCAAATATGGTGTCAACGACGTATTCAACTGCGTAACAATATGCTCGCGCGAATGTCAAAAATGCGGGAGGTAAATAAATTGTCATGGGCAACTGCTCGTCATCTTCGTCATCTTCGTCATCTTCATCTTCGTCTTCTTCATCTTCATCTTCATCTTCTTCTTTCGCACCATATTCTTTCAAGTACATGTCTTCTTCTTCTTCCACATCGTACAAAATATTTTCAGTTTTTAGTTTCCCGATAATTGCGTTATACGTTCTTCCATGAATCTCTGCAATTTTATCTATGGGAAAACGGTTGATTTGATATTCGCGGTACAATCGCGCGATTTCTGACGCGGACCATGGTTTTCTGTGGCGGTTTACAGGAACCACGTCAGGTTTCTTCTCTTCTGCATAATGATTTTCTACTAATGCCAATAATTCAACTAAATCGACTTGTTCTACGCTTTGTTCTATGCTTTGTTCCACGACTTGTTCTACGCTTTGTTCTACACTTTGTTCCACACTTTGTTCCACGACTTGTTCCACACTTTGTTCTACGACTTGTTCCACACTTTGTTCCACACTTTGTTCTATGCCTTGTTCCACACTTTGTTCTACGACTTGTTCCACAACTTGTTCCTCCTTATAAGTTTGGTTTGGCGACACAGGAAACACATATTCTTCTACTATAGGCGAGGTATCTTCCTCAATTTCAACGTTTTCGACACAAATCATGTTTAAAAGAATGTTAATACCATTATATAGTCAATCATGTTTAAATTCTTTTTTTCAAAACACAATTGGTTAATTTAACCCATGAGCCCAGTTTAACATTGTGACCGTTTCAACGTCTACCAAGTTCCCAGAAACGTCGAATATTTGGGTGGTCGCATCGCGGTCAACATTTGCGCGCGAATTATTAAATAGATTATTGATTTCTGTTTCGCTTCTTTCGCTTCTTTCGCTTCGTGCATCATTCGTCCGTATGTCATGTCTACACAAAGGGCAACGAGCGTTTGAGCGAAACCATGTTGATAATTCAGTCGTATTAAACACATGTCCGCATCGAATAATCTGCGACACACGGTCATCCTCGTGAAACGTCGCCCACGAAATAGGACACCTGTCTTGTGTTTCTCTGTCAGGAAGGTCTCCGTGTCTTACTATGCGAGTTGCCTGATTGATTTGCCTAGTAGAAGGTGTGGTTGACAAGCGTTGAGCACTTGCGCCAGAGTTCATCGCACGCCCCCTAAAGTCCGACAGTAACCCATTAAAGAATGATCGTATTGCTTCGTCTTCACGTGTCGCAAGCGCTGACGCAACGATTGGGTTCATAGTGGCTCCAGGGGTAGAAGGGTAAGCAAGTTCGCGCATTCTTCTTCGCATATCAAGGGTGGTTGAATTAATTATATCCCGGACAAGATGTGATTCTTCTCGTAAAACGTCTATTTGGCGCAAAATTTCTAAATATTGATTATTATACACTTCTACCAAGTAACGATAATCTTGGTACAAAGCGTCTTGTGAAAGACGTTCATTGATTGATAAATTTGAATTTATTGGGTTAATTGGGTTTGTTGGGTTTAAAAGATCTATATCATTCATTGCAACGCGTTTGGTTTAAATATTAAATATTATAATGCGTTTAAATAGATTTGAATATATTATAATATACTCTTCCTGTGACAACGATCTATAAACAATGCAAACGCTCCCTGCGAATTTTTCACAATATAAAGAAAATGGGTTAAAGGGACTAGTCAATTTAGGAAACACCTGTTTCATCAACGCGTGTGTCCAAATTTTGTCTCATACATACGAAGTAAATAACCTGTTGTCAAAAAAAGAATATAAAAAGAGGGTGTCCGCGACGCCAGACGCAGTGCTTTTAATAGAATGGGACAATTTAAGGAAATCGTTATGGGAAAAAGATGGCGCAGCACCAGTAAAACCCACCAAGTTTTTGCAAACGATCCACAAATTGTCGCGGATCAAAGGGATCAACACATTTACAGGGTATGACCAAAACGATGTTTCCGAGTTTTTTGTATTTATTATAGATTGTTTTCACAACGCGATTTCCAGAAAAGTTCAAGTGGGGATCAATGGAGTCGCGGAAACAAATGAAGACCGAATCGCGATTGTTTGCTACAACATGATTCGCAATGAGTATTCTACCAATTACTCCGAATTTATCCACATTTTTTTCGGAACTCTTGTTTCGCAAATCATTTCCTTAGATACCAAAGAAGAACTAAGCATCAAAGCGGAACCGTTTTGTACTTTGTCTCTTCCTATCCCTGAAAAAAAGGGGAATAATAATTCGTGTACATTGATGGACTGCTTCGAACTTTTTTCAGAAGGCGAAATACTCTCTGGTGAAAACAAATATTATAATGAAAAAAAGGGAGTGAAGGAAGATGTGGTGAAAAAAATGTCTTTCTGGGGATTTCCAACCATTCTAGTGATTGATTTGAAAAGGTTCAATTCCCGCGGCACAAAAAATCAAATGTTGATCCAGTTCCCTCTAGATGACATGGATTTGTCTAAGTATGTCATTGGTTACGACAAAGAAACGTATATATACGATTTGTATGGTGTATGCAATCATTCTGGTGGCGTTTTAGGAGGACATTACACCGCATTTGTTAAAAACGCGGATGGTGTATGGTTTCTCTTTAATGATACAACTGTGACACAGGTATCTGCGGAAGCGATAATATCTAGTAAAGCGTATTGCCTTTTTTATAGGAAAAAACAAATTAGTATATAAGTATATATATAATATATAATGGATTTATTTAAAATAGAGGAAGATGCGACCGAAGAAGACATGACCAATGAAAACGATGAAATAAAATATATTGTTACCACCACTTTTTTAAACCCAATCATCGTGGTCGCCATTTTAGCAGTCTCGTTGATTATTATAATAATGACTTATTTAGGAAATGCGTCATCCGCTGACCCATATGGGTCAAATTATAGTGAATCTAGTGGTGTCGGCAAAACGATCTCCATGATTTTGGGAATTATCGCAGGATTCGTCTTTATATTTGTAGCAGGTGCAAGCATCGCGCAGTATATTTTTAAAGTTGATGTGGCGACTAATCTATCCAAGTTGTTTTCACCGGCGCCTGAAATAGATGTCACTGTTACTAAAAATGCGTCCTCTTCATCGTCTTCTTCTGTTATACCTACCATGAAATTCACGGAAGAAGTGTTTAATGTGCCAGGCAATTATTATGTCTACGATGATGCCAAAGCGCTATGTAGTGCATACGGTGCTCGTTTGGCGACATACAAAGAAGTAGAAAATTCGTATGATAAAGGCGGTGAATGGTGCAACTATGGGTGGTCCGAAGGACAGATGGCACTCTACCCTACTCAGCAAAAGACCTGGGATGGTTTGCAAAAAATAAAAGGGCACGAGAATGATTGCGGACGACCAGGAATCAATGGAGGTTACATAAAAAATCCTGCAGTAAAATTTGGCGCAAATTGTTATGGATATAAACCCAAGATGACGCCAGTGGAGCAAGACATTATGGCGAACACCACCCCATATCCCAAAACAAAGAAGGATCTCGCGATTGAAAAACGTGTTGAATATTGGAAGGACCGGTTGCCTGAAATTTTGGTGTCCCCTTTTAACTATAACAGTTGGAGCAAACTGTAGAGGAGTAAACTGTAGAGAAGATTACTGCAAATTATGTTGACCATTGTTCAAGACAACCGCTCCGTAAATGATTAAGACATATATTATTGAATGTGAGTGAATAAACAATGCAACGAATAAAAACACTTGCAGACACTTCCATGCAAACTGATTGCACCAATTTGTCCGAACAGGTGGTACATATGGGTTGAAAATCACCACGTGGGCCCCCGTGGTTAAGTCAATGACGCACCATGTTCTACAAATAGGACATTTCCTAGTCATATTCACCCACTTGATGGCGCAACTTGCATGTACGTCGCATGCACAACTACATGTTTTTACCACTGTTTCATTAAACAGCGACTCGTGCAGTTTAACGACAGGTTCTCCATCTATTGAGATGTGCTCTAAACAAATCACACATTCTGATTTCTTCACCTCGAGATCTCTTCTTGTTTTTACACTTTGTTTTTTATACCGCATGTCGTTTATATTATCTTTGCTTAAAAAGTGTGCAGTTATATTTATCTTTATCTTTATGTTAAAATACTTATTTATATTGCGTTTAAATAAGTATTTAAATAATTTCTTTGTCTTTAGTTTCGTCTTTAGTTTTGTCTTCGTCTTTATAATTTCCTCGTTTTTTTATTTTCACTTTTCCTCTTGTGACCCTTTGTTCGCTTTTTCGCGTTGCTTACATTGGAAGCGCCATATTTTGCCAGATCCATCATTTTTTCGTATAAACCTTTTGGTATAGCGGTCACATCAGTGACATCGGGTGTTGTCAACCCACATAGACTACCGCCACCGCCGATTTGCGAGTCGGAAGCCCCCCATTTATATAAACCCACCGGAACTGCGAATCCTTCCAAAGTCCCTCCTAACATGTTGTAAGTAGCAATAACGTTTGTTCCCTTCATGCATTAACGATATATAATTTATATGTGATTTGTATGCGGTTATTGGTTTAACTAATTATTATAGAACCGTTTTATTTCAGGCACTGTTTTCACTTCTCTATTCCTTTTCACGTAGTCGATAATCTGCGAAACCTGGGATTCATTTTTGATTATTTCAGACAAGCATTTTTCTAAATGTTTGTATGTCAAGGAAGAAGAGACATTGGTTTCCACGAAACGCAACCGACCATCCCCTAGTTTCACTGTTGCATTTTTTAACTGGTTTTGCCCCACATATTCAAGAATAGAATCGCGCAAACAGTTCCTCTCATCTCTTAATTCGCTCACCTTATCGCTTGCTTCTTTGAGTTCGTTGTCGATCGCGACCCATTTTTGTATTTGTTGTTCAAAACTCATTATTATTCCTTCTATAATAGTTCCATAAAAAATAATTGTGGAAATATTGTTTCTATAAAGGGTCCTAACGTCTCTTCCTTGTATTCGCATCATTGCTCACATTCTTTCTAGAATTTCTCTTGGACCTCTTGGCAAAGTGTTGGTTTAATGCGAACAATGAAAGTGGCACCACCGCAGTGCTAATCACTTGAGACCAGTATCCACCCTTTTGGGACTTCTTTCTATTAGAACGCTTTTTGGGTCTTCCTCCATGCATCAATGGTTTAATCGTGTTGTCTCCATTTTGTAAACTGTTCGCCATCTGTTGATCTACCGTGTTACCAACCACGTTTCCGACAAACTCTGCCGCCCCGGCACCTCCTTGCTGTCCTTGTCTACGATTTGCACTTCTTCTTTTTTGAACCATTATATAATAGGTTTAGAAAAAATGATTAACACGTGATGCAATTAAGAATAACCGCACTAATTAGATCGGTTCACCCAATATTCTGCCCAATTTTTATTACGCAAAATGGTAATTAACAATATAAGTATTGCTAAAACAAGCAAAAACATTAAAACAATAAGAGACACTGCAATGTATATGTAAGGCCGCACATAGGTAAATATTAAATCAATGGTGGGAGACAGCGCAACACGTATATTGTCTTTTACTTCGTCGCGGTTTAAAATAGATAAACATTCTTGAATCAAATGGTGTTCCATCGTGGTATAAGCGTATATCTATGATAACCCGCGTTAAAAAAATTTGTATCATTTTATGCAATACGCGCGCAATACAAATTGCTTAACGCGTGAATATAATCAAAAAATTTTCTAAATAAAAACAAATGAATACGTTGACTATAGTAGAACCAGATGACCGATTCGACTTTTCAAAAATAAACATAGGGGCATTGTCTCGCATTTCAGGCGAAACATACTACGCGCGAATTTATTTAAACAATGCACCTTTGCTTATACAAACTCCTAAAAGTTTGACCAAACAAGGGTTTGTAAAAACAGGTAAAAAAATGTACAGCGATTTGTTATTTACAAATCAAGACGAAAAATGGATTAATTGGGTAGAGCATTTGGAATCTAGGTGTCAGCAATTGATATATGAAAAAAAAAATGAGTGGTTCACCGGAGATGATTCGATGGAATTGCATGACATTGAAGGGGCATTTACCTCTATGCTAAAGTTGTATAAATCTGGAAAATTTTATTTAATTCGCGCAAACGTCAAAAACAATGTGAAAATATTCGACGAAAATTCGAATTCCCCTGCAAAAATGACTTGCGAAGACATCAATAGTTCCACAAATATGGTTACTGTTATCGAAATACAAGGAATCAAATTTGCATCTAAAAACTTTCAGATCGAATTAGAAATAAAACAATGCATGGTAGTATCCCCTGACCCATTTTCGGAGAATTGTTTTATTAAGCGAACCACTGTCGCGAAACCGCCAAATTTAATGGTGGAACAAATCGTGGAAGAATTTATACGAGAACAAACGAGCGCCCCCAAAATAGTTCAAGAACCTTTAGAAACAATGAAACCTGTCGTAGTTCTCCCTTCTTTAAGCGAAGAGGAAGAAACGAAACGTAACACCGAATTAAACTCAATTACTACATCTACAGTTCCTGTCAAAAAACTTCCGCCAAATAGAGGTGGCGACAACGAAGACGAAGACGAAGACGAAGATTGCGAATTAACTGAAATACATATTGGGGATGAAGTTCCTGTAGACGAACTATTAGGAATCATCGATATCGAGACAGACTCTGGGGCAACCTTGGAACAAGGTTTAAAAGAAGTGGAATTAAAAGTGGACAACAATAGTTTAGAAACAATTTCATTGAAACGCCCAAACCAGGTTTATTACGACATTTATAAAGAAGCAAGGAAGAAAGCGAAATTGATGAAAAAACAAGCAGTTCAAGCATATTTGGAAGCGAAAAACATTAAGAAAACCTACATGATAGAAGATAGCGACAGTGATAGCGATAGTGATGGGGATAGTGATGGAGGTAGAGGTGGGGGGCGGGTGAACAATTCTGTCAAACACTTCACCGGAGAGGGAGAGGATGAAGGGAGCGTAGACAGCGAAAGTGATTTTGACGATTTATCCATTATTGAATCTGATGGAGAATAAGCGCGCGCCCACTTAACTTAAGCAATTGTCTTGCGAAGATTGTTTAGGTAAATAAATTCGCAAGCGATGACATTATTTCTTTCGGTTCAACAAATGCGATCTCGATATAATTGTTGGTTATTAATTAAGATTTTTAAAAATATTTTATCGTTAATTTTATATAATGAGCATGCTTAAAAAAATAAGTGAAAACAGCACTGTTATCTTTTTTGCGGTTGTTTTGTTGCTATTGTTTTCTCCTTCCATTCATCGTTACATTAATTCAAAGTCGGTCCCTGGTTATGAAACAATGAGCAAGACCAACAATGCCGCATACAATGGACAAGGTCAAGGACAAGCACAAGGGATTGTTCCTTCCGCCGAATCTTTAGGGCAAAACGAAGTGTTTGCATCTGTGAAAGGAATTCAAACCTCCACTCCAGGAATGCCCGCCTCATGTGGAAACAACAACGCAATTCAAAACCCAATGGACTTGTTGCCTAAGGACAATAACAACCAATGGGCTCAATTGAACCCTGCTGGAAAGGGAGATCTACAGAATCAACCAAACCTCTTGAAGGCAGGTCACCACATCGGGATTGACACAATTGGTCAAACTTTGAGAAATCCGAACTTGCAAATTCGTTCTGAACCCCCTAACCCGCAATTAAACGTTGGACCATGGAATCAGAGCACCATTACAGGCGATTTTATGCGCGTCCCTTTTGAACTTGGAACTGGGTCGCAGTAAGCGATAAGCGAAAGATAAGCGATAAGCGACAAGCGATAAGCGATAGACAAGCGATAAGCGATAGACAAGCGATAAGCGATAAGCGATAAGCGACAAGCGATAAGCGAAAGACAAAGGAGCGAGAGACAAGAACCGTCTTTTTTTTGAAACTATATTATTCGTTTTATACTATATATATAATACGAGCATGAACAAACAGGAGATACTATTTTATGTCGTATTTTTCTTCGTCGCCTTTTATTGTTTGAATGTGTACTACGAAATGGACACCTCTAGTTTAAAATGCGTTATATCCGACGTAGATGGGAAGAAGTATTGTGTGCGAGACCGTAAAGACCTAAGTGAAACCGCAAATTTATTAGCGCAAGTCACTCAAAAATGTACAGAACTAGTTGCGTATGTTGGCGACAAATATAAGAACGATGAGCGTGTCATTCAGTTAGTAGAAAATTTCAACCCCAAAAATATTAGCGAGACACTCCCAACTAGTCAACTTACCGCATACAGCGAAAACAAGGGTGAAAAAATCGCATTTTGTCTGACAGAAAAGAAAAACGGGAAAAAACTAATTGATCTGAATACGCTGACATTTGTCGCGATACACGAACTATCGCATTTGATGACCAAGACGATTGGGCACAAACTGGAGTTTTGGCAGAATTTCAAGTTTCTGCTCGAAAACGCAAAAGAATCAGGGATATATGACCCTATTGATTATAAAAATAATTCGAGAGAATTTTGTGGGTTAAAAATAACAGACAACCCTTATTATGATTTAAAAGACTAAAATCGTATTCTGATGTTATTAGAGAACAATAACGTTTAACAACATTTTCAACGTTATTGATATAAATTAAATTTAATCAATAATAGTATATAGCAATATATAGCGAATGTCACTCGAAAAAACTGATCAAGACATCCCTTTAGAATTAGAACCAGACTCCGATTCTGATCCAGAGTCCGATTCCGACGAAGAACTGCCGAGACACAAAATGACCCATGAATTATCTCGGACCACCGCGCCTATATTTAAAGTGTTCAATATGTCAAAAAAGTCGGTGGTCGATTTGATTCTTGTGTTTTACGGGTTTCATTTGAATGGCAAAACGGAAGAAGAACTAGACAACGCGTTTTTGTCCAACCCAGACGACCCTGCGTTTGAAAATCCCGCTATCTTCACTCCAACTGAAAAATCGACATTCTTATTACAGGACCCGTTACCACGCGTAAAATTTATCCACGCGTCTTTGCGTGCCGACGACAGCGTGGAACGCGTGAAAATGAAAATAATGGTTGCACTTGAAAATAAATATGCAATAGAGGAAATGTATTTATTTACCCGTAAAAAGGAGGCGATATATCACCCAATTTCTGTATATGAAACCTTGTCGCAAAATGAAAAACAAGTGCCTGTCGAAAATGTGTTGCAGTTCTTGTCCAATATTCGGTATGAAGTGTTGGAGGATCAGAAAATTGATTTTGTTTTACCACCAGTGATTCGCGAATCTAGTGTGAAATTATACAAATACTCAGATATCGCTTTGTTAGGCATATATGACAATTCGTTCATTATCGATTCACCAGTTGGTCAATCTTTCATCATGGGTGACAGCGAGTGTCCATTTGCAGCAAACCCATACAACGTAGATGAGTCAAATCGATATTCTGAACAGTATTTTAAAAGCAAAATATCCATTTTGAACAGTGATCTCCTCTTAAACTCTGGGCAAATTGTAGACAACACCATTTATTTATGTTTGGTTTCGAATGTGGTGTCAAACGCAGGAAGTGATTTGGGCGAATATATTATTAAAATGTATTACCCATTGATCGCGGCATCTTCTGTCGAGGAGTATGAGCAATGGGTTATGCAAGAAAGGTGGAAATCGATTGACGCAGTAATGGCTTCGCGCACAGACAAAATGCAAAATGTCTTTGATGGGGTCGATATGTTATATGATGTGTACAAGTTTTCATCAAAGTACCCTTTAAAATATTCCACACATGGGATCAAAGAAATCAAAATAACTATGCGTGCGAAATTTTCTTCATTTTTTCCTTTGGATACGATATTCCGATTATTGCACGCAGAGAATGGGACACCATTAATTAAACACCATTTTTCATCTAAACGAGACAATGTTTACCGAATATATGCAGACAAGGTTACTACAGATGGGATCAAAGTTCCACATTTAAATATTTCCGCTATTCATAACATAAGCAAAACGTTGTCTAAAGTAGAGTCGGTTTCGGTCTACATAGAATATTTTATCGCGAGGTCATTGCACTCTTTTATTTGCGCGTTTGAAGAAACAGGTGACATCTCTATTTATGCAAAATTCAATGATATGTATTTGGTTTCTTGCGAAGAGTTTAACGAGCTGGTGAAAAAACAGGTGAATCCTGTCTTGCAAATGGTAAAGTCGCATTTTAATCAAAGCGGTGTAAGTGTTCCTTTGTTTGAAGACATTTTTTTACCAGAAGTGGAAGTCGTCAAAGCAACATATAAATGCGTCGTGAATGATGTAGATAGGGTAGATATTGCGAAAAATATTGGTTGTATATCTAGCGCGTTTAATGTCGAATCACTGAAAAAAATGCCCGCAACATTGCGATTTAAACGTGTGTCGAACTTTAACAAACTTAATAGTTTGGAAGCGTTTATTATTGAAAAAGTGAATCAAGATCTTTCTTCAGACGAAATCATAGAGGAAATTTCGCAAAATTTCAATATTAGTGAACAAGAAGCGAAGAACGAGTTCGCCTCTTTTATGAGCGCGCAACAAGTTTCGGTTAGCGTGAAAAAGTTTGGGAGGAAGATGAAAATGAACCCAGGATTCTCCACTTCTATCGAGCAGAAAAACAAAATGATTATTGTGGAAGTAGAGGGGATAAATGATATTCAACACTTGACCAACATACCAATCTATATAGATTCTATAATAAGAGTGTCGCAAACGACGATCAAAACAGATTACCCATTACTCAAAATACAAAAAATATGTTCGGGTGCAAGCAAAGAAGGAATTGGGGATGTTGTCTCCAAAATTACAGAGGTTCCAGTGGAGATACAAACAACCCATTTAACCAGACGCCCAAGTCCTTTTGAATCTGAATCCTTAGAAGAAGAAGAGGAAGAAGGGGGAAAAGAAGAAAAAGGTGAAAAGGCCTTATCTCCTGAGCTAAAAGAAGTATCGATCCCCACACCTCAAAAACAAGTGCCCAAGATATTTGGGATGAGCAGCGATGAAGGGAATGAAGAAGAGGATGAAGAAAAAGAAAATGAGAGTTTCCCCCCTCCTGTTGAGCTAAAAGAAGTAGTGATCCCTACGCCTCAAAAACAAGTGCCCAAGATTTTTGGGATGAGCAGCGATGAAGGGAATGAAGAAGATGAAAATGAAGAGGAAAAAAAAGGAAAAGAGGGGTCTACTGAGCTAAAAGAAGTAGTGATCCCCACGCCCCAAAAACAAGCACCCAAGATATTTGGGATGGACAGCGATGGAGATGAAGAAGAAGACGAAGAAGACGAAGAAGGAGGGTCAAAATCAGGTGGAAGTAGAAGTGGGGGCGCGAAACCCAAAGTTGTTAAAAACGCGCCAGTCATTGATACCGGGATTTCATCCGTTAAATTAAAAAACGACAACCCATTTCCACAAGACAGAATCAAAGACAGAGACCCTGTTTTGTTCGAATCATTGCAAAACTCGATGAATTCCAAGTTCAAGTTCTCAAAAACACAAAACAATTTTACTTCGTATTCTACTATGTGCGCCTCCAATATCAAGCGTCAACCAGTGATCCTTACCAAAGACGAATTGATTGAGTTAAAGAAGAACCCTGGTGCACTAACAGGTTCGTGGCGTGGAGACAAATATGTCGGCGATGACGTACTTGAATATGGCGCCGACCCCAATAACAAGAATTATTACATGTGTCCAAGATATTGGTGTCTTACCACAGACAAAATGCTGACACACAAGCAAGTGATGGCGGGGGAATGTGGTGGCGTTGACAAAATCATCCCAAAAGGTGCCTCTACACCAGGGGATAAAACGATCTATCAATTTTATGACCCATCAGAACATGGTCCCGCAGACGAAAAAGGGCAACCCAAAAACTATCAACAACATTACCCTAGTTTTTTAAGCAAGAACAAAACTAATGATGGGTATTGTCTCCCATGTTGTTTTAAAAACTTTAACACCCCATCCCATATCGCAATCAAATCGGAATGTTTGAAACAGGCATCGACAGATCTCCCAAGCGATGCCAAAATGCCAACAAAAGAGAAGAAGAAGAGTGATGAAGTGCCAGAAAATGTGGTTGGTGAGCGAAGCGCAGAAGAAGTGTCATTCAAACCCAAGAAAAAAACGCATGGGAACTATATAAAGGGTCCTGAAAAATTCCCCTTGGAATTTTCTAGATGGGGTTATCTTCCTATTCCCTTGCAAAAATTCTTTGATGAAGCAGGGGTTATGACAAATTGTCAAGTCAGTTCGTCTGACGCCAGCATGAAAAAGTTCACCAAATGTCTTCTTCGGCGAGGTGTCGAAAAAAACGCGAACCAATCTTTTATCGCTTGTTTAGCAAGCGCGTCTCAACAGTTTTATGAAAAAAATGATTCTAGGGAAATTCAACCAGTGTTAAGTGTCCGCGAATTCAAAAATAAAATGATTGCTGCTCTCACGCTTGACGGGTTCGCGCGTTACCAAAATGGAAATTTGATCAACAAATTTGCGAAGAATGATCCTTCATTTAACATCGATGACCCCCAATATGAAGACATTTTAAAACCGGTGATGTATGTAAATTACAAACAATCTAGGTTGTACAAAAAAATCAATGCGGGCGCCCCCCCGGAGGGCATTGGGACACGCAGAAAAATGTTGAACAAAGTGGTCCAATCTTTTTTGCAATTCAAAGCGTTTTTGAATAATGATGACACAGTGATTGATTATACTTATTTGTGGGATTTTGTGTGCGAGAAAAACACTGCTTTGTTTCCGCAATTCTTGCACGGAATGAACCTCGTGATTCTAAATATCGTAGACAACGACATTACAAATAACGTGGAATTGGTCTGCCCTACAAATCAACAGTCTAGTGAAGTCTTTAATACACACAAGAACACATTAATACTGATGTCGAAAGAAGGTGTGTTTGAACCAATATATATGTTGGAGGACAAAGATCAAAACTCATTTGAAATCACCACGACATTCTCTACAAAGAATGGGTTGATCACAAAACCGCTAAGAACCCTTTTTGACACAGTGATTACCCCAATGTTTAACAAATGCACTCCTTATCCTAGCATCGCCGCGGCCAAACATCGTATCGAAAACATTGTAGTTAAACGCGCGATTCCCTTGTCAACCTTGTTGTCACGATTAAATGATTTAAAGTATACAGTAAAATACCAGGTCATCAATTTTCAAAGCAAGGTTATAGGGGTGGTTGCACAACGTCTACAGGTTTCTGAAGGAGAGAATGTGGAGAGTTTTACAGGGTACATTCCATGTTACCCATCATCCATTCACGAAATCGGGTACAAATATAATATGGGCTCCGGCGCACCAACCAATTATGACTTTATTTTTATGGACGAACATGACAAGATATGGAACACGTACGACAACACCGTGGCATTTTTAAGACGTTTTTCAACCACCAAAAATGTGCATAAACGAAATTTGACAAAAATGTCAATACCATGTGAACCCATTTTGCGTGTAGTAGACAATGGTGTTGTCGTGGGATTATTAACAGAAACAAATCAATTTGTGCAAATTAGCGACCCATTTGTTCGCGCGGTAGCTGAAAAAGACGATTATGGGTTGAAAGATATTGACGAAACAGGGTATTTGGTTGGTGAACCAGAAGCAGATTCTTTAAAGAGAAGACCCAATGTAGATGAACATACGTTTGACTCGGAAGAGATAGACATAGATAGAGTAGAATATATCAAGCGCATCAAATTAGAAGAAAACTTTTATAATACATTTAAAAATGGGGTACGAATTTTAATGGACAAGTTGGAGAATATAAAAATGAAAGAGGAAATTGCTCGTCTTGTGAACAACAGGAATGTGTTGCACATGGTCAAAATGGAAGAAATCGTGAAACGCATTTCTAAAATAGTGAAACTAAAAATCCAGTTTATCGATATGGGCCCAACAAAAGATGTGTTGAAACATATAGATCAAGTGTTGACCAAACGATTAAACTCGGGAAAAGCGGCGTCATATGAAATTGGTGACGAGTTTGAAAGAGAAATACTTAAAATAGGCGATTGCATTTTATTAGAAAATGATAATTGTGACAAGGAGGGAGTTGGGTTTCCAGGATTTTGTAGAAAACGTCGTTCAGAGGGGAAAAGTGGTAGAAACACATGCATATTAGTTCTTCCTACCGTAAACTTAGTGACCAACCAAGCGAATAATAAAGAGAAATATTTCGAGAAAGTGGCAGACGAAATGATAAGATATTCTAGTTCGAAAGAGTTCTTTTTTTCTTCGCGACCTTATTCAACTATTAATTTGTCTGGACATAATTTGCGTGAAAACGAAATATTGTTGTTGGAAACCGCCATAAAACAATATTTTAAGCAATTGTCGCGCGAGACAAAAGTGCAACAAGATAGAGGATTTTCCTACGACGATGCAACCCCCATTCGCAGCGAATATAATTATGTAAATGAAGACAAAACTGCGGATGAATTGTCGAAGGAGATAAATGAACAAACGTGCGCTATCGAAAAAGTGGATCGTATAAGTTCTGACGTGTGGAACAAGTGCTTTCGTGCCCAATCGGCGGCAAGTGAAAACAAGTTTGGTGAAATGGTGTTTCCTCAAACGATCCATTGCACATTTGAATTGTTGTTTTATATTCTAAAAAGCGGAAATGTAGATAATAAAACAGAAGCGAAAAAATATACCGAAATAAACAAGATGAAAACCCTTTTACTAGAAGAATACAAGAGTTGTATTTTGGATTATGTGGTGAGTCAAAAAAAACAAAATCCCACACAGACTCGTGAAGATATCCTCGAATCCAAGGAAGATGTGACAAATCAAATAACATCCATCTTGATTATCCAGAGCAAAAAATCGCGAGGAGATCAAGTAATTTCAGGCGACTTAAATTTTGCTGCATTTATAGAATACCCAGATTATTATTTGACTATATTGGACTTGTGGGTACTTCTTTCTCACTTTAAAGTGCCATGCATTTTCTTGTCCAAAACTTGTTTAGTCGAAAATGGGAAAAAAGAATTAGTAGGGTATTCAAATGCACCAGATGGCGATGTCGATGGGGATGAAAATTTTGTATTTATATTGTCTTCTACTCCCAAAAAAGGAATCCCTCCTCAGTATAGACTGATCACATACAATGGTAAGATCGTGTTTAAACTAAATGACATCAAAGAAAGCATGCGCAAACAACAACTGGTGAACGCGATAAAACAGAAAGAGACTTTTATGAAATTTATTACCGAGTACGACATAGATGTAGGTAAACATGTTTGTAAAAATAAGAAAGAAGAATTTATAGAAAAACGTATTTCATCGTCTTCTTCTAGATCATCGGATTCATCCTCTTCCTCTAACTCTCAAAAATCAAATAAAGGGAATAAATAAAGGGTTTAAATGTCATATTCTTCATCATCGTCATCATCATCTTCATCATCTTCATCGTCTTCGTCATCTTCCATATGCCCTACATGTCCTCCCCCTTCCACCTCGACACATGCTTTGTCATCGCATTGCCACGAACTATTGCTTTCACGCGTGGTTTCATGAAATAGAGGGTGAAGTGTGTTTACAGTAATCAATGCCTGTGTCGGGCGAACTGTCCTAATTGTTCGCGGCGTGACAATTTTCCTCCCAAAAAAGGGATTGAACTCGTAAAACCGTTTCAACTTGCGATTCAGATCAAACGTGGAAATATGTCTTTTGTCATTATTTAAAGAATATTTAGACAATTCGTGTAAATACAGATATGGTTGCATAATTTTTACAAACACCTCTTTGTCGATTTCTTCACATAAAATCCACTTTCGCGTATGACTGTTCGAGTATATCATCAAAATCACAGAATTGTACAAAAATGGAGCCGGCGTATTATACACGTAGTTGTGTATGTAAATATCCCGAAGAGCGCTCTCGTTGTCTATGGAAAACTTATTTAGATCAAATCCACTGACAAAAAAGAGGTGAAATAAAATAGGGGTAGGAATTCCTAATTGTTTGATGAAAAAATAGATATTGCACAAAATCGCTTTGCTAAAAGGGATGTTCGTGTAAGGATTTTTTACTTGGAGTGCCTCGCAAAAATAGTTTACGTTGTTTGACAATGATTTGTTGATAACATTGATCAAGTCTTTTGCGACAAACAAGTAGTTGGTCCCTTTCTGATAGATGCGAATGACATTTTTGTCAGTTTTGTTGATTGGTGTCATATAAAGATCTTCTTCGTTTTGTGTCTCTGATAATTTTATTTTACAGATTCTACCAAATTTTGCGAGCGCGTGGTATACCTTTTGGACTTTGCAAAAAGAAGCAATGAAAGTTTCTTTTTGTTCAGTTGAAAAAAACATATTCCCCATAACCCCTTGCAGAATATCAAATTTGATTTTCGTTCTATGCGCCATTAAGTTTTGTTCTGGTTTGCAATTTAAATGAAAATAAAAGATGGCGTCATACCACGTCAATGTTAAAAAAGGGATATTGAGTAGGTTCTCTTTTTCAAACTCATATACGCTTAAATAATATTCGTGTATTCGACGCATGTCGTCGTTCGGAAAAATGTAACGCGATGCATTTAAGTTGCGTTGTATTATTGCGTAAAATGTTTTCATCTTTCAATCTAGACCTGAGCAGATGAACCGTAGTATATACTTACCTAATTAAATACTTATTATGTTTTGTAAGTATTAAATTTATTAGTTCCAATTATTGGGTATAAAAAATAATGATGAATTATTACTTACCTTGTCACTTATCTTCTGTTGTCCCCAGTGTGCTTAAAATCCTGGGTTGTAATCTGTATCATCTCCAATGTCCGCCGCTTTAATGTTCGCTACGTTATTCTTGATAGTGGCAACCGAGGTTCTGCATGGGTCCGCGGCATCTCCACCATCTGGTGATAGTTCTGCAAACATCTTTTCTACTTCGTCCTTCTCCCCCAAGTTCTGGATCCTTGCGTCTTGCAATAATTTCATCTGCTCCAAGTCCAGCATCACTTGAAACGCACTTGTCCCATAAAATCCCTCTTGACCACACATCACATTTGCCGATATCCCGCGCATAATGTCTAACTCCGCGAACTGTGCCGCTTCCAAGAATATTTTAGGTGTCTCTTCAAATGACGCTTTCGCAATAGGTCCTACATTGTCCGAATTGATGCCATGTCTGAATATCGAGATCAACTTTTGTGTATATGTCATTCTGTCACACAGCACTCCTAAGTGATGAGAGTTAATATAAGAACTGTCAAACTCCAACACCTCAGACAGTTCGTTGTAAATAGACTGTCTCGCCGCCTCGATCCCCAAGACACTACACATTTCCGTAATATGATTGCTATAAGTGCGCGTTTTATCGACATAATCTAGTGCTAACACTCCCAACAAATTGGTCCCGATACAATCAAGCACCCATATATCTTGCTTCTTGTATGCCCCTGTTTGTTCTACCACATTATCCTTAATCTTTCTTAATATCACCTTGTTGATCCCTTTGACACCTCTCAACACCACATTGTTCAACATTTGATTCTTGAAATTGGTAAGCAGATATATTTGATCTGACTGATCTAGCGGGTTGACTTTTAATTTCTTCTGCCCATTTTTTGCATTGCTCAAGACATTCACCATACGAACCCTGAACACCAGTTTGTCTGAATTGTAGTCTGAGTAGACACACGCGATCTCGTCTCCAAAACTGTTGGACAATGCAAAGTTTATGTCATCCATGGTGATGTTCTTCTCCAACATCACTTCTGCGTCCATGACCATTCGGACAATCCACTTTGACTTTTCTACAGCGTCGTCCGATGTATCTGCGCATTCTTTCAGAATCTGTTCAACTTCTTTGAACTGACTCATTGTCGCACGATCTTCTTCTATCAGCGTGTTCAAATCGTCTGGGTCAAAACAGATCTCTACTGTTTGCACCACTTCTTTTAACTTGGTGTGCTCCATCATGTACATGATTTTCTGTGCGTTGTCCTTCTCGGTCTCCATTTCCTTCTTCAAGTACGTGGTAAGCAATGGGTTCTTGGGTTCCGACGACAGCGATAAGATCTCTTCGATTCTAGGCACACCTCTGGTGACATTTGACTTTGACGAGACACCTGCAAAATGGAACGTGTTCAGGGTGTTGTGCACGATGACTCCATAATCTGTCATAAATGTCTGGTTGCCTGGAACAGTGAAGTCATATACATATTCCCCTTCATCTAAATTGTAGATCTCAATATCTACGATCTCGTCCCAGATCACGTCAGATGTGGCCGCCTGCTTTAGCAATGCGATTTCTTCTTTGATTAGTGGCGCTTTCTCGTGTTCTTCGAAGACTTCTATATATCTTTCTAGTGTGCTTCGCCCGATGGACTCTTTCTTCATCCATCTTCCATAAGTCCTGCTCTGTCCAGGGAACGCAAGTACTTTTCCACACTTTGCGATGACTTCGCCTAGACCAGGGATTTTGTCGTTTTCCTCTGGGACCGCGACCGCGTCTGTGCGCTCCACATACTTCACCAAATTCATCAACTTTTCTGTGTGCAACAGTGAACCAATATGCTTGTAATAGTTGGGTGAGTACTTGGCGGCAATGGCGACGTTATACATGATAGACCCCTTGGTCATGTTCTCTTTAATCGTAGCAAAGACATCAAAGTAGTTTAAGAGGAGCGCGACATCCTTTGCAAGTTGCTTGCTTCTGCTACACACTCGGATGAAGTGGTGCTTCTCGTCGCACATGAAGTTTCCATCCCCATCAAAGTATGATTGTAGCAACCCTGCTTTGAACTTTAGTGGTGCTAAGAACGCAAAGTCAGGAATATGTTTTACAAATGACCCATTATTGCATGTCTGTAATAAGAAGTCTGCGAGAGGTTTGTGGGAGAACATTGTGTTTGTCCGAGGTCCATACTCCCCATCTCTTGTATCTAACCGACACGCCTTGTCAAATCTTGCCGCAAATTGTTTTGTTTGTTCTACAAAATGAGGAGATATGTTGGTGATGTTAATTGTCCCATTTGCATCTTGAGACCCTGTCTTTTTGCCAAGATGTCCTTCTGCCAAGTAAGCGCCCACGAACCATCCAAACAAGTAATCCAGTTCCATCGACCTATCGCCTACCAAGACGGTTTTGTTTACAAATGAATTGTCAATGTGCCTTGCAACAGGAATGCGCATACCCTCTTTCATGTTTGCGCCTGTGATTGGTACCACTTTGTGGTTTTCTCTTACCAAGTGGGAATGACTAGTCGTAGTATGCACGATTCTGCCTGTCTTGGTAGTAACCTTCATCATGTCGCCATTCACTGGGTGACGACTCACATGCGATATCTTGTTCCAGTGTGTCTTCTCTTGTTCGTCAACACCCACTATAAAGTACTCGTCTTCCATATCTTCTAACAATGTCTCAACGCTATTTACGTGTCCTGTATTGAAAGTTCTGGTCGGATTTTGTGCGATGAGTTTGTCACATAGTTCGCCGATAGGTCCTGAGACCATAGAAACAGTTTTTGTGATTTTATTTATTTTTCCACACCTAATATGCTCACAATACCGGGTCGACATCTGGGTAGTCGGTTCACCAATGCTCTGGGCAGCAATCATGCCAACCATCTCGCCAGGCGCAATTATGGCGCGTTTGTAATGCAATGTAACCGTTTCTAGGAGCACTGTTAATGCGGTCTTGTTGAAACGTTTTACGAAAAGCAGTTCTTTGGGCGACAAGTAGTAGAAGTACAAGGTTTTGAATAACTTGTTAGGTGCAGCATAGTATAACTTTTCCAGTTGATCAAAGCACTCTTCAATCATTTCGAAGCATTCTAGCATTGTGATATCGGAAAGCGAATTGGACGTAATATTTTGTTGTCCCATCACATTGTTGATAATATAGGCGAATGCGACAGGCACATGTACTGTTTTATCGTCTTTGCTGTTGAAGACATTTCGCACGATTTGGTCTCTGGACTCGATAAGGAAATCTGTGTACAACTTGCACTTTTTGTTTACGTCCTCCAACTGTTTTTTGAACCGCGTGATGACTGGTTTCAAGAACATCGCAGACATCGCTTTCACTTTGAATTTTTCTTCCGACACATTGTAGTGTTCGTAGATCTCTTGGATCGACATCTCGACCAATTTAAGTTCTTGATTTTCCACTTTGACTGTATCCGCGCTGTCGTCTCCGTAAGAGAATTGCACCACTTTGCTCTTACTGTTTCTAATAGTCATGTCATACTCCACTTTCAAGTCTTCTAGCGCTTTAATCAATCGGCGCTGAATATAACCAGTGGTAGATGTTTTGACTGCGGTATCAATCAAACCAATACGACCACCCATCGCGTGGAAGAACACTTCTTGAGGGGATAACCCATTGATATATGAACTTTCCACAAACCCACGTGCCGCGGGCGTGTCATCGTATTTGGAGTAATGAGGTAGTGTCCTGTGATCAAAACCATAAGGAATACGTTTACCGTCTACGTTTTGCTGACCTAAGCAAGAGATCATCTGAGAGATATTCAGTTCACTACCCTTAGAACCTGAGTTAACCATGGTGACAAACCGATTTCCAGGGTTCAAACTCTTGAGACCCACTTTGCCTGCTTCAGATGACGCTTGATTCAGGATATTGTTTACGCGGGTTTCGAACTCTTGCTCGTTGGTTTTACCACTGTTGTTCTCGAATACTCCTATCTGTACTTCATCTATCAAATTCTTGACATCATTCTTCTTCTCTGCAATGATTTTGACAATTGAATCGTTAGTAGATGAATTGGAAATCAAGTCGCTGATGCCTACACTAAATGCACTGGATTTCATGTATTCAGTCACTATGTTTTGCAGATCATCAACAAAATCTGCTGCGGCCATATTTCCATAATCATTGCAGCAGCGATGGATCAACCCCTTTGTGCCAGCGCCTAATATGCCCTTATCCATCTGCCCGCGAACATATTCGCCGTTGTTGATTTCAACAATATTGTTAGATACTCTGCCATCGTCAGACTCGCCAAACTGTTTGTTCTTCACTTTTAGTGAGTAGGGTGGCATGATTTGAGAGAGGATGTTGAAGTTTGTCACGACATCGCCGTGCGCCAACAACTTGTGCTCATTCACTCTTGGGAACATCATAAGCAAGTTCATTGCGTCTTTTTGCGTGAAATTCACGTCTTTTCTGGTAAATTGATAACTGCCGACCATTGAGTCTTGATATATGCCAATGATAGGCGCGTTGTTGCTCGGACTAATTATCTGGTAAGGAACCGCCGCTAGGTTCCTTAGTTCTGACTCTGACTCTACGTCTTGTGCCATGTGTAAGTTCATTTCCACGAACATCCCCAAGGTTTCCCAAGGGGCCGGACTGTATCTTACGCAAACTCTGGACTGATAAATCCATCATCGTTCACGAACACCCGTTCAGTCTCTGAATGCCTCTCATGCCCTATCATAACGGGTTTAGAGAGTGACACTGCGGATTGCCCATTTCATGACACTACTTATTTAGTGTCAATCATTTATCACATTTTTACCCCTGCCGGCAATTAACCGGGGTTCCCTTCATTCGTTTCCAAATTAGGGTGGTAGTGATAACTTTAGGGGTTTCCCGCATCAAGGTGTTTCGCCAGTTGATTTTTTAAATTGCAAATAAATTCAATCGCGCTTCTTTTACTTTCTTCTAATGAGACATGAACTCCACCAAAATCCGCTTTAACACCATCAATATAAACGTACCAACCATATTGTGAATTGTATTTCTTTAACGGTTTGATATATTTTTCGACATCTTCATCGATACATTTAACATCTCCAAACCTTGAATACTTTTTGTCTTTAAAATATTTAATAACCCCATTGGAGACATTTTTTTTACTTTCGTCACTATGCAAAAACCGCATCCCACCAGTTGTCAAGTTATATCCAGTTGGATACAAACTATTTAAATTTTTGATGTGATGCATTTCGCGTTCGTTGGCATTTTCCATTTCACAATTCTCTAACAACTCAACTACGAAGTCATCGACTCCATATTTTTTTATAGCGTTGTTTAAGTATCTCGATTGGTTTTTCTTGTTTGAAAATGCTTCCGATATATGACTTTTAAATCTGCCTTCTCTCCCATATGGTCTATATCTAGAATGATTTAATATGTGTGACACTGTTTGCCCCACATACAACATCCCAGTTGTTAAATTGGTTATCTTATAAATTTCACAATATCTTTCTGTTTGGTCATCTATTATTTGTTTTGACAGTTCTGTTTGTTTTGATGGTTCCATGATTTTGATTCCTACCTCATTCTTAAGATTTCTCTTTAAGTGCTTTTTTAAATTGCTTAAATCACCTGACTAGGGAGTATCACGCTTTTCACGCTCCCTGTTGGGGACAAAATGTTCCTTACATATGTCTATCCCCATCGAAGTCGGCATTGTACGGTTTGGTATCAGCGACATTCATGCGGAACGTGTCGCCTTGCTTCATAACTTTAACGATGTGTGCCATCATAGACATTCTATGAAGTGTGGGTTGTCTGTTAAATAGAATGACATCCCCATCCATCATGTGTCTGTGCACGATATCGCCTTCTTCTAATACAATAGTAGTTCTATCTACATACCTTAGTGCAGTCGATCTGCCATTCTTTGTCTCGAGTGTCTTGGCGCCTGGGTGAACATCTGGTCCATTCAATATGAGTTTCTTTAAGAACGCCTTGTTCGCCTTATTCACGACCACTGGTTTGGTGATATTTTTCGCGATTTTCATAGGAATTCCTAATTGGCGAATAGAGATATTGGGGTCCGCGGTAATAACGGAACGCGCGCTAAAATCAACGCGTTTCGCCATAAGGTTGCCACGCATTCTACCCCCTTTACCATTCAACCGATCTTTAATCGCTTTATAAGGTCTACCAGATCGTTGAGCCGCTGGGGCAGCACCTGGGATCTTGTTGTCTACAAGTGTCGCACAGTAGTACTGCAGAACTTGAGTCCAGTCTTCTATCACTTTCTCAGACGCATTGGTTTGTATCTTTTCCTGTAAAATTTTATTGTTTTTTATTATGTTCACTAGTATGTGTGTGATGTCATCTTCGCTTCTTTGCTGCGCATCATGCTTCACAGAAGGTCGGACTGCAGGAGGAGGCACCGCTAACACTTGACAAATCATCCAATCAGGTCTCGACCAAATAGGTGAGTACCCCATAAACGTGACGTCTTCATCAGAGATACGTTTAAATATTTTCAGAATCATCTCAGGAGTCAGTTTGATCACCACGTCCCCCATATCTCCGTAACTCCACTCTGCGTAGAGTGTCGAAAGTCCTTCTTTTCTGAATTTCTTGGGATGCAAGCAACCACAACCATCTTCTGTGTCTTCGCCACATCTACGCGTTTTTTCTGCAAGACCACAGACATATTTGTTGCGTTCGTGCGGGGGCATCGATAGTGCCTGTTTGTGCTTTTCTTTGTTCACGCGCAGTTTGGAGCACTTGAAACAGACACACTTCAACGTTTTGCAGATCGCGCTGAAGTATTGCATATAAAACACAGGGCGCGCCAATTCAATGTGACCAAAGTAACCAGGGGTTTGCATATAGTCCAACCCATCAGTGGGGCAAACCGCACGAGGTTCTAAGACACCCATGCGTGGGTCGAACAACCCATTAAACACTGGTGCGTTATTTGAATACATCTCCTTGCTGGTTATTTTTGCGACAGACCCTTTGCGAATTTCATCTGGGGACAACATACTAAATTGTATTCCAACCACTTTGGCACAAAGATTGGTTGACATGACTCCGTTCATTTTTGACATATTCTTATACTAATATTATATAAATTGACTTAGGTTTAGATTGTTTTGAATTGGGTTTGTAATGGAGGAGTCAGATTATTTTATTTTCAATTTTTTTTTAAACAAATTGTTCAATCATAACCCCAATGTTAAACATATTGCAATATATACTTAAAAACAAGAGCACAAATGTATTTAACTGACATTGAACTTTAAAAATGCCTAAACAAATCACGAATACCAATAAACATCCCAACAAGGGTCGGTGTGACACAAACCAAACAAGTAAAAAAAGATATATTGAATCTTCATCCTCTGATGATTCTTCGTCATCTGGATCAGACGATTCATCTTACGAATATTCTTCTGACCCAGACGATGAAGAATCGGAAGATTTTGATATGCACGAGTATCGCAAAGAGCTCGCCAAACTATTCCCTTCTAAACATATTGACAACAAGGTTTCTTCCGGTGACGCATTACTGAAAAAAGCAGATGCGCGAGATATCATATCAAAATCAAAATCAAAATCAAAACCAAAATCAAAATTGAACCCCGTAACCAAAACAAATAATGAGGTAACTAAAAAACAATCTACCAACAAGAAGAAAGCAACTGTGGTGCCTCCTAAGAAAAAAGTAGTTGAGAGTTCCAGTGACGAAGATTTAGAAGAAGATGACGACGAGGAGGAAGAGGATGATGACGACGAGGACGACGACGAGGACGACGACGACGACGAGGAGGAAGAAGAGGATGAAGATAAACCTTCCAAGAAGAAGCGCAACAAAATCAATATTGTCTTCACCATTGGTGGTGAGAAGGGATCTGGCGATGAAGACTGGGAAACAGATAGTTACGACGACGATTATTCTAGCGACGACGATTCAGAAGATGTCTCTGAAGATGAGGACGAGGATGTGGAAGTGTCTGATGTAGAGAGTGATGAGGAGTCTGTTGAGAAAGGGGTAATCAAAGTATCCAATGAATCCACTCTCAAGACAGCGGAGGCATTGCTTTCTACATTGATGGCGACCCAGACGGAAAACAAGGATAACCAGACATTCAAGGATTGTGTCAAAGCGTGTGAGACCGCGATCGTGGAAACAAAAACCAAGTTGACCCAAAAGAATGCAAAACAAAAGGCGAAAAATGCACGCATTTTCAAGAAGATGTTAAAGAGAAAAAGCACCACTAACGATTTCCATTTTTTCAAGCAGGTTGATACAGAACAGCAGAAAAAAATCATCAAGGAACTGCGCGAAATCAACAAGCATATCCAAGTAGAAAAACCTTACAGAATATCTCTTTTGGAATCGGGAATGCCCATTGAATTCAAATCTGCAGCAATGAAACGCATCAATACCTTGAAGCATATGGAGCAAGGCAGTGGTGAGTACTACAAGATCAAAAATTGGGTAGACACATTCATGAAAATCCCATTTGGTGTCTACAACACGCTTCCTGTTGCTTTGTCAGATGGTGTAGATGCCTGCCACCATTTTATGGAGAACGCATTGGCAAAGTTGAACACTTCTGTATATGGATTAAATGACGCCAAAATGCAAATTATGCAAATGATTGGTCAGCTCATTTCGAACCCCGCATCAATCGGGTCTTCTATTGCGATCCACGGTCCGATGGGCACTGGCAAAACCTCTTTGGTGCGTGAAGGCATTAGTCGCATATTAAATCGACCGTTTGCATTTATTGCGCTGGGTGGCGCGACTGACAGCAGTTTCTTAGAAGGGCACTCTTACACATATGAAGGCAGTACGTGGGGTCAAATTGTGCAAATATTGATTGCTAGTAAGTGTATGAACCCTGTCATCTATTTTGACGAGTTAGACAAGATTAGCGGTACACCAAAGGGGGAGGAGATTGCAAATATTTTGACTCACTTGACAGATTCTAGTCAGAACACGCAGTTTCATGACAAGTATTTCTCGGACGTAGATTTTGACCTAAGCAAGTGTCTTTTCATTTTTAGTTACAACGACGAGACGAAGATTAATCCTATTCTTAGAGATCGTATGTACAAGATCAAGACATCTGGGTACAATATGAAAGAGAAGGTGATTATTGCAAATCAATATCTTCTTCCTAGGATAAGAGAACAGGTCAAGTTTGACGCGGAATCGATTACCATTCCTGATGAATCGTTGCAGTATATTGTGGATGCGCATTGTTGCAAAGAAGATGGTGTGCGCAATTTGAAACGCTGCTTGGAAATCATTTATAGCAAGTTGAACCTCTACAGGTTGATGAAACCAGGAACCAATTTGTTTGAACAAGAGATTTCATTGAAGGTCGAATTCCCTTTCGTAGTGACCAAAGACATGGTTGACAAGATTGTTAAATTGCGCAAGGAAAACGAAACATGGAAGAATTTGTATAATTAATGCGGTGTTTCTTCCTTTGATACAAACTTGTTACAAACGTGTTACAAAAATATTACAAAAAATATTATAATTTATAATAATAATTTAAAGTTATTATTACAAATAACGTAATTAAGAGCGCTCTTCTATATTATATTTTATGTCACAATTTATGTCCGAACCAATTCTAAACTCTACATTTGCAGAAGAAACTGAAGGGTTACTAGAAAGGGTATTTGCCACTCGCGAAGAAATGGATGCAACTATCCAAGCAGAATTTGACGAAGAATTGTCGAAAAATTACAAACCCGAAGACGATACCAATGATGAAATTGGGACGCTTATTAAAATCAGGAGATTAACTGAAACGTATGTTACGCTGTTTAAAAAAAACGTGCAACCAACCCCTAAAGCTCGTTCCATTGTGGAACACTGTGAAACGTTTATATTAAAAGTGAAAGGGCGTATTCGCGAAGTGTGTGAGCATGTTATTGAAGAAGATGACGTAGAGATAGGGATTGATCGTATTGCACACATTGTCTACTGTAACCGGTGTGAAACGCTGTTTTAAAACTTTAGTGACTGGTTAAAACTTTTTTAGAAAAGTGACTGGTTAAAACTTTAGTGACTGGTTAAAACTTTTCTTAGAAAAGTTGCCGTTTAATACTCGGAATAAGGTACGTTGTTTCCACCGCGGGTTCTTAAATAGTCTAAAGTGGAAGTGTCCATGCAAGCGCACCCACTGGCATTGGAGTAAGTATTGGGACAGCATTCTGGTTTAAATTGGGTTTTATTTAACAAGAGCAGTTCGCCTTCAGGAAGAGGCAATGATTGTTTTCCGCGGTTCATGATGCTTTGTTGACCTTTCTGGGTAGTAAGATCAGGTTGACTCCATGAGCTGGTATCAGTTTTGCTATAATCGCCTAATTTATAAGGGGCAGATGCGCCTAAATTGTCAGCGAGCAATCCAAACCCTTCGTATATTCCTACGCGACTGCATCCACAAATAAGGTGTCCAAATAATACCCAAAACACTACAATTAACAATATGTATTCCCCTTTAATTCTTAAAGAACCAACGATTATCTCAAACATATTTATACATAATTATTATATAATAATTATTTATTGCAAGGAAAGAAGGGTCCAAACTATTTGTTTTCAAAAAAGACATCCATCAAAGAATTATAGTCGCGCACAACTACATCGTTCACGGTGAAAACGCCTTTGTCTGTAATTAAATGGTATAGAGGCGTGGTTTCAGTGACCCATATGCTTGGGGGTCTAGGTAACAAAGTTATATTATTTGTCTTAGGAAGTTTTATATTGGCGCCAGTAAATATGCTTCGACCTCCTAAACAGTAGTCTACCATCATATTTGTATCGTATTTTCCCACTTTCACTGTCCCCAACACAACTTCCCCATTTTTCAAGACATCCCCTAAAGCGACATCTTTAATAGATATTTTTGTTATAGTTGCATTGGGGAGAGTTTCTTCCTTTACATTTTTTTTAAGGATTTCACTAAACCAATTTATTTCGATTTTTGTGTGTTCTGAGAATCCTCCATCTGTCTTTTCCAACTGATAATCCGTTGCATTTTTCATCAATTCTAATGAAATACCGTATAACTCGTCCCAATCGGTGAACACCATGTCGCCGATGCAAATACGTTTATCCGAAGTATTTAAACAATACAACACTGGTTCTGTATAATTTTCCAAACGCACCGCTTCGAAATGGTCGCACACTTTGATGTAACCTCCATCAAATTTTACAAGGTGTGACCCACTAACAATGACACCTCTTAAATTGTACATGTCATCTTCTGCGCGTTTCACTAATTGCATAACGCCAGTTACTACGCTTCCGCTATCCAGGACATCACCCAACGCTATTTCGCGAATTGGTTTATAGGTAAATGGTGTTTTCATTTTGATTTGGGTATTCTTGTCAAAACATAGGCCTGGAACTGCGGATGATTTGATATGAAGCGCTTTAGAAACGATGCTTGTTATAATTGCGAGCGGGATAGAGATTGCTAAAAAGATGACTGTGCTTACAGCAGCTGCGGGCATTGTAAAGGGCATAACCCATAAAGCGGCGATGACACCCACCATAACTACAAGTAACTTCACCGTCGCTTCGATTCCTGCACCCATCGAAGCTTGCAGTGTGTAGTAGACACCTAGAATGAAATATAGCGCTGCCGCCATCACACCCTGTGCTTTTCCCATGATATCTTTAAATGTAAGAAGCATGATTTGTAGTGGGGTCATGAAGTTCATTATGATCCCCATTAGTTTAGCGAAAATGTTCGAAATGCTTTTGCGAATTCTTGCAATAATTCCTCGTATTCCATCGATTGAATTCATGATATCAGTGAAAAAATCGCCGACAGACTCTATTAGTGAATTGATTGGACTTAACGCAGCTTCAGATGCGTCTTTGATAACCTCTTTCACGCAATAAGTCAAGTTGTCTGAGGTATATTTGGATGCGCTGACGTCATCCGGTGCATTGATGTACCCAGCGAATGGAATAACATTGGGGTTGCATCTCTGGTTGACCCAATCATCTTTGATGTCTTGTGAATTCCGCTTTACGTAGTAGTAACTTATCGCTAAACTGAGTAACGAGGTGACTGCGATAAATGAAATGATAGAACTACCATAGTGATCAAAATAGGTTAATCCATCATACATTTTATTTATTTTTATTGTCGCATTGCTGGACATGTTTCTAATATAGTATATAGTATATTTCGATAATAATCAGACTTTGTTTAATTTATTGATTGGGTCCCTTACGGAATATAGTATATATTGAAACCCATTTAAAGAGAACACGCCATTTTATAATATACGCATCTTACGCTTCAAAAATGTTACACCCACTACAAACCGCGGTTATTTTAAACGCTCTACCTATTTGCCCAGACATTCAGTTCAAAATTTTGATGATGTTTATTGGCGTTAGTGGCACACCCAGCTCAAACGTTGTTCGAAAACCGATTGACGACATGATTGCGCATCATTGTCGCCCTCGCAACAGGTTCAACTCATACAAACTATACACGTTAACTTGTTTTCGCGTCGATTTGTCTTTATTTAATTTTAAGGCACATATTCTGAACGAAAATAAGGAAGAAGGAGACCAAGATGTGGAAGAAGACCAAGAAACAGAAGATGTGGGATTATGCTTTCCAGAGTTCATTTACGACATCACCCTCGCATATTGGAGTTACTTTACCATTGCGGACGCGGAGCACAATGCCCACAATGAGGCATGTTTAAAGAATGCGGTAAAAATAAGGTTGCAAAAAATGATTCAAGAAGAACCAGTTGTTGCAAAGGAAGAAGAAAAAATCTAAAATCGTTTAAGCAATTTGTAAGGAATCAAATCATCATCCCAATCCCAGAATTCGTAATCGTCGATTGGGATTCGGTGGTCGCTAGTGATCAAACACATTACTACATCGTCTACTTTAGTTGGGACATATTCCGCGCCAGGGTGATATTTTACTGGAATAAAATGATCTTTATGTTTCACATAATGTTCTCCAGTGACATAGATATAACCACTTGGTTGATTGGTTGACTGCATTTTATAGTAGGGCGATGCACCTGAGTTGCTAATCTGCATAGTCGCATGTACGATTGTTCCATTTTTCAAGACATCATTTAATTTGACATCTTTCATCATAACATGGTCCCCTGTGTTTAAAGTGATCATCGTGTCTGGTGAAAAACATGCTAAAGTGTTTAGCAACTGTCCAGGTGGGCCTTTTTGAATACTTACCATCGTTTTGTGACTGCCTTCCATTATATACATGACCGACACCATAGTTCCTAAAAATTTGCCCACCAGATCTTTGATGCTGACCGACATTTTCTGGAATTCTGTGGTGATGTTTAAGAAAACGCCAAATGTTTTTTGTGTGATGGCGCTAGCGGAATTGCGGACAGAACTGAGTGCACCTCTCGCGCCGTTGATGTCTTCGCTTAATGACCCACCTAAATCTGCCAATCCATCTATGGTTTTTGTGATAGGAGCAGTTAATTGATCCATCGTATCAGATTGAATGGTTCCAACGCATGCCGCGAAATCAGCGGTGGGGTCTTTTGAAAAAATGGGCATATACATTGGGTCGCATTTGTATGTGTTCCAATCATCTTGGATTTCTTTCTTTTTGAGCAATAATAATAATACCAATATTTGTGCTACAAATCCTATGTTTATGTATAAAAAATTTATCCAATTTCTTCCAGTGGGCATTCGATAACTTATATTATGAAAATATTCTTATTTTTATGTTTTACATAAGGGTTTGTTTTCATTATGTTTTGTTAGGAGTGTCAAATTGACGATTCGCTTCCGCTTGTTGTTGTGCCATGAACAATTTATTTGACCCGTCTTGTGACCCTCCCGCGGTCGTTGGGGCGACAGCTCCACCTCTTGTCTTTCGCATTCTTCTGTTAGCGCGACGCTGATGAGTTTTATGCTTATAAGTTGCACGCTTAGTCGGTCGCTCACGCTTATAAGTTGCACGCTTAGTCGGTCGCTCACGCTTAGATCCACCCATTTTGGCAAGCGCCATTTGCTTCGCATTTATGCCTGCTCTATCACTCATCTTGTTTATACATAATGTGTAGATAAATCTTTTATCAACAAGAATAAGTTAAATACTTATAATTCTATTGTTGCATTAAGACAAAGATGGACGAAAAACAGAAATTACAGTTGCAACAGATGATTAATGAAAACAATGTAGAAGATCGAACTGATCAAATTCGAATGTTAAAGCATAGTTCTATTATTCGGCAAGACGTAAACGAACTTGTTCTGTTAAAACAGCGATGCAAAGATGCAGAAGAACTAAACTTGGAGGGCATGATTAACTGCAATTTCTTGTTCACTTATTACACTGATATCTACAACAAAATTCGCAAAGATGAAATTGATTACTTGATCTTGTTCCAGTTCTTGGATGTCTTAAAAAAGATCGAAGATGGCGTATTGGGGCAACATGATGGGTCATACGAAGTAGGACTACTCTTAAAGAAATTGTATATCGATAGCGCACTGAAAAAAGCCGATAAATTAAACGCGATTTATGGGGAAACGGACGACGCCCCTGCCCACGAACCTCTAGATATTAGTTGGAAAAACTACAAGGCGATTCATATGAAATAAAGAGAGTTCGGGGTCAAAGGAAGAAAAAACGATAATATATTAAAGTTAGTCAACGGTAATATACTATTCAGACACAACTCAGATAAATGACCACATTATGTTTAGTAGAATCTCCTGCCAAGTGTGCAACTATTGAAAAATATTTAGGCGAATCTTATAAATACAAATGCCTTGCGACATATGGGCATTTTCGGCGCATCGCGTCTCTTAAAGATATCGATTTGGGGGCGCCTGTTCCTATCAAGTATACATTGGTCGAAGATTCTTATAAAATAGATCAATTAAAAAGGTTAAAGGAAGAAATCGAGAAGTCTGTGGAAGTAATATTAGCGACAGACGATGATAGAGAAGGGGAAGCAATCGCATGGCATATTTGCGACGAGTTTAATCTACCTGTCGCTACAACCAAACGCATCGTCTTTCACGAAATCACCGAAACTGCGATTTTAAACGCGATGCGTTCCCCTACTACCATAAATATGAACATTGTGCGAGCCCAGCAAGCGAGGCAAGTCCTTGACCTAATCGTAGGGTACAATATATCACCTATTCTTTGGAAAATGGTTCAGTTCAACAAAAATAACGCGCTCAGTGCTGGTAGATGTCAAACCCCCGCTTTAAGACTTGTCTACGATAATTTTAAAGAGTTTGAACAATGCAAAGGAAGAAAAGTATATAATACCGTAGGCGTGTTTACTTCATTGTTTCTTCCTTTCACTTTAAATAAAGAGTTTGAAACCTCGGATGATGTCGAGTATTTCTTGGAAAACGATGCGTCTCATCCACATGTCTTTCGAAGAGGCGAGGTCAAAATTATGTCAAAACCACCTCCTGTGCCCTTTACGACAAGTCGATTGCAACAAGTGTCCCCTTATTCTCCCGCGGAAACTATGAAACTCTGTCAGACATTGTATGAACGTGGTTTGATCACCTATATGCGAACCGATTCAGTCAAGTATAGCGCGGAATTCGTGACACAATGTCATAAATTTATTGTCTCTCGGTATGGGTCTGAAAAGTATTTGAAAATGGGGGATTCTGGTGGGGGAACAGGGGATCTTGTGGGGGAAACAGGGGTTTCTGCTGCACATGAAGCAATTCGATGCACCGATGTTTTTAAAGTTCCAGAAGGTGCGATCGAATTTGGGTCAAACAAAGAGCAAAAAATGTACGCCATCATTTGGAAGAATGCGGTTTCATCTTTGATGTCTCCGGCGACTTTTTCTTCCTTTGTCTCTCATATTTCTGCTTTTGATTCTTTATTTTATAAGTATACTTGCGAAACCCCGGTGTTCCCTGGGTGGACGATTGTAGACACCGCCGATAAATCAGAAAAGGGGGATAAATCTTACGCTCACTTGTCTGCACTTAAAGATGGCGTTGTTTTAGAGTACAGGAAGATAGAGTCGAAACAAACAGTGTTGGGATTAAAACCGAGACTCACAGAGTCCAAATTAGTATCACTTCTTGAAGAACGTGGAATCGGTCGCCCTTCTACTTATGCATCATTGGTTGACAAAATACAAGAGCGCAATTATGTCAAAAAAGAGGATTACGAAGGGACTATGGTCAAGTTCATTGATTTCGAACTAGAAGGCGATAATCTTACCCAGATAGAACGAGAACGTATGATAGGTGCCGAAAAAAACAAGTTGATTATCCAACCTGTTGGTATCATGGTTCTAGAACTGCTCCAAAAACATTTTGACACATTGTTCAATTATGATTATACCAAAGAAATGGAAATTGGGTTAGACCGTATCGCGAGCGACGAATCTTTTCCTGAAGAATGGATCGCGTTGTGCACGCGGTGCGAGATGGAAGTGTCAACACTGATTCGTGCACTAACTAATGCCAGCAATTTGAATAAAATCTCTTACGCCATCGATGATCTGCATACTTATATTATAGGAAAAAATGGACCTGTTATTAAGCGGACAGAAAAAGATCAGGTAACGTTTCTTCCTGTGATTAAAAACATTGATATTGAGAAACTGGAAAACCATGAGTATACTTTGGACGAGATTCTAGAGTCGCCGTCGAAAAGCAAAGGAGTCATGTTAGGGATGTATAAAGGCGATGAATTGTTTGTGAAAAAGGGGAAATATGGGTTGTACGCGAGCTATGGAGAAAATAGGTTCTCGCTACAGGAGTTTGGGAACAGACCTGTGGAGAATATCGGGTTCGCAGAAGTATTTGAATTGTTGGAAGGAGATGGAGGAATACTGAGCCCCAAGTATAATCAGACACAGAAAGCGCTTAAAGTGGTGCGCGAGGTCTCGGCGAGTGTAAGTATTCGAAAAGGGAAATGGGGGAACTATATTTTCTATAAAACGGCCCAAATGAAGACGCCACAATTCTTTGATCTGAAAACATTTGAAAAAGATATTAAGGAAAAACCTGAAAAATGCGACTTGGTGGTTCTTAAAAAATGGATCAAAATGAAATATAATGTTTCTTAGATTAACATAATTAATTCATTTAACCAATAAAGTACTTAAAGACGTTTTACATATATAATATGTAGAAGACCATTAGTTCCCAACAGCGAATAAAATCAAAAATTATCTGTTTGACCTTTTAAGGGAACTAGCATCAGGGGACGAGAAGCAAAAGACAATGGGACGAGAAGCAAGGGGACGAGAAGCAAGGGGATAAGGGGACGAGAAGCAAAAGACAAAGGGACCAAAGATCGCGATCAGGTATCACATACATACATATATTTTTTTACTTTCTTACTAACAATTATTATTTTAGGGATCCAGATTTTTATGCTCGCATAGCTCAGTAGGTAGAGCGAACGGCTGTTAACCGTTAGGTCGCAGGTTCGAGTCCTGTTGTGAGCGATTTTTTCATGTCATTTTGTAAATGCGATGAAGATAAATCATATTTATTTGTTACACAATATATCAATCATCAAATCACGTTTGATATATTTCATCACGCCATTATTTCATTACACCATTATTTCATCACACCATTATTTCATCACACCATTATTTCATCACACCATTATTTCATCACACCATTATTTCAACTGGATCTCGGGCATAGGCGCGTGATACCTCCTATTAATCTGTGGCGTCAACATCAACATCTCCAAAGAGATTGACCATTCAAAGTGACCAAATGACACCAATTCGTTATTATGATACCGCACCTTAATTCTCAACTTGCGTATCCTTTCAGCTGGTGGATTAAACCACTTAAAGCAATCTGTGCTCTGGTCGAACCATTGCGATATCGGTGCAGTGCATACCGCGATCTTGGCGAAAGCCGAATTCACCACGCCATTTGTTTCATTGGTATGCATTGTAAATTTTGACAACGAATAGGGGGAAGTCTCGTCCAAATTGTTTAGGCCATCTATTTCGATATAGAAATAAGCATCCCCCATCAAATTGATTTTTAATGGCGCTGTCAAGTACCATACAGATGACCCAGGCAATGTTTTATCTGGAATCAACCAGAACCCATTGTCTCCTGATTGCACCACATCTCCATAATAAAACCGAGGAGGGATTGTCGACGTGATCGACTCTGCATCTATGCGGGTGAATCCCAAGTAAGCAGGAAGACCCCAATTTGCATACTGGGGGATCGCGCCATGCACATAGTTTGGCACTAAAAGAACCTCTTCTTGCGTGATGGAAGAGCGGGTCGCGCAATTCAGATTATATTTCTTCTGTACCCCATACAAGTTCATGTCCGAATTCACCATCGTGAACGCATCTGTCGTGTTGCCAAACCATAGTTTCTGATTCACTGAATTATAGACTACTACGAACTTGGCGTACGATTTATAGGAAGAAGCAAGGGATGGGTCGTTGGCCGCGATATATTGCATGATATACAAGTTCACCACTTCATTCATTTTGTTCTTTAGTTCGGTCGCCATTTGCCCCGGGTTATAAAACCCCTCTTCAATCGTAATTATATATAAATTTTCCTTGTTTGTGTAGAGCGCAGCAAATATTGCGCTTTGTAAAGGGGAATAAAGATCATGTTCGCCTGGGTTGTATGGCGCGGTTATCTTAAAAGCAAGTTGGATATTCTGGCGCGCAGCAGTGAAGACACTATAATTTGATGGAAAGGACCATGTCAACAACTTGACCCCCTCTACATTTAAATAATCTTGAGGCAGTTCGATTTCAAAGTCCGCGGCAGATGGGTACTTTATTGCGTCACGGTCATTTGAGTGAATAGAGACTACCTTTTTGTTTTGCAAATATTCTTGCTGATTCGGGATCAATGGGTGGTTGCGATTCATCTAGGTCGAACGTATATTATAATGAAATAAGATATGTTTAAGTGGTTGTTCGGATATATCTTAATATTATTTAGGGCACGATATATTATATGAGTAGTGGTGGGTCTAACTATAATGGCACGCAACCAACAAATACTGCGTATGTAAAGAATTTTGTCAATGGGTCTTTCCCTGACGCTTGGAAATATACTATGATCGACGACGTCAGTTACTTGACGATGTCTTCTTCCACCAACAGTTTATACCTATTTAACGATTTGAACGTAGAAAAAGATTTATATGTCGACGGCGTCATTTACAACCCTTCCGACGCCATTTTGAAAACAGATATTAAGGACATTTCTAAACTCGAGGTCGATGCACTAATGTCTTTGACGCCTAAAACATTCCATTTTGTTAAAGAGGGAGTCAAATCTGATCGCAGACATTATGGAGTTGTTGCGCAACAAGTGGAGCAAGTGCTTCCTGACCTAGTGAAACAAACAGAGACACCAGATGGTCCGCACAAGTCAGTTAATTACATAGAATTGATCCCATTGATGCTTTCCAAAATGCAAGATATGCAAGCACAGATAGACCGGTTGAAAAATGATTTGCGCAGAGCAAATAACAGGCCTTTGTAATAATATAGTAATATAGTAATATAGTATTATGAGTTTTTTTGATTGTGACAACACTGCAACGCCAGGGTCTGGGTCTGGATCTGGATCTGGACCTAAGAGGTCCCCTCCTTCTTTGGCGGCAATCACAACTACACTTGCCACTGTAAGCACTGCACTGTTTTTTTGTGGCGCTGTGCCATTAGCAATCACTCCCTTTTTAGAACCCAAACAGATGATTATTCCCGCGATTATCGGGTATTCATGTCTTCTAATTGGGACAGCGGCATTAGGTGCGATGGCGGCATTGAAAATAGCGGAGTCCCCATTATATTCTGGTATGCAGAAATTTCGCGTGGGATCTATTTTCTTTTCGCTCATTCTGATACTCTCTATTATGATCAGTCGGTACACAAAATACAAATCAGAAATTGTCAGTGGCAATGTGCCTCAACTTGGGACGTTCACCTTGCTTATTATTATATTTATCGGGTTACAACTATATGAAATTTTGAAATTGTTTAACAAGTCAAACGCACCCGCTGCACTAATACAAATAACCTCCAGTTTTAGTTCTACTTTACTGTTTTATAAATTAGTTAGTTATATTCTAGTTATTTGTTTGACAATTGCGTTGAAATATTATGTGACAGATGGGTAAGCATATAGCGTATAACGAAGTATGAGTAACTACATAGGCACCGCAGTAAACTTATATGTCACGCCATAATTAAAGTCTGTTTCCCACACCCCCGATATTTTCAACAAGATTTTCATCGGTCCATTGGGGATTGTTGGCGCATCTGGTTCCGCGTGTATTTTGACATACCCATACCCAATTTGTTCAAATATTTTGTAATGAGGTATTTTGTTAGGAATATCTGATTTCATAATCACTTCTTCCTCGATGCGTTTTAATTTGTTAACTACATGTTTATGAAATAGTTTGTCAAACTTGATTTTGCACTTGTTGTGATGATACTCGAAAGAAGTAGGGGTCACGATGAAATATAAATGGACACCATTCATCGCGAATGCAGGGGTCGAATATATCAACCGCAAATAAGTACCTTCGTTTACCACGTTGTTTTTTATTGAATCGCAAAAGGACAAGTATTCTCCATCATATTGGTCTAAAGATGCCACTAGTTTCATTTTTTATAAAAGATGTAAAGTACAAAGTACAAAGTATAAAATGATATATCAAAATATTAGTATATCATTTTTATATTATATCATTATGTATATGTTGTGTTGCGTTTACTTTTACATTTACTTTCAATGTTGCGGTATAACAAGATAAAGAAAACATTCCAATATATTATTAATCAAGAATAGGCGATGCGTTTTTTGGAAACACATTTTGATGACTATATTCAATCACTAAACCAAATAAACATTCACCCCAAAATGAAAAAGGTCTACGACGCGCTCCCACTTAATTTCAAGCATTTCAAAAACATCATTTTATATGGTCCACCTGGCGTCGGCAAATATACACAAATGCTCAAAATAATCTCCAAATATTCCTCATCTGAGCTAAAATATGAGAAGAAAATCTCAATCTCTTACTTAAAACAACATTATGTATTAAAAATCAGCGACATCCATTATGAAGTCGATATGTCGCAACTAGGATGCAATTCGAAACTGCTTTGGCACGAAATATATGTCCAAATCATCGATATCATTTCTGCCAAGATAAGCAAGCATGGTGTCATTGTCTGCAAGAACTTCCAAGATATCCATGGTGAACTCCTGGAGAATTATTATAGTTATATGCAAACCACCTATGCAAATAGTGTCAATATCAAATTCATCCTAATTACTGAATCTATCAGTTTCATCCCTGACAACATTGTGTCTTATTGCAAAATTATACATGTCCCGCGACCTTCTAAAACAATGTATGAAAAATGCATCGACGCAAAGTTGCCTGTGGAAATCAACCTCGCCCACATAAAAAACATCAAAACTATTAAATGTGGTGGGGGTACTGGTACATCGATCGCGCCTCCTCACAAAATTATTTGTGACAAGATTATTTGTTCTATGATTGACCTAGAAAATGTGAAATACTTAAAGTTTCGCGACTCTCTATACGACGCATTCATCATTAATCTAGATATACCTGAATGTATTTGGTATATTGTGACAGAATTGATTAATAGGCGATTGATACCTGATGACAAACTGGTCTCTGTCTTTAAACAAGTCTATACATTCTTCCAATACTATAACAACAATTATCGACCCATTTACCATTTGGAACATTTTCTGCTTTATTTAAGCGCAGTGATAAATAATGTCTCTGTTCGACCTGTGTTGCATGGATAAAGAGGAATAGGGTGGGACAAGACGAGAGACAATACAAAAGACAAGACAAGAGACAAGACAAGAGACAAGACAAGACAAAAGACAAGACAAGACAAGAGACAAGACAAGAGACAAGACAAGAGACAAGACAAGACAAAAGACAAGACAAGACAAGACAAGAACAAATAATAATATATTAAATACTATTTTGCAACCCATATAAAATAGTATTTTGCAAAATACTTTTAGATTCGATGAACGTAGATGAAGCTTTAAATATATTGGAGATCCCTATTTCACAGTTTTCTTCCTTGACTTCTGAATCATTGAAGAAAATATATCACAAAATGGCGCTCAAAAACCATCCTGATAAATGTCATAACGACGTGGTCTTCGACGCGACTCACAGATTCCAGCAAATCCAAAGCGCATACACTTGTTTGGCCGAGTTTTTAGAAGAATCTGAACCCTTTAATTCAAAGAGAAAGGAAGAAGATCATGCATTCGATTATATCGGTGTCTTGAACTCTTTTATCAAAACAGTGATAAAAGAACCTCTTGATAAACACCCATTGTTTGCATCTATTATTAAAGAGATTGTGACTGGATGCAAACGTGTCCGCAACGATTTGTTCTCCTCTGTAGACAAAGACACCGCGCTAGGGATCTACGCCTTTTTGACTAAACACCAGGTGACACTTGGCGTAGACCAACGCATTATAGATCTGGTACATGAATCGCTTGTAAAAACATACGAACGCACTCACGTTGTCGTATTGACTCCCACGTTTAAAGAAATGTATGAAAGTGACGTATACAAATTGATTCACGGTGGCGAAACATACTATGTACCATTATGGCACAGTGAATTGCAATACGAAAGCAATTTGAACCCTGGGCATGAGGTGATCGTGAAGTGTGTACCCAGTAGTGATAATGTTGAAATCGATGAGCACAACAACGTGCATGTCACGATTGATATTCCGTTGTCTACGATAGATATAAAAAAAGGTGTTTTTCCATTTTACATCGAAGGGGTCCCATTCTCTATGGATTGCGACAAGTTAAGAATAGTTCCTACTCAAATCTACATTATTAAGGAAAAAGGGGTGCCCATTATTGACGAGCTTGATATGTATAACGACGCAAACAAATCAGATGTCATTGTGATAGTGAGACTTGTATAAAAAAGAACAAATTAAGATAATAAAAGTGCGTTTAAATACCTGATCATTAGCAATCTACCCCTTGTCTATATTGTCTCCACGAAGCTGGTTTTGCCTTGGTCCCGCCATCATATCTAACTGCATATCTTTCTTTAATCAGCAATTCATTTAGGTGAATATCACCGATAAACACATCTGCCAAGATGCGCCCATACTTTTCGCTTTCTATGTTCTCGAGACGCACATATTTATGTAGAACAAGATTTGAGACAAAGTCACGCGCTTCTGCTGCCGCCTGTTTTTCATCCTCTCCCACCCCTTTCCCTTTGATCTCTGGAGTGTCGATCCCATTTAAGCGAACAGATAAACGATATAGGGGAGACGCGTCGTAAGGTAGTTTGGATGCAATGGTGATCGTGTCTGCGTCATATACTTTAATGACTTGACCACCAGTGATAGGGAACGTGAATGCAATAGTTTCGTCCCAATGGATTTCTTTTAATGGCGGTTCATCCTCTACAGTTTTATCAAACCTGAAGATATTTTTTAATGCTTGCATTGTTTTGTTTAAAGGGATTTGTTTAAAGGGATTTGTTTAAAGGGGTGTAAATAATTTGTTCGATCAATTTTTTTAAAATATACATATGTTAAAAAACTTGTAAAAAACTTGTAAAAAACTTGTAAAAAAAAAACACAATTAAACATATATAAACACAGACACACCGCAATATATATATATTATAAAAAGGATATAAAGACATCCAAACAAACAAATAGTGGGGACCCTAAGCATTCAAATCATTTAGAATCGCGTAATAAAGCGTCCCCCAACTTCTTAGATCTGTTTGATACGTACCCATCTTCGACATCGGCCCTCCATTCGCTTCCCACTCTATCATGGTATATTTTTTTATTGGCGCGGACAATTCCAAGACATTTCTGTCTCCTTGGCCCACATTCGAGGCCCAACTAGGTAACCTATGCGCAGGCGATTTTACTCCTGTAATGCGGTGCAAGATAATTTCTCCTTCACATCGTTTGGACTTGGGGAAGAAGAAAGCGAACAGTTCTCCTTCTATTGCTTTGTTGTATCTGCTATCGTCCCAGCACCAACCACCTCCTTCTATTGTCTGGGATCTTGAAACCTGTTCCTGGAAATCTATTAGACTTTTACTATTTTTAACAGAGGTTCCAATAGGAGTTATCGTGATTTTAGTAGACATCATCATTTTTATAAGCGATAGTATAAGCGATAGTATAAGCGATAGTATAAGCGTTGGTATAAGCGTTGGTATAAGCGTAAGCAAGTGTTAAAAATAATATGTTATTTAAAAACATTTCAATTTTTTATTTTTATTTATTTATTTAAGCAATTTGCGTAAACAAATCAATTATCATTTATATCACATATAATATATACGCGCCATGTCAAACGAACTCTCATTTTGTATGCCAGGAACCCATATAATGTCAATTATCAATAATAAATTAGACAGGGTAATGATCAGATCTACCGACTCTATGCTCTATGTTAGAGACATCCAAACAGACGACGTCATTCTTACATTAGAAAAGAATAATAACCCTATAAAATCACTCGTCTTTAATCCAGACAAAATAATGATCGCACCAGAATCCACCGACTCTACACTCTACATTAAAGACGTCCAAACAGGTGATATTATTATTACATTGGAAGGACATAACGGTCCTATGCAATAAATCAATTTTAGTCAAGATGAAATCGAGATTATGTCTGGTTTGAAGATAAAAAAATTTCTCGACGCATCGCAATGCGCCACCACAACTACCCCCTTCTATTGCCTGGGATCTTGAAACCTGTTCCTGGAAATCTATTAGACTTTTACTATTTTTGACAGAGGTTCCAATAGGAGTTATCGTGATTTTAGTAGACATAATCATTTTTATAAGCGTTGTTGTTCCAATAAATTGAAAAAAACATTTTATTTCAATTTTTTGTATTGTTTTGTTTTGGTTTGTTTTGTATTGTTTTGTTTTTGTTTTCGTTTTGTTTTGTTTTGATACAATACCTTGTATTAGTATTGATACATCTAAGAATAATTATTTTTTAATAGAAGTTTTTCTCTTCTTTTTAGTCTCCAGTTCGCAGCGCCCGCACATCCCATCTTCATTTGTATTTTCGTAATAAAATACTCTATCGCATATACCTGTGCACTTGAAATACTCTTCGCCATCCTCTTGGTGAATCTCGTCCCCCCATGCATCGCGTTCTCCCAGATGTCTCTCTAGTAGAATATAGACTTCTTCTTTTCGGGATAAAGGAAATACCCATCCCGCGCTTTTTTCTTCTGGTTTTGCAGGATCTACCAAGCGGTAGTTAAAACGTCCCCCTAAATTTTTTAGTTCTTCTTTTATAGGTTTTGTATCGCCAAATAAAGCGATAGACTTTTCTGAATAATCGACTATATAAATGGTTGAGTTCATGGTTACAAAGAGTGCGTTGGAAAGTTATTGAGTATAGCGGTGATTGCTTATTATGGAAATGAAAAAAAAAATTTCAATTTTTTGTTTGTTTGTTTGGTTGTTTGTTTGTTTGTTTATTTGTTTGTTTGTTTGGTTGTTTGTTTGGTTGTTTGTTATATTAAACCACTATAATGAATATACAAGATTTAATTAATTTATTTAGACAAATTGTGTAAATTTTTTGTAAATTTTTTTAGTTCTATATGTAAATATCTATATATATATGTCTACATCAGAACCTTTATGTATTCCAGTAGATAAGTATGGACCCATTTTTGCTGTTGCGTTTAACCCAAACGGAGGACAATTTGCATCTGGTTCTCAGGATGGGATCACGCGTATTTGGGACACAAATGGTGATCTTGTTTTAGAGATAAAAAACGTTAAAAGTGTAGTAAAAATGCTCGCCTTTAGTCCGGATGGGGACAAGTTGGCAATAGGGTTGACCAAAGAGGGAGTGAAAATTTATACTATAAGAGGAGATCTTGTCTGTACTTTGAAACAAGCTTACCTTCTCACCGCTATCTCCTTTAGTCCAAATGGAAATCATATTGCCGCTTGTTATGCAAACAAGACCTCGTGCATCTGGGACATAACCACTGGAGAGATTGTCACTAGACTGAAAGAAAATTATGGGGTTGGCATTTCGATCGCCTACAGTTCAGACGGGGAAAAGATTGTCACCGGCGCGTCTGACTGCGCGGTGCGTATTCACAACAACGAAGGGGAACTCTTAGAAGTTATTGATGGAGACACTCTTCACGGGCACAGACAAACCGTGTCAGCAGTTGCGTTTAGTCCTTACCATGACATGATTGTTTCTGCGTCACACGACGGTTCGGTATGTATTCGGGATGGGACCAGCGGTGATAAACTCCATGATATAAATGTTTCTGATATGGTGTTTTCAGTCGCATTTAGTCCAACCAACCCAAACGTGGTTGCGTTCTCTTCTAAGTTCGAAGATGGTGGACGCGTTAGCATATGGGATTTCAATATGAAAGATAAACCTTTGGTGTTATGGACAGATCAATCGGCGCCAATGTCGATTGCTTTTAGTCCAAACGGGAATGAGATTGTCTTGGGGTCTAAAGACAGGTTGTGCCTTATCAGCTTGGTGTCGCAAGAAGACATCAACTCGACTTTAACATTGTCCGCAGTTGCAAATAAAAGTATTGCGCAACATTTTGACAAAGAAGAAAGTAAACGTGCTAGTCAATCGTTGGGACAAGGTCGTATTTTTAGCACGATATTGGATTTTGCAAATGGGGAACGGGTTCGAGGAGAAAAAGGTCAATTTGCCCCCTCTGCATATTACAATAATTATAAATTTGTGAAAAATAAAAAAAGCAGCAGTTATGGAAGTGTTTCTAGTTTAAAGAAAAGTAGCTCCTCAACAAGAAGTAACTCCAAGAAAAGCTTGAAGAAGAGTAGCTTAAAGAAAAGCAGCGGGTCCAAGAGTAGCTGGTCCAAGAGTAGCAGGTCCAAGAGCAGCGGGCATAAGAGCAGCAGATCTGTCCGTTAAACATAGCACACATCTACGTTTTTAATGAGAAAGATCCCATTAAAAACAATTATCATTATTCACTTCACGATAACCACCTCTTTGGCGATATTATTAATAATCTTATTAATATTTTCTTCCCCTTTCTGTAAATCACCTCCAGAAACTTGTTCTACCATTTGCAAATATTGCGTGCTATCTTTATGTGTACCCTTCACGCAATAAGGGTGTTCTTTTACCCAGTCTGGTATTTTTTTGATTGTTTTGTGTTCTACGTTGCGTATCATATCTTTCATACGTTTATTGTCTTCGTTTTCCTTTGACCACTCTCCCCCTTCTTTAATATACATCGTCTTGCGTTTCAAGTCACTACAATGAATTGGTCGCTTGTTTATTTCCAATGCCCGTAACGCTTTCACGATAATGCTAGATATTCCATCTGAGTATCCTGCGATTTGTGCATTTTCAAGATCTTTTAATTGCACTACCACTGTTTTCAAAAAGTCTTCCATGCTTAGCGCGTCTTTGCAATCGATGTTCAAAAAAAGGTGCAAATTAAATGTATTGTTGTTGACAGTAGTTGTCTGCATGTTCGCCTTCGTAGCAAATTCCAAGATGGTTTGATTCTGGTGCATCAACTGTTTGTGCTGCTCAATGATTAACTCTTTAAATTCATTATTTTGTTGAATAATGTCTGCGACAGAGGAAGAAGAGTCCGTAAAGGCAAAGGATGAAGAGGGCGCGAACCCAAATGCTCCATTTTCTTCCTTTGATTTCAAAAATGCTTCACATTTATTTTTATGAGTATGTAAACTGGAATGATGTTTGTAAGATTTGCCACAGGCACATAAATGCTGTTTAAAGCATTGCTCACCGCTCAAGTAAGAACCTGTTTTCATTTTGTGTTTGATTGTTTCAACATGTTTTCTAAAATCATGCTTCCTAATGGTAACATAATCACATGGTTTGCAATTATAACATTTTGATGGGGGTTTTCGGTTCTCTACACAATCGTTCATAGAATAAGTATCCATAATTCAATAATGCAATTATCTAATATCTAATAACCTAATAACCCAATAATGTAATAATATAATAAACCATTTATATTCTTATATACACAAAACCTGTTTTATTGCATATTTTTGCAGAGCGTAATCGCGTACCTGTTTTTAACAAACTCATATATCTTTGAATTTATGCTCACTGCGACTTTTGCGACTTTTTTGTAGTATTTTGTAGTATTTTTTCATTATGCTCTCCCGATTTTTCAACAAGTGAGTAATTCCAAGACCATATATGGTCTCGCGAATTACGCGGCAAAAATCCTGCGACTTTTGCGACTTTTTTTGTAGTATAAATGTAGTATTCCCTTTTCCCCAGCTTTGGAAAAAGGATAAAAAATATGCTCACAAAGTTTTCATCAGGGAAAAACTTTTGAGAGCATTATGCAGCAAATCACCCTTTTTGGGGGAACGATGCGCTAGGTTTCTGAAAATGGACATTTTTAAAAATGTCCAAAAATGAAAAGTCTTTCAATCGTTGTGTAAAATATAGAAAGTGAGACCATGAGACCATAAACTTTCCTTTTGTTTAGAATATTGCAAGAGCATTATCGAGTGGATTTGATAAAAAGAGGTATTTTTGCAAGGATGGACTTGGCGAGCTTTCTGTCGCGAGCTTTCTGTCGCGAGCTTTTATCGCAAACTTATAAATTATTTTTTCTGCGACTTTTGCGACTTTTTTGTAGTATTTTGTAGTATTTTCCCGTTATGCTCTCCCGATTTTTCAATAAGTGAGTAATTCCAAGACCATATATGGTCACAAGAAATTCTCCTTAAAAATCCTGCGACTTTCTGCGACTTTTTTGTAGTATAAATGTAGTATCCCTTTTTTGACGCGTTCAAAAAAAGTTGAAAAAATATGCTCACAAAGTTTTCATCAGGAAAAAACTTTTGAGAGCATTATGCTGTAAATCACACTTTTTAAAAGAACGATGCGCTAGGTTCTTGAAAATGGACATTTTTAAAAATGTCCAAAAATGAAAAGTCTTTCAATCGTTGTGTAAAATACTGAAAGTGAGACCATAAGACCATAAACTTTTCAAATAGGTAAATGATCGGGAGAGCATTATCGAGCGGGTTTGGTAAAAAGAGGGCATTTTTGCAATAAGGCCTTGTCGCGAGCTTTCCGTCGCAAGCTTTCTGCGACTTTTGCGACTTTTTTGTAGTATTTTGTAGTATTTTCCCGATATGCTCTCCTGATTTTTTGTAAAGTTCATTGTTCTATCAGCATATATGCTCTCGCGAAATTACATAGAAAAAACTTGCGACTTTTGCGACTTTTTTTGTAGTATAAATGTAGTATCCTTTATAAACGGCTTTGAAAAATGTGGGAAAAAATATGGTCTCAAGTGGAAAATTTGCAAAAAACTTTTGAGAGCATTATGCAGCAAATCACACTTTTGGGAGGAACGATGCGCTAGGTTCTTGGAAATGGACATTTTTAAAAATGTCCAAAAATGAAAAGTCTTTCAATCGTTGTGTAAAATACTGAAAGTGAAACCATGAGACCATAAACTTTTCTTTTGTTTAGAACTGTGGAACACCATTATCGTGTGGATTCATGTTTTCTTCCTTTTCTATATTTATATTCTTCAAAATAATTTGATTCAAAGGAAGAAAAAGAAGAGAACGTATGGTCAATAGTCTCATGAGAATGTGCGCCATACGTCAACCCATATTAATGTCCACTTTATTCAACGAAACCCCAAAGAACCTAATTAAGTATTTTAATTATTTACATATCAAAAGTAAATAATGAAAAAAAGAACCTAATTAAGTATTTTAATTATTTACATATCAAAAGTAAATAATGAAAAAAAGAACATATATGATAAATACTAGATACTTACGTTGTTTACAGGTGCTATACTATTCTTGCGCGCTTATGCTTTGACGACCTTCTTGACGACCTTCTTGACCACTGGAGCTGGAGTTGGGATTGATTCTGTTTTCTGAACAACCTCTTGTTCCACAACAACAGGAGCTACAACCTGCACAACAGGAACTTGAACAACAGGGGTGGTAAACACCGTGACAGGTGGTGCTGACAATGTCTCCTCCTCATCGTCTGAGTCATCGACCACAACACTTAGAGACACATCATCAACCACATCAACAGTGGGGGCGACCTGTGCCTTCAACTTCGCCTTATCAGACGCATTCAACTTGAGGAGACATCTGCCACCGATAGTTTCCTTGGGTTTCTGGACAACTGCCTGCAACAAGCGCCAAGTGACGCCAAACTTGCCATTAGCAAACCAAAGTCCGCCACACTGGATAATGCAAGCAAGATGAGTGCCCTTTTGTAAGCAAACAAGAGGATCAACAGAAGGAATCTCATTGTTAGGGAACAACTTGTTCTCCTCTTCATCATAGATCTCGAACTTCCATGCGCCATCGTATTGAGGGGTCTTGACACTTAAGGTAGGTGCCTTAGAATAATCTGGTTCTTTGGTCTGCTTGTCCTTGGGGTACTTGAGCATAGGAGTGAACAGCGCGTCGATCACTTCAGAGGACTTGTGGTTCTTGCCAAACCATAGAGAGGTGTTGGTTAATGCGTCCGCCCTAATTTTATCTTCAAATTTTTTCATATTCTGTAAAAACGCAGAGGTATCTGCATTCGAGTATTCGCTAGAAGGCAACTGCAAAGATAGAGCATACTGCTTATTTCCCTCAAAGTCAGAGAGACCCCAAGTTAATAAGAGAGGAGTGCTGATCTTGAGTCCGCTATTGATTTCAGTGCTAAATACACTAACTGCTTTGCCGCCAGAAGCATTCACTTTGGGTGCGCCATAACGAGTTTTGACACAATCGAACGCGGTACCGTCGACAAATAAGTTAGAGTCATTGGAGGTTGCAGAAGTTTGAGAGTAAGACATTTTATTCGAGTGTGTGTTTGTTTTGGGATGGTTATACTTAATAATGGTGAGATGTCTTTAAATCAATTTTTTTATTTATTGTTTGAAAGTTGATTTAAAGAGAGATATACGCGCGTGGCATTGGACATATATTATTTTTATTCAGGCTCCAATGGGGGT